AAGCAGGGGGGGGGGATGTGTGGGAGATATTTTCAATATAAACTAGCCCTACCTTCCGTTAGGGAGGTAGGTTCCTTCTATGCTCTAGCCTTACAGGAAACTAGATATGTTAAATAGCTTAGCAATCAAAGTACTCAAAGTAGTTATTCCCAAACCAGTCAAGAAAGAAAAAGACGCGGAGCGCATGGCTTTACAGAAGGCTGACCACGATCGCTTGATTGAACAGACACTCGCAGTGATCTAAGGATGTGCTAATGTTGTCGTTCATTAAGAAGATCCTTCGTATGTGTTTGGGGGAGCCTACTAGCCATTGGCGAGAGGTAAAGGTATTACGCCCACTCGATCCACCTCCTGCTCCGCCTCCAGCGCCTGCTAAACGCACAACAGTCGTAAAGAAGTGTGCTGGTCAGGGGTTACACCGTAAAACGCTTTAAAACGCTTTACACGCGGTTGCAGCATGTACCGGCTATAATTAATACCCTCCTAGCCTTACAAAGGCTAGGAGGGTATTAACACTATTCACGTTTAACTACACTTTTAGAGATGATCCCAGTCAGCTACCATTTGTCCATTGTCGTCGAGGCGTTGTGTCAAACTACGGCGGTAAGCAGGTTTCTTGCCGATATCGTGTACCAAGCCTTTGTCAGGATCGAGGTCGTAGATACCAAAACGTTTCTCAGGTGCACAGCCTTCCCCACGCTGTTTACCTACGCAATAGGTGAAGTAGTTCTTGTAAGAAGTCTTGGCAACGTGAATGGTAATCTCCACATCCACTTCGTTAGTAATCTTGGTAGAGGTCTCCGTCAAGGACTTACCAGCAACTTCACGAGCAAAGTAAACTTCTGACTCTTCATCAGACTCTTGCAACTTCATCTTCGCAGCTGGGGACAGCTGATGAGGCGTAACAAAGCAAATACCGCGAGCAATAATGAAAGCCCTGATCTTCCGGAAGTGCAATTGCAACTTATCGGATTTTGTTTCTCCAGGAATCTTGTCAATGTTTTGCAGACCACAGTAGTCGTATGCGTACCAAATGATTTCGTGGCCTTTCATTTCCAGACGACGAACACGAGCGAACATTGCCGCAGCAGTATCCTTACTCGATTCGATCTGGTTAATGATCAAGTACCAGCCATTGTCTTTAAAGCAACGAACAATGGTCTCAACAATGTTTTCTTTATCAGCAGTCTGGAAGTCACCCGCCATGTCATGCTTGGCCATTACCGCCAGCTTGTACATCCGCATGATGATCAGATCCATCGTGTCTTCTGCAGACTCCATCAGGATCGTTGCGATCTTCGCCTTGTTACGCAGCAGAGGCTTGTTGTACAAACCTACACCAGCGGTAAGGTGACCCATGGTGAGAGACTTACCACGGTTGGTCAGGGCGTTAACCAGATAGAACTTGCTACGACGGAAACCACCATCAGGTTCCAGTGCTTCGTTCAAACCTTGCAGCGGAGACTTGATGATGCCTTCAACACTGTTTTCCTTCTGAGCCATCTCAATGACTTCATGGAAGGACTCAGGTGTCTCGGAAGTAACAGTGTGAACAATCTCACTCTGACGTTCTTCCGAAACAGTGGCCATCTGTTCGTTGATCAAGTCGGCGAGGTTAGACCAGTCGGCCATCTCCATTTCGCCAATGTCCTTGAAGTAGAAATCCTTCAATGACTTCTTGAACCGCTTGGCAAAGTCTTCACCCTCAGAGTTCAGGCGGATCTCTGTGATGTGTTGATAGACAATCTTGCGGGTCATCTCTTCCGATTCGAGGTCTTCCAAACCGGCAGAGATAGTGTCACGTAAACCCTCGTCACTCTTCGCAAACATGTTGACACGTTGCATCAACAATGATTTTATGACAGGTTCGTCTTCCGGCTGCTTCAGCAGCCAATGGATAGTCGCTTTGATGCTATCGCGAATACCCTTATCTTGCGTGAACACATCTGCGTTCGGAGCTGGCAACTCGTTAAGGGTGTCTACCAATTCCGTGATGAGATTCGTGTCCTTAAGTTTCTTGGCCTGATAAAGGGCAGACAAAATCTTAACCAGTACCAATAAATCGTTCATTAGGATACTCCTAGGAGCTGAAAATGATTCTTAAGACCCCGCAAGGGAAGTCCTTTCGTGTTTTGTTCTTGACCAGCTCCATGCGCGACGTGCTGGTCAGTCAAGCTATTCCGTTCAGCGATGTTTCCAAACTCGCATCATATCATCAGAAAGTAACATTCTCTGAGATAGCGCACATCCTGAAGTTCCAGTATGTCGTTGCTCAACAGATGGGCGTTCCGCTTCTCGACCCGAAACATTTGTTCGGGGAAGGTTACAACGGCGGAATGGTTGAGCGTTCATTCAATGACATTGACAGTGAAACGTTAACCCAGATTTACAAGTCCACGAAGAGCTTTGCTTGTCTCGACGCGGGCATGAATACCCTCATTGTTCTATTTAATGGGGAAGACGCTTCTAAAGTACCCGGCTGGGACTCACTGGAAGCACAAACATTCTCTGGCGCATTGCTAGAAACAGTTTTTGCCAAGGTGGGATACATGGAATCTCACAACGGCAAAATCCCAAAACCTAACCTGGGTGAATTCACTCTGGCAGAGGTTTACAAACTGGTTAGTATTGAAAACCCTTAATCCACTATATTTTATGTGTAGCGCTACTTACACAAACAAATATATTTGTTAACATCCTCAGTAAAGGATTTGAGTCATGGCCTTTAAAACAGTCAATGCGGCGCTGAAGAATACCGGTAACCTCTTCCACGCCGTCAAGCAAGCCCTGGGTTCCCAAAAGCTCAACTCCGTCGTTGGGGCTGAGTCGTTCGAATCGTTCCAACAAGGTCTCGGCGGTGTTGCCGGGATGGAAAGCCAGCAACTGACCACCCTGATGGGCAAGGTCACCGGCAAGACCTACGACGCGTTCGCCGCATCGCTGGGTCGTGAAGGCATCCCTTCCGCCGAAATGCAGGTTTTCGAAGAAGCCGGTAAAGCCCTCGCCAGCGTTGCTGGTAACGAAGGCTTCTCCATGCAGAACTTCAAGGGCAGCGAGACCGACATCAAAGCGGCCAACCTGACTCTGAACGCTCAGTCTCACCTGCAGACCGAAGCGGCCGAAGCTCTGTTCTCCACCATCACCGTGCGTTACGAAGACGAAGGTGCAAACCTGGTTGTTCGTGCCGCTGGTATCGGTAGCTACGCCTACGGCAACAGCGCCTGGCAGTCGGCTTCCGAACTGCGCCCGATCTTCGGCCTGCTGCGTACCGGCGAAATGTTCAAGGACGAAGTCCTGGACCTGTTCCCGGTTTACCCGGACGACGCTCAGGACGACACCCGTCTGTTCTTCGTCGACGACACCCTGATCGCGCCGACCACCGCTACCTACCCTGAGGCTGACGCCTACGGCCGTAGCTCGCACGCCACTCAGTACCTGAAGGTTCCTGGCACCGTGCCAAACCTGCTGGGTCTGTGCCAAGCTCCTGGCCAGCGCGCCTGGACTTCGACTGACGAGATCGAAAGCAACTCGATCACCATCAAGTCGGTAGCTGTCACCCTGAAACTCGGCGCCACCGCCGGCAAGTTCTTCGTCAACACCAAGTCGATGTCGAACAACACCTTCGGTCCGACCTCCCAAGGTCAGTCGTCCGACGACCGTGCAATCAACATGCACATGCGCGACCTGCCAGGCTTCTCGGTTCAGAACAAAGACGGCGCTGCTATCGGCGAAACTCTGTTCGCATCGTTCAAGACTGCCGGTTACGAGCCTCTGCTGAACATCAGCCTGAGCGGTAACTACCAGCGTCAAACCAACGAGCTGCGTCTTGCTTCCGGCCAAGCGACCGTGCATTCCCTGCGCGAAATCGCTACCGGCAACACCATCTCCGTTGCTCGCGCTGACAGCACTCAGAAAGCTCTGATCCGCAGCATGACTGAAGGCGCTGTAGTTGGTCTGGACGCTGGCTTCAACGTGTCCAACACCAGCCGTGGCAACTTCGGCTACCGCATCGAAGTCTTCGACGCCAACAAGCGTCTGAGCGTTCGTCGCAACAGCCCGGTGTCGGTGAAGTACCCAATCTCTGCTGACGACGTTAACCAGGGTTCCCTGGACTTCGCCATCCAGCAGATGTCGATCGCGATCAACAACCAGTGCTCCAAGAAGGCGTTCGACGTCGCTCAGGAACACTTGAAGTACATCACTTCGATCGACGGCGCTCCAGTTGTCGGCAACAACCAAGGTTCCAACGTGCTGCCAGGTCAGCACTACGTTACCGCGGCTGCTGTCAACCGCAGCATCAAGCTGGCCGACCGCGTGTCGTCCATGGACTCGATGGACGTGTTCGACAACGTCTCTGCTGTGTTCCTGAACGAAATCAGCGACATCACCTCCGCGCTGAACACCAAGTCCGGCCTGGCGGCTATCGCTGAATACGGCGGTACTGACAAGATCGAATGGACCGTCGTGGTTCACCAGAACTTGAGCCGCTTCCTGATGCGTTCGGGCGATGCTCGTAGCCTCGGCCCTACCGTGCCGATGAAAGTGGTTGAGACCAACTTCGACAGCCAGATCGGGCAAATCCTGATCGTGCCGAAGAACAACTCCACCAACGAGTTCATCAACCCGCTGGGCGGCATCGGCGTGAATGTCTCGAAAGAGAACATCCTCGTTCAAGGTAACGTGACTCGTGACCAACAGGACTTCGGTGTCGTAATGACCCTGCCGACCTTCCGTCACTGGCCGCTGAACCCGATCATCGGCTCGCTGATCATCGAAGATGCGCGTGAGTTCCTGGGCGACAACGGTCTGCTGACCAAGCTGGCTGTTCAGCGTGTTAGCGTTCAAGGCGTTGTTGATACCAACGACACCACTCCCCCAAACCCGTAAGCCTGCCGTCCACCTATTACGGTGAGTTATCACCAGGTGGGTGAGTCAGGCTAACGAGTGAAAGGAAGCACCGTAGATTCCTCCTCCTACCATACCTTAGGGTGTGGTAGGAGGTAGGGTCTATTTTGCATTTTGTTATTTCAGTAAAGATTTTCAAACCTACATTATCAGTCGGACTATGTATTTACTATGACTTCTTAAAGTCAAGTGGAGGATCCGATGGACGGCGTTGATATGAATTGTTTCCGGTTAGATTATCGGATCACCAATATTTCAGCTAAAGAGATTATCGTTAAGGTAAAGGGAGGACTGAGCTACATCGTTAAGCGCAGTAACCAACCGACCTACCGTACCGAGCATCAAGTACACATCTGCATCCAAGGGGTCTATCTGGAAAACCTTCAGGTGGACGAACGTGCGGCACTGACTAAACTGGATAAGACAATTCTGGTGGAGGTTAGTAAAGAACGCGCTAGGTTGCTGAAAGTAAATGAACAGTATCACACCTCGATGCCTACTGATTTGATGGTCACCATTAACTTGGGTCCAAGCATGGTAGAGCGCAACGATGCGATCCACAGTGAGTTGCTGGGTGTGACAATGTACATCGGGATGGAAAACCTCGATAAGCCTTGTCTGAACACTCCCGGCTACACGCTGCAAGAACTGTTCGACAACTACGACCGCGAAGCAGAACACTCCAGCGGGATGCATTGCTTTATTTACATGAACGACCCACAGCGGGTCTCCAATACCTACTACACGAATGTCATGGGTAAGTCGACTGAGGTCCCGATCGACTATGACAAGACCAAACAACCCGGATTGTATGTTGGTATTTCTCGCGGTATTGAACCACGGGAGACCCAATATTACACCTTTGCCAGCTTGGATAATGCAAAACTAGAACAGCTAGGGCTGTTCAAAACCAAAGCTGAGTGTGATAAAGGAGGCAATACAGAACGCTTCTTGGCGGCAGAGGCCAAGATAAAGGATCTGCAAAAAGACAACGGCACCTTCAAAGTACAGCTTGACACCCTGTCAGAAGCCTTAGTCAAAGCAGAAACCAATAACGTAAGGCTCAGCGGCGAACTCACGAAAGTGAATGATTCGCACAAGACTGAAATCAATCAGCTAAAGCTTGAGCACCGAATGGAAGCCAATCAACTTAAGAACAGCGGCAAGATGACTGCTGACATGTTCAAGTTCGAATCCAAGATAAAGGACACGGTTACTAAAGCCAATTTAGATATTGTTAAACAGAAGGGAGCCCATAACTCCTGGGGGGACTTCGCAAAAGCAATTGGCACTCTGGCAGGTGTTGCTTTTACGGGGTACAAATTGCTAACGTCAGCTTAAGGGAGCGTACATGTCACTGAAATTGGCACAGGCAATTGACGCGTCAATGCCACGGTTTAACCAAACCATCGTGGAGGGATTCCACCAGAAAGAGTTTGAAGGCGGATTCCACTACTACAACAACGCCCTCAAGATGATCTTCAAGAGCATCGAGAAACGAGGGGTCTACTATCGGGATCTCGTAAAGGTTTCGCCACGCGAGTACATTGACAACCTCGTCAATAGCAGTGGTAAACTCTTCGACATCCACAAGGAGACGTTGTACCCGGTACGATTGTTGTTTGAATACCGTAACAAAGCTGGCGAGCTCATTCCGATGAGTACGATCGTCATGCTGCCGTATTGTGACATCTATGGCGATATCTTCCTGCGGGATACTCACTACAGTCTGCAGCTTGTACTGGCAGAACGTGGGTTGCCCGTTACGAAAGAAAACGCCTTGTTCGTTAAGGTCTTGGGCTTCAAGTTCAAGATTGGGGTTGAGCACTTTAAGTTCGATCAGGTATTTACCGAGACAGGACACGTGCTGTCCAAGACGGTGGATATCAACCTGGCGGCGAACCGGTTCTACAGCCCAACGGAATCTCGGAAGATCACCGACAACAAAACACCTATGCCCTTGCTTGGATGGTACATCTTTGCAAACATGGGCTTCAGTAAAGCCATGGACATCTACGGGGAGTGCGATTACGAGATCGGCCCAGTAGACGTACTGGTCGCTGAATGTCAGCCGAAAGACCGCTGGGAAATCTTCACCCGTAGCAGTTCTCCCAATAGCCGGCACCTTGGGGAGTTCCTGCCGCACGATCTGGGTATTGCTGTACGCAACAAATCCAGCAAGCGTAAAGAACTCAGTTCCATGGGTTTGCAATACGCCTGCTCGTTGTTGTTCATTATCGACTGCTTGTCGTCGTACTTCGACATTGACTGCATCGATAACCCGGATTACTGGAAACTCATTATTGGACGCTGCTCGGTTAAGTCCGGTGACAGCAACGATTACATCATGCGCTTGATGCATGAACACTTCGATTCCATCAACGAGTATCTGGATGAAGATTCCATCAAGAAGTTTGCCAGTCAATCGATCGTAGTAGCGAACATGTTTGATCTGTTCAACTACATCATTGCCAACCGGAGTGAAATCGTACAAACGACTGATCGCGCGTCCATGTTCTATAAAGAGCTGGCGAGTTTGGAGTTTACGTTGGACAAGCTGATTACAGCCGCCAACAAGTTCAAACACGAGATCAAGAATAACAGTGAACTATCCCAGAAGAAAGTCGCCCGTTTCTTGACTAACAACTTTCACATCAAGGAGATTGACAATGCTCGCACGACCAATCTCATTCAAGAAGCGACACCGACTGACAACCCTTATGTAGATTACATGCTCGGTTGTATGCCTCAGCACCGTGTCTACACCAACTCGACCAAAGCTAAGAAGCGCGGAGAGTTCGATACCAGCGACAGCGCCGGTTTCGCACACGCATCACTTCCCTTCGTTTGTAGCTATCTCAGGGTAACTGGACCCTATCCTGATGGTCGTGGTTATTTAACCCCATGCGTTTACCTGATCGGTGGCAAGATCACTGGACTGGATCCTCAGTTCAAAGAGCTTTACGAGAAATCAGAGAAACGTTTGCGCTATCGTGACCCCAAAGCTTGGTAAAAGATAAGGGTCATTAGGAGTTATTTGTTCATGAACGACGGTATCCTTCGCCCTCGAAACCCAGCCGCTGTACAACTGCCCGATAACAATATGGGTACCGCACCAGGGATGGGTGCACGCCCAGGTATGGGGGGAATGATGAACCCAAGTATGGGTGGCATGACTCCTCAGATGTCTGGCGCGGACATGGTTCGCAACATGTTGCAATCTGGCCTCAACACTACCAATACACAATCTGGTGGTGGCTTCAACTGGGGTCAGTACGGGACTACCTTGTACGAAGACGAAGCACTTCGTGCTCTCAAGGTTACGCCTGAGAACGACCCTCAATCGATGGCTTATTACATCGAGCGTGTTGCTGCCGCTATGCAACAGTTCATTTATCAGATCTACCATCGTGCAGGGCCGTTACACGAAGAGTACAAGAAGTCCCGTGAAAGCTTTCGCATGAACGAAGCGGGACAGGTGGATGAAGTTTGTAATGCATTCATCGACGATGTAAACAAGCAAGCCGACTTTACCCGGATTGTGGCAATCAACGGCGCGCCATTCTTCGGTAAGGGACTGATCGAATTACTCCGGCAGGGGAACCGCGATCAGTTGACCCAGCAGGAATACTTGAACTGTACGTTTATTGCAACGCGCAATATCCTGTTCTTCGAACTGATTAACTGGCTGATGAAGGCACCGACCGGTAAGCAGTATTGCTTGCGGCTGCCACAACGCCTGCAAATGCGCATCGCTAACTTGGAGAACTTCAAGGAAGCTACTAGCGCAGTGTTCGAAGTGTTCAACCAGACTTCGCCGTACGCGAACCTGGAGTTCAAGCGTCCTCAATCGACCCGTCCAGATTTTGCTATGCTGTACGGTCCTGCGTCCGAGTATGTACACCAGCCGTTTGAGCAGAACAACCAAACTAACCTGCCTCCTGCTACTGATTCGTTTCACGATATCATGGACATGGTTAACCGTAACGCTGCTCAGAAAAATAAACCTGCTTATCAACAACCACGCAAAGAGTTTTCGATGGGAGGTGAGCCTATGAGCAACTGGGATGAAGTACGTAAGGACTTTAACAACCTCACTCCGCTAAACCGGAAAGAGTTCCAACTCAACCGTTTCTTCCGCAACATCGGTAAACAAGACCACTACGTTATTCCTGAAAGCGATTGGACTAAGATCAAGCACGCGTACACCAAGCATTCCGAAATGGGCTTGGAAGAAACGGTTATGCCTGGTTGCTTCCGTATCGTGATCATGGACCTCGAAGTGGACAATGGCTGGTTCAGCACCATCGTTCGAGCAGAAGGGCTCAATATGCAAACTGTTCTGACAGATCCAAAGAAACTCCTGCCACTGCTGGAAGATCCGTCCCTGGAAGATACCTGGGTCGTGAAGCCAGTTGAGCTGGAAGAAGTAAACGGCGGCGCCGGTCTCGACATCGAAATCGAAACTGTTCGCAAGCTGGAACAAGCGCTGCCGGTAATCGTGGTTAAGGATCCAGTTGTTTCGCAAGCTTCGGCTGATCTGGAATCCACCATCAACAGTGTTAACCAGCGTCTGACTAGCCAGTTCACCAAAGAAAGCGCCGTGGGTTTCTGCGCAGTTCCTTGGGATGTGTACGTTTGTGCCACTCCTGAAGAAAAGCGCCGTCTGCATAACGATCTTCCGTTCCTGTTTAAAGACAACACGGAAACCGTTAGCTTCATGAATGCCTGCGCTGCAATCACCCGCTACAACGATCAAGGCCTGATCAGCTCCGAACTGATCAATTTCATCGATGCCCGCTACACCACTCTGGTCAATGACTGGCTGGTGAACTGTGCTGGCTACGAAGGCCGTAAGAACGCCAAGCGTCATTTGTCTGTTACCAGTGCGTTCAACGATTTCCGTGCACTGCTCGAATTCCTCAAGGAACGTGATCCAGAAACTGGTGCGTACCTGGTAGAGTCCGAGAAGGTTAACTACCTGAACGAGCAAGTCAAGATCTTCGACTTCGAAAACCCGTACCGTAAAGGTCAGGCTGAAGAATCCGAAATCGACAAGCTCAAGCACGAACTCGAGTTGGTTGTAGCACGTCCGATGTACATCAACGTCATGAACAAACGTGGCGGTCCTTCTCACTTGGAAAACGATGTTCCTATCGTTATCAAGCGCAGCAAGTTCCCGGAATACTTCAAGATGATTGAAGACGGGTTTGATGTAACCATGGGCGATAACTACATGTCGGAATCGACTGACAAACTGCTGAAGTTTGACGAGTCCGGTAACATGTGGTTGTTCAGCTATTCCATTGTGGACCGTAACGTAGCTACTCTGCGTTTCGTAACCCGCAGTAAACATCTGTGCCTTCTGGCACTGAGTTGATTTAACTGGCCAGTTAAATTAGCGTGGCCTAGGAGGGGGAAACCCTTCCTAGGTTACTATGTTTATTTTTTTGTTTTTTAAGTTACATTCTTTTTCAAGTCTATATTACTTGTGGGATAAAGATAATCAATATCTTTCACTTATATCTCTGGAGTAATACATTATGAACGCACGTCTCTCTGCTGCTGACCTCGCTGCCATCAACTCGATGAACATCGAAGGTTCCCGCGATAGTGGTATTAACGTTGGTCAAGTTTGTGGCGTTGTTGGCGGTGTCCTCGGTGGCCTCGCTGCTGTATCTCGTGGTGGTTCTGTCGGTGGTGCAATCGCCGGTGCCGCTGCTGGCGCGGCTGTAGGTTACGCTGCTGGTACCGTATTCGGTCCTGCTGAATGGTTCGGTACTACTGGCAAGATCCTGTCTGGCGCTGCTGCTGGTCTGGTAGGCGTGGGCGTAAGCTCGAACGTTGCCGCACTGGTTGACTGCTTTGTAAACCCAGACGTAGCTATCTAAAGAACATAAAGAGTAAAAGGAGGCTAACGCTTCCTTTTATTTTTTGTCTAATAATAGGTGATGCCATGCTGCTCAAATTACACACCGCTACTGCAATGGGTGCAAGTGTTATTGATCAGATCGTCGATTATTTCAAAGGCTTGATCTTGGCTGATAACTGGCCTGAGTTAATCCGCAAGCCAGATGAATTGATCACTGAGTTAGATGCTGTAGTCACGGCAGACGACTTTGAAGCTGTATTAGAGAACCACCATGCCTTCTTGTACGTCGGTACTAAGGAAGCGCTCCCACGAGCCTTTGCGACCTTCTACAAGGATCAACCGTTTAAAGATTGGATCATTCTGTTCAAACGGAAGGATGACAAGCAAGCCGACCCAATCTACGTGTTCTCTACACAACCGCTACAGCAAAGAACATTACATTAAGTAATAGACCCTGGGTATCCGGGGTCTACCTTTTAGTTTATTTTTTTTCTGCATCTAGCCTTTTATAGGAAACACGAGTTCCTATCTCCTCAATCGAATAGAGAGAAGTATCCATGTCCCTCAGCGAAAAATATGCACATCTTACCAACAGCGAAGTTGCCCAACTGCTGGCCAACCAACGCTTCGTGGCTGTCGGTCAACGCGAACGTCGTTTCGAAAACATCCTGATCCCTTTCGGTGATCAACTGAACGAGCTGGCGCGTTTCCGCCTGACCGCTCAAGCTACCCCGACCGTACCGACCCCGATCGAAGTTCCACTGATGACCGTCGAAGCTGTGCTGTCGCAGATCGCCGGCCTGGAAACTCTGGACGATCTGGCCAAAGCCTACATGACTCTGCTGATCGAACAGTCCCCTCAGTCTGCCGACAACACCGACGTTGTCAGCGCCATCAGCGACATGAAGAGCCGTGCGCTCAGCGTGATCGAACTGGACTTCAAGCCAGAGCCGGTAACTCCTGCTCCGACTGAAGAAGAACTGGTTGCTCGTTATGAAGCAATCACCGATCTGAACACCCTGGAAAGCGTGCTGTCGATCGGCGAGTCTGATCTGGTGCAATCCAGCGTTACCGAGATGGCACTGCGCGTACACGACGCTGTAGTGGCTTCCATCCCTGCTCCAGAAGTTCCAGCTGAAGAACCACCTGTCGAAGAAGAGCCAGCTCAGTAATCCGGTCAACCGGCCATAAGGCTACCCCTACTCCCGCAAAGGAGTAGGGGTAGCTTCAGGTCTTTTCTTTTTTGCTTTATGCACCTTTCCAAGGGTTGTAGTTAGGATCGGTTGGATCGTCACTACCCGCTTTGGAACCATCGACAGGAGGCTCTTCTTCTCCTTCTGCCTTCTCTTCACCCTCTACAGGTTCAGCAGGTGGCTCTTCACCGTCTGCTGGAGGAGTCTCACCATCAGGCATCGGTGGTGGCTCATCTACATTGACAGTGCTGTCATCAGGCTCACCAGTGCCAGCGATGTCGTCGTCACCCGTAGGCTCCACGTCATCCGGTTCACCAGTACCGCCTAGGCCGCCTTCGTCACCCAAAGGTTCTTCAGGTGGAGCGTTGGCTGCCAGCTTCTTGTCGATCTTGCCTTTGTATTCCTTGAGCAGTTTACCATCAGCATCGGAACGCTCAATGATAAGCTTAGCCACAAAGTCAGCAACGTTGTTACGCTGGTGAACGATATGGTGTACCAAGGAAGCAATACCACCGCCTTTACCTTCGTTGACAATCTCATCGAACGGCATTGGCAGGTTGAATCGCTTGAAGGCCTCAGTCTTCAGTACAGACTTGATCATGGCCTTGATCTCATCCGCAGAGAAGTCTTCTGCCTCAATACCCAGCAACTTGATCATCTGAGCCATGACCACCCCAGTACCCGACAGCTCTTCCCACGACGCCACCAGCTTATCTACCGCTTCCAGACTCTCAATGAGTTTGTTGGTGGTTTCAGTGCTGGTAGGTACAGGCAGCGTGCAGTAGATGGAGTTGAAGAAGTCAGCCAGAATAATCTTGACCTTAGCTTCATCCTCACCTTCAATCACTTCCTTACTGTCAGGAACCCACATCTTCTTGTTGTCGAGAACGCACTGTACCAGCGCTTGCATCAACGGACCGTTTACACGAGCATGCTTACGCTGGAAGTCGATCACGAAGTTAGCGATCTCGGTCTGCCAGTTCACCGCTTGGTTGAAAACCATTTGGTGTTCGGTAATAGCTTCGATCTGGAAGTTGTTCTGATCGTCGCTCACATCCAGCCATGCACGAGGCAGGTTGAAGTAGTTGGCGATCGAGTTCAACACAGCATCACGGCTAGCGGTATCTACCGCGTGGAAGTTGTCCTTCTGCTTACCTGTGGTTTGAATGTCAGGAGTAGGCAGGTGAACGTTATCCCCGGCATTAACCTTTACCGACAACGAGGATTCTCGCAGGGCATCAACAATAGACGGAACAGACAACTGAGCCGTAGACAACAGACTGTGCAACCGCGGGTTAGCCTCAAAGAAGGTAGCCCGAGCAATAGCAATGGTGGCCTCAGGGTCCGCATCCTCCTTCTCCACGTTGATAGTCATCTCGGTGTGAGGTTGGGCGGCTTCAAGGTTAGCCAAGGCGTCAGCGAGGTCGTAGGCAGCCAGACGAGCGATGTGCATCTTGGCCGACTGGGTCAACGACTGACCAGTACCCAAACGGTTGAACTTCAGAGCACCGTAAGTAATAGCCTCACCTGGAACATACAGGCAGCGCACACCCTGACGACGCCAGAGACGGGACAAGAAGATCTTGTTGGTTTCTTCGTCAATAGTGACACTGACGGAGTCGCCTTTACCGCTCACTACCGAAGACACGAACCGACGGATCAGACTGCTTTGTGCAAGGTCGATGAACTCGCGCATGTCGAAGTCACACGGCTTGCCTTCCTGAACCATACGCAGACTGGAGATCAGACTGTTGTCGCTACCGTTCTTGGGCTTGTTAGCCACTTGATCGGCTTGGGCCTTGGTTGACTGATAGAAGTCAGGATCAACCGTGGTCTTCAGGAAGTTACCCTGATCGTCAAGCAGAATGATGTAGTCGTCGATCTGACGGCTAGAACCGTTGTGGTGAATTGGGATAACCGCTTCACTAGGAATGTGCCAGCTCAGGCCGCGACCGTAGGGCGCTACCGACAGGGTGTCGATTGGCTTAACGTACTGCATGGTCTGATGGCGGATATCACGAGCCTTGTAGATCTCGCGGTTAATCGCTTCCATCTGATCTTCGGTCAGGTTCTGAGTAGTAGCATCAGGACCGTCAGCCGTCTTCGCTTTCTTCTTCTTGTCACTTTGCATGGCAGAAGAGATAACGAGGTCGAAACTCTCGACACCCATGATCGAGTTAATGTCCTGATCCCGCACTGCTTCGTTGAACTTCTGCAGATAAAGGATAGCCGGGTTATCGGTCAGGGTGATCTTGAACAGGTTGTCCGGATCTTCTTCTTTACTGAAGATGTTGAACTCGGTGCCGTTGTAAGCAGGGCGGTCACCCAAGATCGCTTCCAGACCACTGACCGCATTCTTGTCAGCAGCCGAATGTGGATCACGAACGAAGAAGCCTTTGTTACGCGCTCGCTTGACACCGCTGACATCCACGAACTCGTGGTCAAGGTGTTGCTTAGCCTGTAAGCGGAAGGCTTCGTTACCCGTACGACCTTCAGGGCTATTTGGATCAGCGGCAGAACCGTTAATCAAATAATCCAGACCTGGACGACTGAGGTTAAACAGAACATAACTCCCTGTATTCCACAGGATGTCATTGATCATTTTACCCAGTTCTGGCTCGATCTTATAGTCGTTGGTGAAGTAATTATCCCACACCGTCAACAACTCGGCGTGGAGACCAGCATTCTTCAGCTTCGTCGTTTGAGTGTCGTAGGTCAACACTTTGTCTTGCTTACCGTTAGGGTAGAGCAGGATGGTGTTCCAAATCAGCTCAGCTTTATCAATGTACGGCGTGATAGCCCGCAGATCGGTACTGGCATTGATGTTGTTGCTGATGATGTCACTCAAGCGTTGCAGCTTGTAAGGATTGACAGTTTCTCTACCTTTGCCTTCATTGGCATCAGGAGTTTGGCCATTTTTGGGAACCGCGTTGCGCAGAGTGGCAGCAATGGCGGGGGATACGGATTTAAGATCTTCACGAATTCTCGTGTAGTCAACCCGTTCATTCCCTCTTGTCGTACCGCGTGTTTCGAACCCCATATAAACCTCACGAGTTAAACTATGAATAGTGTCGATCTTGATCAGTATTATGCGGACACTTTCAGCCTTGTTCGGACCATGGTTATCAAAATCGAGGCCTTGGCCGACAGAGATAACTTGGTACTGACTAAAGCTGGGCATCCCGTATCCACGGATAAAACATCGTGGCGTTATTACATGAACTTGAATGGAGACTACCACCCCACCGATGAGGTGATGTGGATCAACTCCATTGATACCGGTGAGCAGATTGTTTTCAACAAGGATAGCTTGTTGCTGCACCTCGCAACGAATCGCGAGTACAGTAAAGGAGGCTATTGGTTCAACCGTTTGGTCGAACGCTATCCTGGGCAGTCTACTCTGATTAACGGCATACTCTCGCCCATCCCGTACTCCGAGACGATCGAGGCTAAAGACTATAAGATCCTGCGCTACAACAAGAAATTAGTGTTGTGGAACGAGGATCAGCTCATCAAGAAATTGCAGCTGTTTGTGGACAGTGACGTGAGTCATTCGTTCAAGAACGACTACATTACGACTGATGACTTGTTCTTGCCGTTGATGATTGAGAAATTGCACATCGATGTCATGGGTGCAATTCATGCGATCCGCCTAGAAGATTGTTTTACTCGGCATACGCACGAGTTCTTCATCTGGAGCCACATCGATTCTTTCGGTGATTTCTCCCAGTACAAGGCCAGTCTCTCCAAAGAACAGACCATGTGGCTGTTCCGCAACATCGCTTGGATCCGCAACAACCCAGGCCAGCAGTACACCTTTAATAAGCTGATGCACAACATACTGACTCGCGCCAGTGTGCCATTGGCTAAGTTCGACATGGTAGAGTCCACTGAAACTCAGTTGGAAGATTTAACCCCTACCCCTCTGTACCGTCGGATGCAGATGAACCTTATCGATACTTACGGGCGCGCTGCCACGTTTATCGATACCGAAGCCATGATCCTGAAGCAACAGATGGAGGCTACGGAGAACTACGACCAGACCGCTACCTATCTGGAAGATGCTCTGGTCAAGGGTACGTACAGTCTGCACTCTGAGCTGCCTACCAAAACGCTTGAGTCGGCTATGGCTGACTACACCAACCGACACATCGATACATTGATGAAGGTGGTGTACAACGAGTGGATCTACTTGGCGGGTAAGAAGGTCTATCAAGGCAACATCATTACCGTGGACCCCAAGACGGGTAAACAATACCGTTTCCCGGTAGCTGACGCCTACCACATCTGGAAGTTCCTCGTCGAGCACAGTAAGGGTGAAAGCCCCCTGCGTATCTGCAAGGTCTACTACCAGAACGTGTTGAAGTTAAAAGCGCCAACCGTTGAACAGCTCATTGAGATCGGGGGTCCCGATTTCATTCGTCCTTATGCGGCTCAGGACATTCGCAATATTTGGGCGCCTGTTACCCCATTTGTGTCCCCGGATTATCTGATCCAGTACTCTACCGAAGTCTACACGAACATGTGGAAGCATCGGAAGCTGTACAGCAAGTGGTATGACTTGAACCTGCGGGCAAGGGCCAAGAACACCTGTGACTTCATGTACGACTCGGGGATCATCAAACTCGGGAACTACACCAATTACGACTCGTTGCTGGAAACCTACGAGCTCGACTTCAGTGAATACACTGCGGCCGAAGCCAAGGCCTTTGCTTGGGACATCTTTAAACGTGTCACAGGCTGGGATACCAACCAGCATCCGTCTACTCGGGTCAAACAGGCTGACTTGATTGCGATCATGACACAGCTGTCGTCCTACACCGTGCAGTTCGTTAAGAAGATTGACGACGGTACGGATCAGACAGAGCTGAAGAACGATCTCTTCGTTGGCGATAGCCGTTGGGTGGGCCAAGGTAACGGTAGTTATGGCGATTTCAAACACGTCATGCTCAACGTGGACACCAACAACGACGCAAGCAACGCCCTGAAGTCTGTTACAGCTGTTATAGACTCTTACCAGCCTAAGCTAGTCGTTGATATGGCTGCGAAGGCAACGATCGTTACACACGATCTGGTGAAGTCTGTCGACGTCATCAAAGACCTGCGTATCAATGCGTTGAAGTTCCCAAACACTGGACACATCCGAATCCTCACGGAAGAAGAGTTCCAGCCTAAGGAGATTCCAGGTACGTACTACGGCGAACTGTTTGCTGACCCAGTCGAGATCCCAGGCACCTATTACGGGGAACTGGAAGAAGACGTGATGGGTGCTTACCAGTACTCGTTCCCTGAAACGTATTACAAAGTCCTGAAAGCTAACGGCGACCTTGACCTCGGAGAATAACACTTGAACATACAGGTGCTAAGTCTTATCAAGCAGCGGTATTGCGAGGACAACGCCATCAGTGACCCTGAGTCGATTGCAATGTCCTTCTGCCAAGCGGAGAAGGGCACCGGCAACCCCATCATGTTTGTACTACGTGATGGGAAGTCGTCGACCTACGTTCACCAGCGGATCGACCTAGCAGGTTTGTCCGCTCATCGGGCTTTGGATATTCCTGCCGCATTCCGCAACGTTAAACAAGCCGATCTCAGCAAAGTGTTCATTGCAGATTGGGTTTACCAGTTCACGGGACACCGTATTCTGGTTGAAGACATACAAACCATGGCGCTAGAGAAAAAGGCTATTCAGGTGATCATTTCACCGGATTCTATGCGCTTTAAAAATAGCTTCCAGCTAATCCGTCTATAGGGATTTTTTCATTATGGCTCTTTCTGCAACAGAAATTCAAGACCAGAACCGTTCCGAGGTTCCTACTCAGTCGGTAACCAACACTGGCTGGGGGAACATCATCACCAAATGCGTGGTTACTCGCCAACCGTTTAACCTCCCACAATACACCACGCTGAACGAGCGCTACAACATCCTGGCGACCCAGTCCATCGGGCCGAAGAACGGTAAGGACTTCGAACTGAAGTACTTTGGTGTGGGTATCCGTGGTTCCGACTGCGATGGCAAGAACCTCCTTGGCGCTACCAAGATGAAGGTCAACCAGCACCAGCCGAAAGACGCCAACCTGTTCGTGCCGATCCCGTTCGCCTGCCGTCCAGTTGCCAGCGACTTCGACAACGTCAACCGCGGCAAGTACCGCATGCGTACCGTTCAAGACGTCAACGGTGTGGCCACTGCGTTCTATTGGTTGAAGCTGATCAGTTTCGCCAACTACAACCCGCAGGTCATGGTTATCACCCGTGACGAGAACAACAACGAAACGCCGGTTCCGTACATCCCTGAGAAAGACGACCTGTTCAACCCAACTCCGGTCGACTTCATCAGCACTGGCTCGGTGCCTATCAGCAACGTCTACATGAACAGCTCCGCTATCCTGGACTGCTCGTTGGACCAAGCCGACCTGACCGAAATGGAAAACGCCTGCCGCATTCTGTACGGCGATGCTTCCCTGGCTGCACCGAACGAAGTGGGCATTGCCTACGGTATCGACACCCAGACCGACGGCCAGATCGGCCAAGGCGCCGTGATTCGCTACACTGAAGTACTGAGTGCTGTCTATGCTCACTACATCACTGAGCGCGATGCACGTTCCGCCCTGAACAACGTTCGTCTGCAATACGCATTCGACCACGGCGCCAGCGAACCAATGCTGTTGCACACCAACGCCACTGTCGCACCTTAATCGGGAGAGTTCATAAATGAGCATTCCTGATATCCTGAAAGGGGGCGTTCATTTGCCCCTGACGGTTAGCACCACTTCGGCTCAAGCTATTGCCTTGGCTAACGGGTTCTACCAGACCGAGTTAGATGTTAACGACTACAAGGAGACACAAGCCTTCTGGGGAGTCGATAACGTCTTACAGCTGGATCTCATCGATCCGGAGTCTGGCGAGGTGCTGGAGAGCTTCTACAACCGTTCTACGGGGAATAAGCTCAGTGTCGCAGCAGAACCAATGCTGATGCTCAGTAATCCAATGGATCCAAGCCAGTTTGTTTCCTGGATGGGTCCTGTGATTATCGTGCATGACGCAAAGGAGCTGGAGTTCCTCAGCGGATTGGGTTCAGGTAATACCTATCCAATCTTCGGTGTAGACAACAACATTCCGTATCAGTTGTCGTCTTTGCTGAACTCCTACCAATTTATTGGTAGCTGGGTGTCCGGTACTATGGGTGAATATGCAACTGGTGGTTTCACTCTGGTCTATCTCGGCCCAAGCAGTGAAGCCCCAGAAGAGCTCCTGGTGGACTACTCCCCCAACATTGCCGTGATCCAAATCAACCACGGTGAACAAAAAGGATACATATGCCTGAGGACGTAAAAGTCCCCCACACGGTAAGGGTCATGGGAATTGACCCTTCTCCGACCAATACGGGGGTGTTCGTTGTAGATGTCAACATCGCTGAGCCAGCCCCGTTTGTTATGGTGTATGGCAACACATTGTTCGGCGAGAAAGTTCTCTACGACGTTCCTGTTCAGTTTGATGACACCGCTTCAACGGGTGTCAGTGCGCGTGGCTTTTGTTTAGCGCGCTCGTTAGGTACCCTCATCGAAATCTATCAACCCGACGTTGGTATTTGTGAAGATAATTACTTAGGGGTTTCTGCGGGAACCTTTAAACAGTTGATTCAGTTCGTCGGACTGGTGAGGGAAAGCTTTAACAACAATGGCGTGCATTTGTCCTATGTACTACCTAACTTGGCCAAGGCAATTGTCGGGGCTAACTTCAAGGGATCGCAGAAAGAAGATGTCCGTGCAGGGTTGTTGAAATATCCGCTGTTAGATGCAAATGGGTTTGACCTGTCACTGCTGGATGAGCACTCCGTCGATGCTGGCGCAGTAACTCTCTATCGGTGTGAACAAATTGCCAAAAACTATGGGGTGTATCATGGCTAAGTTAGAAGATCCCCCGCCAGAAGTCACCACCGACCCTCCGAGCGTGGATCCGGTCTCTGGTGGGATTGAGCGCGAGCTCTTTGGTATGTGGACCATCCTCCTGCGCAACGTAGGTGGTTTTACCGCAGTCATTACTGCGTGTGTTATTGCTGTGTTCAACGCCTTCACTACTTACCAATCGGTTAAGAGTGGCGGGCAGTGGCCATCTGAGATGTCGTTGTTTATCACCAACATCGGCCCGGTCATCGTGGGCTGGACGTTCATGAACTCCAGTAAGACGATTTCAACTATCATGCAGGTTAAGGGTGTTACTGACCGACTGCGTAATAGCTTGTCTACCGCACTCGCGACTAAAGACAAGACAGATCCACCTCCACCGCAACAAGCGTAGCAAACATATCTTAACCCCCTCCAGGAGCCCTTGTGAGGCTCCTGGAGGGGTTATTAAGGTATTGCTTCCCGTTATTACCCGTTACATCCTGTTACGTTCAATCACGGTACTACTTCGGCGGATCACCCAGTGAGTTTCTAGGTACTGGGAGTTCACGCTGTACCGGGGCCACCGGAATGGCCTGTTCTGGGACCTTAGGTCCGGGCTGATCGGGCATAGGGTTTGGATTAACCGCAGTAACAGTTCTCGATATCATGGACTTGACACTGTCGGGTATCGTGGAGTTGTTCTTTCGCTCCAGTCCTTCAATGATCGTGTTAATGTTGTCCGTCAACTGACCTATAGTTCGCTTGGCAGCCCAATTATTCAGAGAAGCGTCATCAAGTTGTCGCGTTACATCAATCAGCCTCATGAGCGTCAATTGGTAACAATACTTTTTGTCGGTCGCTGTAAGGCAATCATTGCTAGCTAAGAAGGCTGCCAAATCCCCAGACAAACTAGCTGGGGGAAGCGGACTTGCGTTCTGAAACTGGGGAAGCACCTCGGTCAGTCGGGTTCTCGTAGCTGCCAGCTGGTTTTTGTAGCTGTCGATCTCGACTTGCAGCGCCTGCGCCTGAAGGTATGTCGTCGCTTCGGACACGGTTGTCTGGTGACTGCACGCCGATATTGATAACAGTAGGAGTAGGAGGAGGCCCGCCAGGATTGTACTGGTGACCGCCCGGGTAAGAGTCGATATCGATAGTGTCGGTCCCATAGCGACCGAGAAGTTGTTTGTAAGCATCACCGCGCTCCGATTGTTGGAGGGCTAACGTCTGGCTCAGAGTCGTATTGAGACTGGCCGTCAGCTTGCCCTGGGATTCCAGATTGTCGGCTGCACGCTTAACTTGCTCGCCGACTTCCTTGAGGGTCGAAAGTGTCTGTTTATCCAGTGTGCTATCAGAATGCCGTGGGAAGGCCCACGAAGCCAAGATAGCACCCAAGATCAAAGTGCCAAGCAGTAAGCTGGCAATCGATCTCAACTTGTCCGTGAAAAACATATCTCTCATGTGGTTAGTCCTCTTGGATAAGGCCACGTATATAAAGAAAATATCCCTCATGCAAATTGCAGGGGACATACCGGTTGGTGTACCCATGATAGAGGTCGCCCTCGTTCTGAGTACCTGTTGTTTCGTTTACGTATTTACGTTGTACACCGATATCGATGTCCAGTAGCCTCCTGTTGATAATCTGACGGGTAAAGTACTTAGGAAAGATACCGCCGCCAGTCATGAAAGGCAGGGGGCGAGTTTCTTCCGTGTGGTACGTGTATGGATACTGGTAAACTACCAGCGGTTTAGCCTCGACATAGAGGTGCGGGTTGTCCAACACAATCAAGAAGCTTGACAGGTCGGTCAGAAGCTTGGTGAAGAAGTCTGCAGTACTGAAGAAGTCTGCCGGCACTACTTCTCGTTCGAGATCGATAACAGCGCTCAGGTCGATCAGTTGCTTCGAGTCAAAGACCCGGGAGAACCAGTCTACCTTCTCGGTGTTAATGGCAATCGAGTTGTCACTGTTCACCTGTACGACGTCATTGAAGTAGAGACGCCCGCCAATCGACATCCACACAGTCTTGCCCTTGAGGGAGACTGGGGATTTGATGTGAACGAAGTTGTACGTCGGGAATTCTTCGATCTTGAGATTCGCCGCAGTGAGCGGGTAGGTCTTCAGGTTCGATACAGTGTTGAAGTTCATGCAGTTGATATGCACGTTATCGTCAACACGGAAATGTTTACCGGCATTCAGCAGGTAGATACACTCGTCACCCAGTACCGCACGGGTTAAGTGACCATTGATGTTCCACAGGCAGCGGTCCACCAGCTTGCTGTAATCAACATTGGTGCCATCAGTCTTGGTCACACGGATGTCAGGAGCATTCGAGGTTGTCAACAGATCCTGCTTGTCGTCACCCATCAACGCGTTACCCGGCTTCAGTGAGAACCACTTGTACTGGATGTCGTGTTGAGTAACGTAACGGTATTCGGTGCCCGGCAAGACGTTGGAGGTTTTCAGGGGGACAGTCGCTCTAGCCGTCAACCAAGCCTGAATGGTACCAGTGAAGGTCGTCATCTCATTTCGGTAGACGATTGCCTCCAATGCCACGTCTTGAAAGGTCAGCCCATCAGTGATCACAATGATGAGGTTTTCAAAATTGGTGAAAAGATCCTTCGTGAGGATAGCACTGATGTCTAAAAGTTCTTCTCCTTTTGGATCGAGTCGGTTGATCCCGACCGCCCTTTTATACGTATACATGGGGTTAGACTCCTTACGATTCTATGAAAAAACTGGCCCCTACAGGCTACTGTAGGCACCGGTATCACTATGCTGGGCAGGTCATAAGATGCCCTTTTATTGGACCTAGGAGTTATGAAATGGCCAACATCGTTTATCAGTGGAACCCGTTCCAACAGCGCATCGACAACCGCATTACACAAGAGGTCATCAAAACCTCCACGGTAAACGATCGAGTGGAATTCGTTCCACGTGCTGCTCCCTTCTTCGGGCGTAACTTCAAACTGTTCCGTCAGGGCAACGCTACTCCCCTGATCCTGGGCTTTGACTACTGCTTCGCTCACCAGTTCGGTGGGTTCATCAGTAAGTACAACCGTAACGTGTTCGGCTCGGTGATCATGCTGCGTCCGGTTGCTGGCGACGTACTGCTGGCCGACTACGACACCATCGGTGCCGGTTTCGTACTGGATCAGGTAGCCTTCGCTGAACTGATCGCCAACATCGTTAACGCCCCTCGTGTGGCCGATTGGAGCGAATTGGATGGACCTACCATTCCTACCGAGTTCCCGCCTGATCCGCACGACCACCCAGCTTCGCAGACTTACGACTACCTGGAAATGATGGACGCTGTTAAAAGTCTCATCCTCGCAGTCACCGACAGTACTCAGAGCGTATCGCTTAAAGAGCTGTTGGAAGAACACATCTCCAAGCCACTGACGGAAGCACACGCCGCCAGTAAGGCGGACATTGGTCTCCCGTTGACCCCCAACATGAAAGCAGCGACTGCAGCCGATCTGGTCGGTAGCAGCGGTAACCTCCTCATCACTGTTGATGTGTTTAAGGAAGGTCTCCGCCAACTGGCAGCCGGCACGCTGAACATCAACTAAGGAACGGGATATGCACTTTCCTATTGTCCAACAGTACAAGACAGACATTGATGGTAATAATCCGGAGAACGTCATCATTGACGAACCCAGAACCGTCGAACCGGGCCTGTGGACTCGGGTAATCGTTCCGCTCCACGCGCCGTTCTTTGTTAAGTCGTTGGTCATGAAGAAGCCTAACGGCGAACCACTGATCTACGATAAGGACTACCGCATCCACCGTCTCATGACACGACTGACAGAACACTGTGCTGAACCAGTCGCGTGCATGATCGAGTTGATCCCGGAAGACCTGACCGACGTTCTGATGGACTACAAGGTTGTAGGTGAGTTCTCTCTCATCGATAACAGCATGCTGCAGCTCATCACGTCCGCTGTAGAAGACGATCGTCCTGTGTGGTGGGATAACCTTGAGAACAAACCTGTCGTGTTCCCACCGACGCTACACAGTCACAGCCTGATCCGTGACATCATTGCCTGGCAGGACATGATTGACTGCTTGGACATGTACTTGGCCATGAAGCAGGCTAACGGTCGTGAGCCGGTACAAGTTCGTATCGACCACTTCTACAACCTGCTGACCAACTACGTCAACGTCTATGGCACGATGTTGTCGGAATACCTCGCCAACCACCTCGAAGCGTACAACGCCCACGGCCTGAACGCAGCGCAGATCGGCAAAGAGAACGTCGACAACTTTGCCACAGCGACTACCGGTAACGTGATGCAAGCCCGTAAGGACATGCACCTCACTCCGCTGGCGCTGGAAACCATCGTTGAGAACTATGGCTTCAATAGCTCTGAGTTCTTGGAAGCAGCTCTGTTGCCACTGTCTCGTTTCGGTAACACCAACTTCATTCCTCCGTCGATTGACGGTTCGTTTGAAGGTCTGGGCAGTAAGGCAGAAACCTGTGCTGTCTGCCAGGAAGACGACGGGTCGCTGGTGTTGGTAGGTAACCGTTTGGATGGTCGGGTTAACGGACTGTATTGCTCCGTGATCAAAGACTACGACACGCCAACTCCAAAGCAAACCTTCTCGGCGTACAAGTGGACCCACCCTAAGTTCATTCAGGATGGTGCCAACGTTGACGTGGTAGCGTCAGGCAGTAACGGCGAAGCGATGTTGGTGGGTGACTCCCTCAGTCAGAAGTATTACATCGGCATCACCAACGGCACGATGAACCCATCCAAGCACGTTTATTGCCGCTTGGACATGAACCCGCTGTTGCAAGCGGTTTATGGCGATTGGGCTAGTCGCAAGATGAGCAACGAGATTCACCAAGTGAGTATCGCTGTTGTAGGGGAATGGATCTACATCTTCTACGCTCACTGGAACGGTTTTGTTGACGATCCTGATGGGCCGGTCCTCATTCAGAGTTTCACCTACCGTTATTTCTTCCGGGTGCGGATTTCTGATATCCGTCTGCTGAACCCGCTGACACCGGAACGTGTCAATATGACCTTCCAGGATCTGGACGGTGTTCAGTGGAATAACTCTCCCGTTTGGCGTTGGGGTACCAAACACTTTATTGATAAGCCAACACAGAAGGTGTCGAAATTCCTGTTTCCGTTCGCACCGTATGACGACCAAGGGGCACGAGTAAGTTGGACACAGCTGACCGTTTCTACCCCTGCTCCAAGTGGTAGAACCGCGTTGAAGTTCCTCAGCTACTACTACAGTGGGTTGTTGTCTTCTGGGCGATACTGCTATGCTGACTTGGATGTGGCGTACGAGATCGATCCGAACACCAACGTGATGACGAAGATCTCCCAGATTGCTCTTCCTCTGATCAACTTCGATGACCCGACGTCTTTTGATGGTCGCACCAGTAACTGGTCGGCAGTTTGTACTTCCGACTCCAAAACGTCGATTGCGATATTGGATGACCTTCGGGTCGTTACCACGCACAGCCTTAAGTACAACGGCTTCCCGTGGTTTACTACTCTGATGAAAGCCATTGGTCCGATTAACAAGTATGACTTGCTGACCAAGACCTGGAACCCACTCCCTATGTCGTCGTATACATCGGCTGTGGAAGGTGTAGTCCCACCAACGGCTAACAACGTGTCGGTTCGTCCACCGCTGCAATTCCCGGGTGCGGAAGTGTTCATGTCGTCGAGAGGCGATAACTCCGATGCGTTGGGGTTGTACATCAAGCGGATCTCGGGTAAGTATGTTTCACGGGCAAACATCCAGAACTTGCTGGTACCGAACGTAGTTTCGCGGGCGTTGACTAACAACATCCGTAAAGTGAACTGCGTGGCGGGTATCGGTGGAGCGACTGTTAGCGTTCCGTCGAGCTTGCTAGATACCTATGGGATTGAGATCTCCCAGTCTGCAATGTGTGTAGGGTCTCAGCGTCGTTATCTGGATCGCAATGTGTACGGCAATGCTTGGACCGCTCCAGTTGGTTTAGACGACGTCTTGTTGATTGGTGCCTGTAACTTCCGAGATGATGCTGACGGTACTACTACCATTGTGCCGACTCGTGAGATGCTGTGGCCTTCGAACATCGTCGAGGCGCTTAAACAGCAAATCGAGCGACCTGATCTGTTGTCTTACGCCGGGCGTGTGTTCGTAACGATCTTTGACCCTAACGGCGGGCTGACAGGTAAGTTCGGTTGGCTGCCCACTCTCGTGATGGTTACGTACACCGATCCAGTGAACTTCTCTCGTCGTGTTACAACAATGTCGGTTTCTCCGACATACACCGAAACTGGTGTGCGTGCGATCGTCAATGGGTTTACAGTACTAGACAAAGCTCACGGTATCTTCCCTGGCTCAGCCTCTCAGCAGAGTCAAGGTCAGTGGGATGCATGGGTCACCGGATCGGAAATCGGTGGTAACAGCTTTGTTGACGTTCGTTACATCCAGGGTAGCCAGTGCTGCTTAGTGTACCTCAACTCCGACAACTCGTTGGACATTTACTTGGACCCAGCTATTCAAAGTGGGGCCTACAGTAACGTTGTGGGGATGGCAACTCGCGTCAAGTACGCTAACCGAGGTACTGGGCGTTGGACTACGTGTGAGTTCCCGTCTACTCAGGTGAACGTTCCGACATACGCTGTAACTCCCGACAACGGGATCAGCATCTGCTGGAACTACGAGACCTCCACTGGTGGTGCCGCTGTTATCCAGAAGGGTTCTGTAAACAACCCGCTGCTGGCCTCGGTGTATCCGGAAATTGGCTGGGTGATCTTCTTCCAGGCTCCTACGGATGCGGTGTTCCAAGGCAAGCCGTACACGTTCCCCGCAGGGTTGATTGACTTGCGGGATATCGACGCGTCTCCAGGTAACAAGACGTTCTACGTTTACGCTACCTTGGAAAACGGCAAGCCAACGTATCAAGTGACCCTCCAGAAGCGTTTGGAAACTCTTACCCAGTTGTGGGCTGCTACGGTGAAAACCAACGGCACTCAGATCATCACGGTAGAACGACTGAACGTGTTTGCACTGAACGGTCACCGCATCACAGAAGTAAAACGCGGTAACTCCATCCCGGGTGCATCGGGCTTGGTCAACGAGGAAGGTCAAATCCCTTGGTTCTACCCAAGCGAGATCCTTCCTTAACACTAGGTATAAAGGGGAGTGGGTCTAACCCTCCCCTCCTCTTTAATAAGGCTATCGCAATGGATTCCATTCCTCTCGTAAAGTTTGATATTCGGGGCACTGAGCCCGTGAACACCATTACTGGAGAAAAGTGGAAACTGACAGACAAAACCCTTAACTGGTATTTGCCTGACGGTTCTCCTTTCTTCGGGGAAGCTGGCCTGGTCGTAATGCGTGACCAGCGCGGCGCACTCATGCGGCGTGATCGTGACTACTACGTAGAAGGTGAGTTCGTACCCTTCTGCAACATCACCGGCCGTTCTATCTGTTCTTACATCCGGTTGTCTGACGCCATCGTTCTGAACAACGACTTCGTGACCATTGACTATCAAAGTCTCGGGGCCTACTTCGTTCCTCGCAGTAACTTGGAGGAATGGATTTACATGATGAACGCGGGTAAGGTTCCTATCCCGTGGAGCAAGGTGTTTGGCGTACCTCCGACGCTGCCGCCGGAGTATCACACGCACAACATCAAGACGGAGATCAGTGATTGGTTTGACTTCACTCAGTTCTTCATTCAGTTGAAAGGCATCCGCATGTCTCGTGACTACACGTTCAACGACAAGTTGACTGTGGTGGTAGACGACGCCTACGACAAGCTGTACGACGCACGTGATGACCAACTGAACCGTTTGCAACTGCACGACGGTAACTACTACAACCCACACGGTATCGATGCATTCGATGTTGACGTGGGTAACGTAGACAACTTCCCGACGGCCACTCTGGCTGAAGACATGGCGGGTGTTGCTGCTGATCGATTCAGTACGCCATACGGTGTGGTGCAGTTGGCCAAGACCTACGTCCCTAATACGGACAAAGCGATGTTGTCGGGTATCATGCCTATCAGCTCGTTTGGTGGTGAGAGTTTCATTCCTCCCAACATCAGTGGGTCGTTCGAAGGGTTGGGTGCTGTGTCTGATTGCTCGGCGATCTGTCTGGAAGACAACGGTCTGCTGATGATCCTGACCAACCACAATGACGGCCGTTCAGAAGGGTTGTACTACTCGTACGTCGAGAACTACAATAAGCCAGACGCCAAGTATGTGTATTCCGCTTTCAAGTACGCTCCTGCGTCCTTGGTAGCACTGGGTATCAACCCAACGGCGGTCGTGGCAGGCAGTAACCACAAGGTTATCATGGTGGGTATCCCTGCTACGAATAACTGGTATGTGGCGATTACCAACGGCACGATGAACCCAGCATCTCATGCGTATGTTAAATGCGACATGACCAACGTGATTACACTGTACGGTGGCACAACTTTCAGCAGTCATGACAAGTCGACCATCCACTTCATGGGTGATTGGTTGCTGTTGGTTCAGAGCACCGGTATCGGTAGCGATGAGAAACATACGTTCTTCCGTGCTCCAGTGGCCAGCGTTATTGCCGGTACTCAAATTACTTGGACTCGGTTGGACCTGACCTTCGCCGACTACGACGGTGTGGCCTACACCAACTCCACCTTCTGGAAACCAATGGTTCCGGTGCAAGTGGGCGGGAAGTGGACTCGTAACGGGCCTTGGACTTATCGTCAACCTGTTACCACGTTGAACAAGAGTGGACGGACTGCGTCTCTTTCCTGTGCCAACCCGAATGCTTCAGGATCTTATCTGTTGCAGCTTATTTTGGGTAACGCGGGGGTCTACAACGACGGTGCTGGTACGATCATCAACATCACGGTGATCATGTCGATGGGCTATTCGATTAACCCGGCTACCGGCGTTATGACGTTGCTCAACAAGACACCGGCGTACGAGATGGGTTTCACGGACTCCACTCAGGCCGAGAAGAACGCCTACCTCAACGATTACTACGCTGGCTGGTACAACCCGACCATCCAAAGTAACTCGGCGTCTATCGTTGTGTTGCCAAGCGGCGAGACAGTGTGCGCGACAATTGAGGACGGTAATGACTTTCCAGCCGTTATCGAGGTCTACGGCCATACGGGTAAAACCACTGACGCAGCACTGTTGGCCGGTGGATTGTGGAACGCGGCGGCTCCTCCAGTAAACCGCAAGTACCTGTTGCCTCAACTGCGGTCCCCACTGTTGAGCGGTACGTTCCCTGGGACGATGACGTTTGAACCAGATGGCGAGTTGTATGGCGCCATGGAGCAAGCAACCAACAACCGTAAAACGTATCTTCGTTTGGTGACAGGTGGCTATCAAGCACGGGCTGGTATCACCAACCTGAAGTTGCCTAACCTGCAAGCACGTCCTCTGTCGAACGCGGTGTTTGAAACCAACCTGACGTACACCGACGGTGTTATCGGGATGACCGGTTCTGCTGCTGATTTGGTAGCTGGTGGGGTGGAGATGGGTAGTACCAGTTTCAGCACCTGTGGTTGGAGCTCGTACCAGACAACCAACAACTTCTATCCGCGTAACAACGCTCTCAAGGCGCCAGCAGGGAACAATGTGTTGCAAACGTTCCCTCGGACCACACAGCGTGTGTTGGACAACGTCGGTAAGAAAGCAACCTACAGTGGGGTAACCTTCTACGGGTTCCGTCAAGCGCTCATCGACAAGTTGAAGACGTTTATCCCGGCTGAGTTTCAGACTACCAAGTATTGGGCATTCTCCCTGCACATGCTGGGGGCTGAGAACGGTGGGATGTTTACTGGAATGAACGTTGCGATGGCGGTGATTCACTTCATCGATGCCGCTAACACGACGATCCGTACACAGTTGGTGTTGTTCCGTCCGGTGGTAGAAGCACCCAATGCCGACCACCCTGGGGTTTACCTGATCAGTGATGTTACTGTTCTGGATACACCACCGCACTTCCGTAATGGTGTCAACGTCAAGATCAACGACGTTAACTTCATTCTGAGTACGCAGGCGCACAAACCACGTGGGTTCTTCAACGCCTATCGTGACAACGGTAAACTGAAGGTGTTCTTCGTATCACCCTACAGCACCGTGACGAGCTCTACGGTCTACACCAAGCTGTTCTCCACGTTCGATGTTGACCTCGCCACCAACAAGGTTACTGGTACGTATGGCCAGTCGTCTAGCTGGTCACAGAACGATCCCGTAATGATGGTGCCTAAGGTGGGGATGACCGACCTCGTCTTGACCGGAACCGTCCCTGATACCGGCGGTCTTCAGTATCCGTTTAACATCTATTCGGAAACCGGGGGCGCGGCGAGTATCTTCAGGAAGACTAACCCAGACACCAGCTTCACGTATTACTTGGGTGGGTCTGCTTATCCTGAGACCGGGTGGTCGTTGTTCTTCCAAGACAACATCGCGGTGATGATCAACGGTGCGGCTTATCGAGTGCCCGGTGGTACACTGGACTTGCGTGATATTGATGGCGCTCCACAAAACAAAACGTACTACATCTACGTGACGATTGAAGACGACTTGCCTAAATACTTGTTGTCGACAACCAAGATGCGGAAGAGTGGTTCGCTGCTGCGTGTGGCTACCGTCGTTACCAACGCCAGTTCTATCGTGACCATTGCGCGGGAACAACCGTTCATGGTCGGTGACCTTCTCCTCAGTTACACTCGTGAGGGCGGTATCATTCCGATGAGCTCCGGTTTCCCTCAAGATGAAGGTTCGTTTGTGTTCGTAAGCAATGGCGAGCTGCTGCCTTAACACTTCGGGGGAGTTATCTCCCCCATTCCTTTCCTGCTCGACCAATGGAGAACGTCTATGATTATTCTGGGCGGGGAACCACCCTTTGTAGATACCCCCGAGCCACGGTTCGGAGAAGTCATCAAAAAGATGAACGCGTTTGTCGAAGCCATCCACGTGGCAACAGACAACTTCAACCACAACAACGCAGATAAGCTGGAGACCATCAAAGGAGACGTACAAGAGTTCGTTGACACGGTAGCCATTCCTGTCGATGCACACTTGGCGGCTCGTGGTCCTCAGCACGGTGAAACCAAGGCTTCTGTGGGGCTGTCTAAGAAGGATAACTTCCGGACGGCTACACTTGCCGAGCAAATTGCTTTCGCACCCGTACAGGCCTTTGTAACGCCTCAGGGGGCCAAGGCTGCGCTGGTCGCCAGCAACGGTTCGTTTAAGCTGTCAGATTACCAGAACAACGACATGTTCCAATTCGCGTCGTTCTTCTACCCTGACTACTACCCGGTGGTTACTCCGACTGTTAACGACCCTGTTCGTTACTTCGGCGCCAGCAAGAAGACAGGGTTGCTGCTGAATACCGATGCCTTGGTGTTCTCTCCGGTTTGCGACAGTTCTCGTTATACCTACCAGTCGATCTTCACCTCGATGCCGACCGGTATTTCCAAGGGTACTCGCCTAGGTGAGATCCCTAACCTGAACGCCAGCTACTTGACGTCCAGTTGGAACACGGTGGGTTGTGACACGACTGATGGGTTGACTGCATTCTTTAAGCCGTTGGCCGACAAGAAGATCTATCAGTACAAGAACAACCTCGCCATGGCGGGCACCAACAAGAACTACTTGTTGTACAGCATGTCGACTAACGCTGCCTACAAAGGTATTGCGGTATCGACAGCATTCACTGGTACGGCGATCACGTTGTATCACAAGTTCTTCTCCACGGCTAACCCTGGAACTGACCCTGCGTTGGGCGATCAGATATCGGCGGCCTACTTGGCGTTGTTTGACCGTTTCGACACAGCACAGTACTCAGCCCCAGCTAACGGTAGCCAGACGTTCGATCTGAAAGACTACGTTGACCTGCCACCTCAGGCTACTATTGAGGTTTCTGGTGGTAGTCACGGTATCGTTTCGTCGTTGTTGTGGAACATTGCCAACGTTGAGGCTTACCTACACGTAGCAGTTCCTGTAACAGCTCGTCTGGGTGCCAAATCGCAGCGGCTGGTGTTCAACCTCCTGTTGTCTATCGTTCCGGGTACGCTGTCTGCGGGCGGTACGGCGGTGTTCCGTCAAGTGGGCACGCGTGGTAAGGACACCTTGGGTGCAGATCTGCTCCCTGTCGGTACTCCGAACTACTTCAAAGACGGCAACCTCTTCGACTTCTTCAACCTCGTGCAGTATCCCGGGGTAATGTTGAACTCGGGTGAGTTGATCAAGACAGCTTCGACCAAGCTGGGTACTCGGGTTAAGCGCTTCGGTACCGACTACACCGGTCTGAAGGACTTCCTGCTGGCCAACCGTCCAACCGTGGATGCACGCCTGACGTCTACAGAAATGTATGCGCCAATGCGCCATGCTTGTTTTGGCTTGATTCCTGAACGGATCATCCCTCACACTCACAACACCATCAACACCCTTTATTTGGTGTATGGGGCTGATGAGAAGACGGGTCGTTTCGGTTGGCGTGACTACAGCTGGGCAAGCAACAGCATTGTTAGCACTCAATCGGGTGACGGTACCTTCGGTATTGCACTGCCCGGTCTGGCAGATGTCAACGAGGCGATTGCTGACGTGCCTCCTGGGTTGTCGATTTACGTAAACAAGTCGGGGGTAGGCGCATCGGTGAGTGCTTTGGCATTTAACGAGGCAAACGGCTATGTCGGTAAGGCAAGCTTCCAGTACCTCTCTGGTGTTCTGACGACTGGTGCTGATGTTTCCTTGGCGCTACCCAGTCTGATTGCATTGCGCGCCGCTAGCGGCAGTGTGATGGCTCGTGCGGCTGCTGCCAACCCACTGGTGAACGCTGCTCTGCGGGTTCCGTCAATCCAAGCGTTCAAGCTTAACGCTAACAAAATGGTAGTAATGATCAGTGATGGTCTGAGCTATGCTGAAGTTGGTGTGGCTGATTACACAGTGACCGGTAGCCAGTGTGTACTGACGTTCCAAACCACAAACGGCCTCAAGTTGTTCCCGGCTACTCCAGCGGGTCAACCGGCCATGAGTGGTAAACGTAACTCGGCCTCGGGTGACGACACTTGGATGAACTACGCGGACATGCACGCGGTGATGGTGGACGCTAACACGTTCAACCTTGTGTTCACTCGTGCGTTCGGTAACATCTACGGTGATGTGAGTTGCATCCTCGCTGGTGCTACTACCGCCTCGCCTTCGGTTACTCGTGGTAAGGTTAACACCGCCCGCTTGTACCAAGGTATTGATGCGTTTGACACAGTGGAAGAAGTCTATCCATCGATCCTCATCCCCAACAAGGGTGTGTATCAGCACGAGCCGACAAACAGCCGGTTTGTGACTGTGATGAACGAAGTTGGCGGGACTACAAAAGTGGATCCTTTCAACATCAACGAAACAGGTTGGGTGCGTTTGCCCGCAGGCGCTCGCTTTGTAGTGAACGGTCGTACCATTATCCTTGATCGGGATTATTCGGTTAAGGTAGCAACGTCTGGTGTGACCTACTGCTACCTGCGTCGTTCTGGTGCTAACTTGTCGACCATTGCCTCGTCGGTTCTTCGTGAGCCAGTTAACAACGAAGTGTTGTTCGGCATCTCCACCAACGGAGTGCTGGCATTGCAGAAGAGTTACATCGTGATGGACAGTCGTTCTATCAGTGCAACTCGTCACGGCTCTGCTATCCCATGCTTTATCGATGATGGCGGACAAGGTGTGAACCAGTTCTTTACTCGTCGAGATGTGAAGTCGTAAATATAACCCCTACCCTACAGCCTTTATGGGGCTGTAGGGTAGTAAGGTTGTTAACCGCCAGTTGGTACAGGAGGACCGGATGTATCGCTACCGCCTCTGACCCCAGTCTGAACGTGGTAGTTGAGGGAAGTGAGGGAAGTAACGTCAACGTCAGCATGGATAGTGCCGCTGCTGTCGATGTTACCATCTTGAGTCATATCACCTTCCTGATCAATATCACCAGTAAGGTTGTAATTGCCTTCTTGGGTGTAGTCGCCGACTTGCTCGGTATCACCCGTGTGTTCGATGCGACCTTTCCAACGAGTCAGACCCACGTCAATATTCATCTCTTCAGCTTGAATGTTGATCGTCTTGGTCTTGATGTTGATGTCCACGTCGGTAAACAGATTTAACTGTTCCGGCATGTAGACAGTCATCTTCTTCTTTTCGATGCGAAGGAATGACTTATCCGCGTTGGTATAAGTGAAAGCGCGTTCCATGTCGTTCATGACCATGAAACTACCTTCATTACCACCGATCTGGATGATCCCTTCCATCCCGTTGATCTGGATGTCCCACATCGACTTCTCGCCGTTGGCCATGGCAGTACGAACCGCCATTAACCCTGTGCGAGTATCGACCTTGGCCATATAGAACTTGTCAACGTCGAAGTCAGCATTCTCACTGACATCAGGACTACCACTCCAGCCCCACATCACCGATTCCAAACGGAAGGTGTTGGCGTTAACACCGTCGGTTGTCCAGTAGTACTTGTTCTGACCGGATACCTGATAGATGGCTACCTGAGAACCTTCCCGTACGTCAGGTGACGTCAGGCGGTTAGTGTTGCCCATGTTCTTCCACACAGCAGGAACCGCGTTACTGTGCATCAAGGTGCTTTTGATTTCTTCGCCAGCGGCGTTAACACTAGAGCGGTCTACTTGTTTTACGCTAGCAGATACACGTCCATCAGCCTGTGGGAATAGGCTGGGCAAGTACACCATGATCTGATCGGTGTTCGTGTCTTTGGTGGCGGCGACCGTACCGACCCCTAGACAATTCAATAAGTTCATACTAATCGTCCTATTCTGTAGGCTTCCACGAATTTTTCATAAAGAATCTTAACTATGCTACTTGAATTGGTACTTGAGAATTATGTCCCACTGTTGAGCAGCAACATTCATAAAGTGGAACTGAATACTGAACATATGATCAACCTGCTTATCTCTCAGAACGGTACTGGTAAGACCAGCATTCTGAAAGAAGCGAATCCGAACCCTCCGGAGAACGGTAACTATAAAAATGGTCGTAAGTATTCCAAGTGGCGTTTTGGTTCTAACACTTATGAGTTAGACGGCTACACAGGGATTGGTAACGGTCATAGCTTCAAGGTAAATGGGGGTCCGGAACTCAACACCGGTGGCACCTTTTCCGTACAGAAGGAGTTGGTAGACGCTCACTTCCAAATGGACTCGGGCATGACCAAGGTGTTGAGTGGGTTGCGCATTGTTGACAGACTGTCCGCTATGTCGCCTGCTCGCCGTAAAGATGTGTTGATGCAGATCTACCCTAACGACACCGATTACGCGTTGGGGGTTTACAACAAGCTTAAATCAGAACGGAATGAACTCAAGGCTGCGATCAAGAATCAGATTGGTCGTTATACCGAAGAGAACCGTAAGCTGTCCTACATCAACGAGGCCGGCATTGATCAGCTAGAAATCCGCATTAAAGGAATCGAGGAAGAGCTTAAGCAGTCTCTCTTGATTCGTGGTGGTTTGGAGAACGTTGATATTGATCCTGCACTCCAGTCCAAGGTCGATACTTTCAACCGTCTGACCGACCAACTGTTGGCCAACAAGTTGAGCGGGATCATCTGGACTGAGAACGAATACCTCGACGCCATTGAAACGGCTACGCGTATTCTGAATCGTCATCAGGAACAGGCAGCTATCCTGCAAGGCATCATCAGTGAGCACGCCAGTTATCTCGACGGGCTAGAAGAGTTCCTCAAGGACCCCGACAGCTTCAAGGAACAAGCGGGCCACATTAAGGATGACATTGCTTCTACTCTGGCTCAGATTGAAGTGATTAACTTGGGGATGCAGCAATACCCTGTGTTCAACGATCCTGAGAGCCCGCTGGAGCGACTGGAAGAAGTAGTTATCCAGTTTATCGGCTACGTTGATCGTGTAACTGTAGCGAGCACTCAGGAGCTTACAGGTAACCAGTATAAAGGTTATCTACAACAACAAGAACAGGCGGCGGTAAAGATCAGAGCTTTAGCATCTGACATCACTGACCTGGCGCATGAGCTGAAGCATTATGACAGTGCAGCGTTAATCGACTGTCCCGATTGCAACAGCCAGTTCAAGATCGGTGTGACTAAAGCCGACGTAGATAAGAAACGTATGATCCTAGAAGCTCATCAGGGTCAGCTGAGCAAATTAGAAGCAGCTCAGGAAAAGCTGCAGGTCCTCATCGAGAATGATGCGGATTGGTATGTGAGCATGAACCAACTGTTTACCTTCGTTCGGGATAACAGCCACGTTCGTATCCTGCCAGATTTGATCAAGCAGTTTGAAGTGGGTAAGGTGCACAGTCGTAGGCTCCACAACGCACTGGAGTTGTTCCAGAAGCGTTTCGACCTGCAACAGCACCGAGACACGCTGGGTAAAGAAGAATCGCTCCTGGACGCTCGTATCGCCCTTCTAGACCGTAATAACGTTCTGGATGTGGCGATCTATGTTAGCAGCACTGAACAAGAGCTGCGTAAGGAGAACGAGAAGATCTCGTTTTATCGGGCTAAACTCGATAAGCTCAACAACACTTTGCGTTCCATTCAAACTTATGGGAGCGATGTAAAACGGTTAGACGTACTTCGGCATGAAATCCTTGTTGGTTTAGAGAGTCAGGGTAAGTTCAATTTGCGCGGTGTGGTTGATCAACGCATCAGTGAATTGACTACCGATAAAGAGAACTATCTGACCTCGATCATCAAGAGTAAATCATTGACGGCGGTGGTTCAGTCTATTTCGACGGACATTGAGCGTATGAAACGACGCTTGAAGATTGTCGATATTCTGATGAATGGCTTGTGCCCGAATAAAGGTCTGATTGGTAAGTTGATGTCTGACTTCATCACCAGTATCTGCGGTAACATGAATGCCGTCATCAGCCAGATCTGGAACACCCCACTGTACATCAAACCGTGTGCGAAAGAGAATGGGGACTTGACGTATAAGTTCCCAGTCGTCAAAGGGGAGAAAGACGGAGCACCAGACGTGTCAGATTGCAGTGCAGGGGAAGCAGACATCTTGGACTGGGTATTCCGGTTCGTACTGCTGGGATACCACAAGTTCCCGTTCCCACTCGTAATGGACGAAGTAGGACCTTTCTTGGATGAGATCAAACGAGGACGGTTCTTCAACTTTGTTCAGGAGTACACGCAAGGCAAAGACGCACGTCAGTTGTTCCTAGTGTCACATTACTTCGGTCAGTTGGGTGTTTTCAAAGACGCCAACATCATTGCACTGCGGTACGAAGGTCTCACTCTTCCGGGTGAGGTTAATCAGCACTCAACAGTAATGTAATTTTAAACCTATATTACTAGTGTGAGATGGAGTGGAGGTGAATTGTTCGCCTCTTATCTCTTTGGTTGTATTCGTACTGCATACCCTTGTTTATGACGACCTACATACTTCAGAAGAGATAAGACTATGCAAACAGTTCAGATCCCAATAGCGAATGCAGCGGATGGTTCGCTTGTTCCACATCCACAAGGTGTTGGTATCGCCACCGTGACGTTTAACTACGACATGAATGGCAAAACCGCAATCATCAACTTCATGGGTAACAACCAAGCCCTGATCACGTTCGATGAAACCGGTAACCAGCCTGTCAGCTACATGCCGTACAGCCCAATGGCCACCCAGCAAGATCTGGCCAGCATCGAAAACATCATGCGTTACATCCCCCAACTCTTCCATTGAGTAATTGCCCGACATGAATGTACAGAAGTACTTTAACCAGGACCCTGATGAATTCATAGGGTCCTTTGAGCCTATTACAGTTTCCATGCAGAGCCGCAACAATAAGGCCACCATCGAACTGGGGTTGGTTAAGGATAATAACAAGTTGTGTTTTGTTATCGGAAAGCGGTTACAGAGTGAAGGATCACTCCTAATTCTTGATCAAGTGCGTTTGTCACTTGCATCCCAGCGAACGTTCGAAGATCGTCCAACTCATTGGTCTACTTGTAGTTTCTACCGCCATGAGTTCCTGCGTAGAGCGTTCGAAGATTTTGTTAATGCTTCACCCTTTGTATCTTTTATAAGAGCCAACGTCAATCCATTGGCCGTATCACAACTGTTTGCCAATCTAAGGGACATTAGTCCTAAACTAATAAGCTTTCAGCTAGGGAATCATCATGAGAAAGGAAGAAGTCATTGCGAGGTACCAAGAGCTGGTTAAGGAGCTTGTTGAGCCCGCACACAACGTAGTACTGAGCGCCGGATCTGCTTCGGTGATGATGGGTCTCCGCGATGAGACTGACGACTTGGATGCAGATGTACTGCCCGGTGTATTCAAATGGGCCTGCGCCGTCAAGAAAGCAACCGTCATCGTTGAAGAGAATGTAAACGATCGGATCAAGTATTCCGATAAGGTTGATTTGCACATCCTCGATGAAGATCGTGGGCGTGTTTGTATCGAGGGGGTCTGGGTCTACAGTCCCCAAGAGCTGTTGAATCAAAAGCGTTATCTGATGCGCATGCCTAACCGCCGTGCAGAGAAGATGCTGCGTGACCAGTTGGAAGTATCTCAGCTGGAAGAACTTATCCGTAAACCTAAATTTACTGCGAAGGCCGTTTAAATGGAAGACCTCGTTGAACTCCGTAAGCGAGTTATGTTTAAAGGCAAAGAAAAAGTAGCTGACGCTATTCGTATCTTCGCTGACAACTGGAACATCCCCCTCGATCAAGTCTGTGTCGGTGGTGGTGCTGCGTTGGTGCTCATGGGTATCCGTGAAGAAACTCACGATCTGAACCTGTGGGTCGATTCGCCGTACTTCGAGAAGCTAGCGGAAGAAATGAAGACCATCAACCACCCAATGGTTGACACTGTCATCATGATGCCGAACGTATTCACCTACGTGCGCCAGCGCAATCGTTACTTCGGTCATGACGTGATCGGCGGTATTCAGGTCTTCAACGTTCTGGCACTGATTGTCCAGAAGCGCGGTGGCTATGCTGAACCTGCCCGTCCGGTAGCGAAGCGTAAACAAGATCGAATGGACTTGCGCATCCTCGCCGAGATCCATGCAACACGTAACAAAGTGGCTTAGTAAGACCCTTAAGTACCGGTGGGTAACTCCACTTGGTACTTAAGGCCTTTATTACGCATTTTGATTTTTAAGAGGCTGTTATGGAAATCCATTCGAATCCTACCGTTTATGCTGAAATGAAAAAGCTAAACGATGACATCCTGTATCACAATGATCTTTACCACAACAAAGACACTCACGTTATTCCCCACAGTGAGTTCGATGCCATGGTAGAACGCTTTGATGAACTGGCTGAGATCTATCCGGATATCGCCAAGTTGTTTGTTCATCAACAGAAGGCGGTTCCACTGCACGACCTGACTAACGAAGGGCTGGAGATCGTTGTATTCGATTCTCCCATGCTCAGTCTGAAGAAGGCTTTAACGTGGCCGCAGTTTGATGCTTGGCTCAACAAGTTTCCTAGCGCCGTCTATCTCGCTATTGTTTACGAGAAGAAGATTGACGGGCTGGCGCTTGAGATCCGTTACCTCGACTGGAAACTGCACAAGATCTTTACCCGGGGTGATGGCCTAAAGGGCGAGGACGTTACCCATTCATTCCGTCTGTTCGGTAACATTCCTGCCGAGATCCCAAAGGTAGTTGGTGGTGGGTTACTGGTTCCGGGAGATCTGGTGGTTCGTGGTGAAGGGTGCATCACTATCCATGATTTCCTGCGTTACAACGAGACTGCGGTTAAGCCTGCAGCTAATCCTCGTAATGCGGTAAGTGGCTGGGTGCGTGCGCTAGAGAAGAACCAGAACAAAGACGTGGTCGGTATTCTGCAGTTCTACGCCTATTGGACTAACACCAGTATGGGAGCTGAGGATTACAACGACCTGCGTAGTTGCTGGGAGGCTATTGGTTTCCACCCTGCGCCGTTATCTTGCCTTGAAGACATCCGTAACGACTACCAAGACACCATCCTGCCAACTGACGGGATTGTGGGCAAGGTGCGTAGCTTCACCGTACAGGAAGCGCTTGGCTACACTAACAAGCACCCTAACTGGGCGATTGCGTACAAGTTCCCAGATGAAGAGAAGGAATCTCCTCTCGAGCGCGTTATCTGGCAAACCTCTATGACGGGCCGTGTTGTACCCGTTGTGGAATACACCCCTATTGAGTTAGGTGGTGTAACTTGCCGTAGGGCCAATCTGGATAACTACCACCAATTCATGGCATTGGAACTTCATGAAGATTCTGTACTGGGTATTACGCGTAACGGGAATGTTATTCCTCGTGTTAGCCGCGTTGTCGATCGTGGGTTTGGTAGTCGCCTTAAAGCTCCTGTGGAATGTCCTAGCTGCAATTCCAAGCTGGAGCTGAAGACAGGGAAGACCAGCACCGACCTCGTCTGTAAGAACGTCATAGGTTGTTCTAGCCAGCTTCTTAATCGTTGTGTATCGCTGGTTAACAAACGTTGCCTCGATATCGACGGGTTAGGGCCGGTGCAGTTGGGTGAGCTGATTACCCACAAGAAGATCAGCAGTACCGCAGACCTCTTCATGATGACTCCTCAGCACGTGGGGGATAAACTGTACGCGGAGATTCAAGGCAGCCGTATTCAGTTCCTGCATCGTGCTATTAAGGCGCTGGGGCTTCCTGGGATCGACCTGATCCGTGCGAAGAAGATTGCCAAGGCCATGAGTCATATCAAGGTTGATGGTGACGTGGACATCCGTGGGGACATGCTGCACTTCATCGGTAATGTAGACAACCTCGTAAAGATCCCGGGTATCTCTACCGGTATCGCACTTCCTATCGCGAAAACGTTGGAAGACAATGCTTTCTGGAAGAACGCCCTTAACGTATTGATGTACTTGGACATTCTGCCGGAAGGTGACACCGATAACGATCTCAAGGTTTGTATAACGGGGGAGCTGGGACTATCTCGTGACGAACTGATTGATTACTTTGCCGATCAAGGTATCGAATTGGTGGACAACCTCACCAAGAGCTGTGTCGCTTTGATCGTGGGTGAGAAGCCCGGAAACGTCAAGCTGTTAAAGGCAACTGAGCTGGGTATCTTTATGGTGAATTCTGATAAAGCATCTAGCATCGATAACCTGATCGAACAGATCAAGAACCACAACCAAGGGGACGTGCATGACAACCGCTAAGACCAAGAAGCTGGACCATAACGAAGTCCAGAAGCAAACCACCGCCGCTGTTAAAGCGCTACCGAAAGACGTCAAGGAAGAACTGGATGAACTCGTTACAAAGAACATCGAAGCCAACAAAGGCAAAGCAGTGGCCAAAGCGGTTGCAGCGGCTGAAGAATCTCTCACACAAAGTGAAGATGTTTCTAAAGGTGGCGGTAAGCTGATCATGGAAACGGGTCTGACTTCGGTCATCCACATTACTCCGGCACAGGCACGTATGCTGACCGCCAACTCTGGCGACGTACTGCGTGAAATCAACAAGAAGACCGGCGTGTCGTTGGAAGTAGCTGAAGACGGCGAAGTGAAGATCAAGGGCGACACGGCAAAAGCGATTGATCTGGCGCACTCGTTTATCTTGGACGTGATAACCACCCCTGGTGAACTGGTTGCCACTCTTGATAGCGGTACCGGTAAGGTCATCGACTACCGTCTGAAGCGCCCGCTGACGTTTGAAGAACGCGAGCTGCTGCCAAAGCCATGGGTGATCATTGACGGTGTCCAGATCGAACCCAAGGCGACCGGTCTCAAGTTGTCTGGCGGGCGTATTGTCCCTAACCAAACACCACTGACCTATGAGCGTGACGTCTACATCAACTACTACGGCGCCGACTCCAAAGATCTGACGTTCACTCAGTTCGCGGTAGTCATCAACGGCCGTACTGTTACCGTCATGCTCGATGAGAAGTCGACTCTGGAAGTCACCAACACCTACTTCGGTAGCGAACGGTCTGACTCCGATGCAGCAATCCAGCGTAATGCACTGGTGACCCTCATCAACTCCAGCAGCCGTAACGACAGCTTCTTCGGCGACAACCTGTTGATCGGTCTCGAGTCGACGTATAGCTCGTACACCGATGCCTGCGTTAGCAAGACCCTCACTGGCAGCTACCGCGCCAAGACACCGCCGCCGATCGTTGACCTGCCGTGGGACTCTCGTGGGGCCAGCTTTGGCACGGACCGTAACAAGGTCTCTCACGCTACTTTCCGCCAAGCTTTGATCGAAGGCAGTATCTTGGCATCTGGCGTGTACAAGAATGTGCAGATCTTTGCGTCGACTATCAAGAGTGAGCATTCCGTTACGTTTGAGAACGTGAGCATGGACGGTGACACTATCAAGGCGAAGTCTATCGTCATGAAGCACACCACCACCAAGGGCTTCCGTTTGATGACCGATGGGCCGGTGTTGATTGTTAACGCTCGCTTCAAAGATGTTGCTCCGGTTCTCCCTGGGCTGTACATGCCGAACAAGTTCTGTGCGTTGCAGATCGATTTGCCGCTCGGTCAGTTGTCCATGTACCGTGAAAGCAAAGAAAAGATTTGCCTGACGGTCAACTCGTACATTTCGGTCGTGATGAATCTGGACGATGACTTCGACACGATCGAAGAGAAGGTTGCCGAGCTGATGACCAAGTCTGCCGGCGGCTGGGGGAATACTTCCGGCATCGATCCGAAAGACAACGATCCGCTGACCCGCAATCTGATGATATATGTGGTGGCCGCTATCCGCTCCCGCATCAAGGTCATCAAACTGTTGGACAGCGCTATCAAGGTGGCTGAAACCATCACCGCAACCGGTCGTGACGACTACTACGATCAACAACCGTTCTGATCCTTAACCTCTATACGCCTGTCGAGTTTAATTACTCGGCGGGCTATAGCTATGTGGAGTGTTCTTTATGGCTATTAGCAAAGCAACCGTACTTTTGGACGGCGTAGAAGTTTCTCCAGTCGATACCGAGCACATGCCTAACCCTGACGGTAACGGTCCTGACTGGGTGCCGATTGGTGGCGTGTTCAGTTTGTTCGAAGTGGAACTTAAAGGCTACGTGCTTCGGATGTGTCTGGACAGTGAGTCCTTGGTTGATCTGGACTCTGAACACAAGTTCTTTAAGCGACTGGCTATGTGCGACGACGATCTTCCGGATGCGCCTTGCATCTTGGCTGATATCGTTTTGATCAACTCGCAAATCGTTGACAGCGCATTTGCTGGTGTCAGTACGTTTACTAACGTCGTCTTGGAAAACTGCTGTGTGGTTAACTCCACTATGCTGTACAACGAGAGGTGGGGTAACCTGCAATTCAGGACGATCAAGAACGCTCTTATTGAAACGTGCTATCTCGAAGATAACACGATCCGTAGTTCGTGCCGTGCGCTTACTTTGCGTAACAGCAGCTTGGTCGGCAACGATATCGAAAACCATGGTGTGGGTATTCTCATTGAGGATAGCACCATCGATAACTCCACCTTTGACGTGGGGAATGTCTTCGATATCTACACCAGCGTTCTGAGCAACGTTGTTCTGACGGTGAAAGGTTTCATGCGACTCACCAATCAGCGCTTGGAGAATGTTGAGTTCCACGCCGACAGCTTGGACCTTTACAACAAGTTCTGCTCGTTCTCGTTGGAACTTGATACCGGGCGGTTGCAGTTCCATATGGCCCGTACTGACAGTGGTGCTCTTTCGATGGAAGGGTACGAAGACGTCATTGATGTGGATGATCCGGATTACAGGGAGAAATTGATTCGCCTGTTGAAACATTCTGGTCACCCTATCCCTGAAGATGTGGCCGAGTATATTGATGCGTGTGTTAAATCACGTCTCAGTGTGCTGAAGAAAATTGATGACGCTAAACAGGCGGAGTTCATGCGAGCATTGGAATAAGAGAGATGAAATGAGCAAATCAAAACCAGACACTATTGTTTACAAGGTGCATACCGATGGCAGTGCCTTGGGCAATCCTGGGCCTGGTGGTTATGCGTTGGTAGTGAGATGCGGAGACGCGGAGGTCGTCACACTCTCGAAAGGCTACTTCAAAACAACAAACAACCGGATGGAATTGCTGGCCATCATTGTGCTGCTGGAGACTTACGGAGCCCCGGGGAACTTCTTTGACGTATACACAGATTCGATGTACGTCATTGATGGGGCTACGAAGTGGCACAAGAGTTGGGCTAGGAATAACTGGATCACTTGGCGGACTCAACAGCCCGTCAAGAATGCCGACCTGTGGAAGCGCGTAGAACCTCTGTTGAAAGCTAACAAGGTGAAGTTCACGCACGTGCGCGCTCACACAGGTATTCCGGATAACGAAATGGCGGATAAGCTAGCCAAGGAAGCGGCAGCGGCTCCTACCGAAATCGACGAAGGCTTCATGGGGTGATGGATGAATCTATTAACCGCAAAGATGGTGGTACAGCGCTTCCACGGGTTGAGTTACGGGGAAGCGCTGAAGGTAGCCGAACACAGTGAAGGGATCTTGGCACAGATGGATGTGCATGATCCCGCATGGGCGCGTTTCAATAAGGAACGCTATGACATGTACCGACTGTGTGAGGCGCATGACGAGCTGTCTGAGAATAAGCAAAACCACCACTTGGTTGAGTTCTGTTGTATTGTATCGTATGATAAAGGTAGCGTAACCAAAGAAGTTACGTACTGGATCAACAAGAACGTCAACCCCCGCGACTACGTTAAAGCCGCCCAGGAACAATGTGTTGAAAACTTGCATAAAGCAAAGGTTAAACACGATGTCTGGAAGGACCTCGAAATCGTGCCTGTTTAAAAGGACTGCTCGTGACTTCACCTAATAATCACGTTGTATGTATTTACCACGATCACTGCTTGGATGGTATCGCAGCTGCGTGGGTGGTTTGGCGACATTTCAAAAACCTCGGGTTGGAGATCACTCTGATTCCCGGGGTTTACAATAAGCCATTGCCAGAAGGTTTGGCAGGCAAGACTGTTTTCGTTGTCGACTTCAGCTTTGACCGTGAGAAGACGGAGTGGTTGATTGAAAACACCAACCTGGTTCTGCTCGATCACCACAAGTCGGCCAAGAAGGCGCTCCAAGGCTTGTGTGAGGTCGATCTGACTTATTCTGGTGCGATGCTAGCTTGGCGGTACTTCAACCCCAACACGCCGGCTCCAGAAGCTATCCGTTACGTTGAAGATAACGACCTGTGGAAGTTTACCTACCCTAGCACCAAAGCGTGGGTAACTGCAGCGTTCTCTTATCCGCTGACCGTAGAGATCTTCGACTCCTTGGTTAACCGTGATCCACTGGACATGGTAGCCGAGGGCGAAACCCTTCTGCGTAAACAGCGGCAGGACATTAAGCGTATCTTGCACAATACCCGGACCATGATTGTTTTCGGTATGGAAGTTCCGGTGATTAACGCCAACATCATGTTCACATCTGATCTTGGCGATGCCTTGTACCACGTCTATCCGCTGGTTGTGATTTACTCCGACCAAGCCGACGGGCGTAAGTTCTCGTTCCGCAGTAAAAAGGTTACAGGTTATCCGGTAAACGAGATTGCTGAATATTTCGGTGGCGGCGGCCATGGTGAAGCAGCAAGTTTCACGCTTCCATTCTCTGATAAGCGTTTCGCCAAATCGCACATGATGTTGAACCGGTCTATCTGGGACTGCGTCAAGTTGTACTTCAAGAACTTGTTCTAAAGGAAGACAAGAATGGAGCTCAATTATAGCTACGTCAGTGTCCAACTCAAATCCGAGTTTCAAGCTGACGTAATCGCTCGTTTACTGGAAGCCGGTATTGCACCGGAGTCTAAGCACGAGTTGCACTGCACAATGATCTATGACGACCGCGACATTGAGAAACCTCTCTGTGCCTTGTTGCCAGAAAAGGAATTCACCGCGAGCATCATTAAGCTGGAACCTTTGGGCGACGGCATCGTTTTCCATTTGACCGGTAAAGAACTGAACGATGAGTTCCGCCGGTTGAAGGATGCGGGCTACCAGCACTCGTTTGGTACTCCCCTGTTTCACATGTCGTTGAAGTATGACTTCGACAAATACGACATCATGGCAATCAATGCGGCCTTCTCTGATTGGATGGGACGCCAACTGGTTTTCAACAACGAATGCTTCGGCTACAAGAAAGTTAAGAAGGCAGCATGATGACCAACAACCCATTCCACAGCAAGTTCATGGCCGGAAGCAAGGCCAACATTGTTAATGCATTCTCCGTTAAAGAGAACATTGGCAAAACTGTTGAGTTAATACAGTTCGTACCTCCGGGTACTTCTGCATTCTACCGCGATGGCTACTTCGATGGTCATGAAGGTGGTTGCTGGATTGTTAAGGGTGAAGATCTGATCCGTTGTACTGAGGGTGGTAACATCCCAAGCCCTATCTGTGCTGTTGATCCATTGCACCTCGAATTGAATCACGTAGCAACCTTGCGCATGCGTACCAAGACAGCCTGATCTACTTATACCCCTACCAGCCTCCGGGTTGGTAGGGGTATAGGGTTATAATTGCTTTTCGTTATTTTTAAGTTACAGTTAATCTCACGTCTATATTACTTGTGGGATAAGTCATAAAGATTAATTGCATTGACAGTTAATCGAATTCACTCGATAGGAGTCGCACCATGAACGATCGTAACTCGGCTGTTGACCACATGGTTAAAAACATTGTGGGCGTTATTACTGAACTTCGCTCTAAAGGTTCTGCCCAGGATGTACAGCTGGGTTACCTGAAAGGCAAGTTGTTCGATGCTGAATTCGTTGACCCTGCACAGCGGCCACATCTGCTGAAGCTGGTTAACAAAGGTCTCGGCACCAACTGGTCGATGAACAACGTCAAACGTGCAGACCTCAGTCTGTCCGAACAAGGCGATGCTGTTCTGATCCAAGTCGATACCAAACACGTAATCGTGGATGAACTTCACGGTTCCGTAAACCTCGGCGGTACTGGCCCCCAAGAAGCCAGCTTCATCGAGAAAGCTCCTGCTATCACCGGCGATGCTCAAGCAGCCATTGAGCAAAGCCAAGCAACTGCAGCACCGGCTGACACCGCTTCACAAGCAGCGCCTGCTGCAGCTGTTCAACAACAAACTCAAACCACTTCTGCTGACAAGGATAACACCATGAAAAATTCCAACGCTAACACCGCTACCAACAACACCAACGAAAACCTGGCTCAAGGCACCACCGAGCAAGTCGAGTTCCTGATGGGCTGCCAGATGGTCGGTCGCAATACCGCTGAACTGCGCTGCATCGCATGGCAGGGTTTCCTGGGTAACGTGGTAGGCCAACCACACGCTGAAGCTTTCAACGAGTTCAGCAAGGCATCTGACTCCCAGGACACCGACACCATCATCTTCAACTTCTGCGACCAGAACTCCGAAGTCGGCAAGCAGTTCATGGGCTGGATGATGATCAACCCTGTGACCGCAGCCACCGACGCCGAAGTTGCAGCAATGTCGAAATCGCGCTTCAGCATCATGGGCGATCGTGACGAAGGCATCCGTACCTCCTGGGTCGCTGCCGGTGCAGCAGTAGTCGGTGGTGGTCTGGAAATGACCGCACGCGGCGGTCTGACTCTGGGCGCTGGTCTGGGCACTGTAGTCGGTGGCGTTGCAGCATTCTTCGCTGGCGAGCAAGTTGATCAGCACGTTGAAGGCCAGTTCGGTCGTTACGTTGCTGGTGGCGTGATCGGCATGGGCCTGGGTGCTCTGGGTGCGGCCGCTGGTCGTGCAATGCTGCCGGGTAAAGCTGTCAGCGGTTTCGGTGGCGGTGACACAGTTCCTGAGATCGGTGGCCAACCAGTACCGGCTCTGCCAGCTGGCGCTGTGAACTTCTCAGTCCAACTGTAATCCGGACTGACGTAAAAGGGGGATCTTCGGATCCCCTTATTTTTTCTTTGTACCAAACAACTTTGTAATAATCCATTAATCCATTTTGAGGGACCAAAATATGAACATGAATGCACTTAAAGTTCACGACCACGTCGTCATCGAAGGTGACGAAGCTCTGAACCCAAACGTAGGCCGCATGGTTAAACTTGTGGCTTACATCCATCCGTTGGACACCATCTATTATGAAGATGGTTTCTGGCGTGCAGGCCCCGAAGGCGCTTGGGTAGTAACCGCTGAAGATCTGGTTCGTAAAAAGAACTACAGCGACGTAGAGTTGATCAGCCACCTTACTCTGACCAAACCTACTGAGTTGCGTCTCCTCGGTGCCGAGGAGGTTGCCGCTATGCTCCCAAAGTCTGATGAGCCGCATATGGTGTTTCACTTGCCTATGCCTCATCGCCCGTACCGCTTCTCTCACACCGCTCACTAATCTGTCTAACAAGGAACGTACATGAACGCAATGCAAACTCGCCGTACCATCTCTCCACTGCCTCTGCGTTATTACTCTCGTGACGGGAGTGCTGACTATCAGAAGTTTATTAAAGGAGCTGGCCGCGTGGTTGTAACATCCAGGATGGATAAGCTAAAGACTATTCTTAAGCGGATCTTTAACTGACGGAATACTCCCCTCTGGCTAACCACCAGAGGGGAGTTATTCTATCACCTTGTTCTTCATTTTTTTACAGACCTACATTATTTACCCAGTAAACATTAGGTGATACGAGGAAATTGTCATGAGTAAAGATAGTGGTCTCGATTCATTGCAGAGGGTCCTTGACAAGGCTCTCGGTGCAGGAGCAACCGAAAAGTTGTTCCCGTGGGTGTATGGCAAGAAGGCGACACCTCCCAAGGAAGAAGTTCCCAAGGAGCCGGAAGTGGTTACTCATCGTGAACCCTACTTCCCTGGCTGTACTCCACACGAGCCGTCTATTTACGACACGAGTGGGAATGGTAGCCTCAATCCTGCTTGGGTTGAGTGGTACATGGCCGAATATAAATGTGGTCACCGTGACGCTGTGGTATATGGTGCGGTGACTGCAGAGCAATTGCTCAAAGGGATTATTCCCCCACACCCAAAGATGTATCGTGGGTTGGGTCCAGCAACACCGCCTGACCTCACCAACCGCAAAGGACAAGTTACCATGCGTTGGGTGGTCTACTTCAAAACCAACTTCAAGACCGACCTCAACTATGCCGAGATCACCGTGGAAGGGTACAAACTGTATGAGGAACTCTCGAAGCAATAGCGAACTGGCTAAGCTCACTAACAAAGAGCTGTTGGCGCTGTTGCCGCATTACCATTTGTACGCAACATCTGGGGCTAATAATCCCAAGGTTGCTTCTGGTCCAGAAATGCTGGAAGAACTTAAACGTCGTCTTAAAGAACAATCGGAGTAATACCATGATCAAACTTAACCTGAACCAGTTTTACAATGAAGGCGTCCTGAATCTTTCTGCCTTCACTGACGCACTCACCGAAGCACAGGCCGGTGACACTGAAGGTGCTCTGACCTACCTCGGCGGTTTCCTCGACCATTACAAAGCTGCTTCGAGTGATACCGTGGTTGAACGCATCGGCAAAGATCTGTTGGCGGAAGTGTTCATCGTTACCCCGACGTCGTCGATCGACTGGCCAACTGGTAACGTCGAATCCGTCCTGCACGGCGAAGGCTACATGGTGGTCTTCCAATTCAAACCCGACACCCAGGAATCCGCGGCCATGCCTCCAGACATACTCCGTATCAATCTGACTGCATTGTTCGTCGACGATCTGGTCGGACCACAAACCATGCTGGAATCCATTCTCGAGAAAGCCCAGAAAGATGGTCGTTGGGCGGTATCTGTTGAAACGATGCAACAGACCCGGGATGCCTTGTTTCTTAACATCGACCTGTTCCGGGAAATCGTGATGCGGTACGACGATGCCGTGCTGGATATCTTCGTTCCTGATGGAGATCGGGTAGCCTCGTGGACGACTCATTCCCAGAAGGCTTCCTTCGAGCAACAGCGTGCTGACGACAACATCATTCGCCCTCGCTTCAGTCATGACGTGCCTGAAAACCTTCGTCGCCCACAGTTCCGCTTTCAGCAGTACGTGCGGCCTAACTTTAACGAACAGCAATACAACCCACACCCGCAAGATCGCTGGCCAGGGCTGACTAACGAAGGCATCATTGAACTGCTCAACTGCTACTCGCTGACGCAGATCAAGGACTTTCCGCCAGGCATCCCAACCACTCAACTGCCACAAGGTCTCGACCTGCTGCATTTGATCCAGCTCCGTTTGGGTGCTGACCGTATGCATCGTGGTATGCCAAACATGTTCGGCGGTATGCCAAACATGTTCCCCGGCGGCGTGTTCCAAGCCAACATGTTCAATGACGCGCGGTTCAACAAACCTCAGGGTGTATTCGATGCTGCCCGTGAAGCAATGCGTGGTGCGTATCGCCCAACGGGTTCTGCCGGTCAGCCTGGTGGTTGTGAAGTGAAGTTCATCCCGAGACTGAAGTTGCATTTTGTTCCGGCTGAAGCTGATTCACTGATCGACCTCATGAACAACATTCGCCGGTCGGTTATCAAGCAAATTGGCTTGACCATGGCAACTACAGATCGTGACGTGTTTGTAGAAACCTTGATCGAGCAAATTCACGTTGTGTTGATGCGCAACCCATTCCCTGACGGCGTAGTTCAGAACAAGGATCAACAGATAACACTGGAAACAGGTTACCCTGTACAGTTGACCCGCGGGTTGATGGTGGACTACCGGTTCACCAACTGGATTTTGTATCCGCGTACTGATGCCAACAAAGACGGCGCTATTACCGGGCCTCTCGATTGGCTGCGTTGGGGTGGTGGCATGATGGACGATTACGATATTGGTCGTCCTATGCACAACACCACTCTACCGTTTACTGTTACCGATTCGTTCTCGTTCGTGTTGAACATGACCCTGTCGATTACCATGGAACGTTTTGAGGCTGGACTGTACGCCATGTCTGGCCTTCCAAAGCCACAGCTGGATGATCATGTACGTAAGGTTACCAAGGCGTTGCAAGGTCGTGCCAGAGACCTAGCGTTGTTGCTGGCTGTTGAGCCTGGTAAAGAAGTACGCCTGCATTACACTGTCGGTCGTATCGAAACGCTGGCTGAAGGTCTGCAGAAAATGCTGTGGAGTGATTACAGCGGCTGGTGTGTCCACAGCGATCTGGTGCACAGCGAGCAATACGACATGAAGGTGCCGGCGTTCATCGTCACCGGTAGCGGAATGTACAATGGGCAGGTGCTGTAAGTAATACCTGAATAGCCGTGGGGAATATCTCCCCACGGTTTAACCTAGCTGTTAAGAGGCTGTTATGGACGAACATAATCACACCGTTACCGCTGGACTGTCTTACCGTCAACAGGAAGACGCCGTCCTTCAGTATTTCGCAGATAACTGGACAACCAATCCTAAGAAGCTGAAAAAGATGGCGCTTAAGATTTGGGCTGACCAACCAGATTGGATTCAACGTGGTCTGCTGCAAAACATCATCGAAGACGACAAACCTGCTCAGCTGTTGGAGATGTTCTTTACCATCATGGCTGAGTGGAAGGATGTCGTGCCTAAACTGATTGCCGACGGTAATCACGGCATGATCATCAAGGGCAGTAACGAAATTCACGGGTTCGACCTCAAGGCCAACCCTAAGTGGTTAACCGAAGACGATCTCTGGAACCATGAACAGGAGATCGAGATTCAAGACACCGTTATCAGGCAGTGGATGGCCCAGGAAGGTCTCACCAAGTTCCACGGCAAGATCGTGTTGTTCGACGAGTTCGGCTTCTCCGGCATGCTTCGTGAAATTATTGAACCGAGACCAAAAGCGAGACAAGCAAAATGACTGACAAGCCACGGTTTAATTACGACACAGCAGAGATTGTTGGTGAGCGTTTGGGTAAGCTCTTTGAGGGGTTGCACAAAGAGCATGCCATGGCAGCAATCGAAGAATTCATCGACGACTATACACACAGCGTATTTGGTGTCGGCGTCATCGATGCTTTGCGTCGTGTCAGTTTGCCAGAACGAGGACGGTCACAGTGTATTCAACCACTGGCTGAAGGTCGTGCTGTACTGGTGTCCGCTTATGGGTTTAACGTTAAGACCAACACCAAGTGCAAGTGCGGTCGTGCTTTCTTGGTACTTGACGAAATGAAGCGCGAAGACCGCGATAAAGAAATGGAAAGTCTGGGGTAGCCACTTCATGAAAAAGAAATCGAAGTTAGGAGTAAGTCCTAAGGGTGCTGTTGTTCTGCGTGCTCGTGAGGAGGAACGCCGTCGTAATCTTCCTCGTCCGGTGATCATCACACCTAGCGCTGTTCATCGTGAGCCCAATCCCATTGTGGGGTTGATGCGAGAGTTCCCTGTCCTTGGTATCTTGAACAGGGATCTGGTTGTTAACAAGGAACTGATCGACATCATTGATGGCGAGTTCCACGTCGTGTTTACCGGACACCCATTCCCGGATGAAAAGAAATACGACATCGTAATCCCCAAGGTACGTGGACTCGATCCTCCTTCGGCCCACTACCACACCATCGAAGAAATTGACCACACTAATTCCGTAATTAATCGGTTTTTTGAAACGTGGGTTAAACCTGTTATTGTTGGAAGTGAAGATAAATGAGCGAATACGTATTCCCTGTAGACCTGCCAGCATTCCAACAGGAGTTGCACATCCTGAGCTGGTTTCAGGAGAACTTCACCACTAACCCCAAGAAGCTCAAGAAAATGGCTGCTCGGGTTCGCCCTCTGTTGCCTGAGTGGATCCAGAAAAGCCTGTGCGATACCTTGATCCTTTCGAACGATCCAGTTCGGTTCATGAAGCGTGCCTTCACGGATCTCGCTGCTTACCCGGCCATCATGGCGGGTCTGATCGCTGATGGCAACCACGGCATGATCATGCTAGGTGCCGAGATCTACGGCATCTCGCTGGACACTAACGAGAAGTGGCTCAATCCAAACAAGGATGGTCGCTGGTCGTTAGAAGATGAAAGCGACATTATCGACAAGGCCCTGCTTCACTGGATGGCCAAGAACCGCATGCGTACGTTCAATGGTCGTCTTACTCTGTTCACTGAGTTTGGCTTCTCTGGTATTCCGTACGAAGCACCCCATCGTTTCGATGACACCACCTGGGCCAAGCTGACAGAAATCTGGGCAAAGGAAGACAACGAACGCACCAACTTGGAACTCCAGTACCTGCTTAATCCAGAATTGATGGAAGAAAGCAATGAAACCTCACAACAAACATCCGTACAAGGGACACCACTATAACCGTCACACCCTGCGTGTATTCGCACTTTGTATTATCGTGGGTGTGTTGTTTGCAGTGGCGTCTTTCTTTGTTAATTAGGGGAAGATCATGGAACTTGAAGTAGCAGAGTACTACATTCCTGCTGAAGACGAACCCAGTGTGTTCCGTTCCGATAACAATTATTGGGCGTGGCCACTGTGGTTTGATGCGAGGCAAAGGGGTGCGTACTACGCCGATTGGAAAGAAAAGAATCCTGATAAACCGATGTACCATTGCCCTCCGGCTTGGTTTGCTTTGCAAGATCCGATAATGGAAAGCGTCAAGCTGATCAAGCGGCTGCGTAACGAGTTGCAACCAAACTGGTTACCAGATCCTCCTGTCTTCGATCCAGCACCCACCATGTTTATCGGCGATACCCGCAAGATCAGTTTGCGCTGGGTGTTGCAATACGCTCGTGACAACAACATGTCTCCGGAGTCTGCGGTGTTGGTTGCCGAGCACGAGCGCGATCTCAGCGGACTGACGCTGGATAACCAGGAATATTGGCAAGACCGTTGGTGGAAGGACATCATGGCTCTTCCTGGGATCGGTTACCCCATCTGGCGCTACAAAGTCGGTCCCGAAACTGTGGCGGTTCCGTATCTACTGCTACCCGGCCCAATAAGCGAGTCCATCGTTATTGTCCAGGTACATGAAAAGAACCCCAAGATAACCTACAAGCTGGTTACCATCAAGCAGAAGGGTGGTGAATTTGTGGGTGAGTTCACTGGTTATGAAGGTTTTGGTCAAGAACAACTGACTGCACTCCTTCATACGTTCTGGGCTGGTTTCTAATCAGGAGTCTTGTAATGGCAAAAGAGTTTAAACCAAAGGTGGGTGTGACTCCGACGGGTGCTTTGGTGCGTCTGCCTAAAGAGTACATCGATGTAAAGTGCGGTGGTCTCACTACACACGAGATGAACGCCAACGGACGTCTGTATGCACCTGGGTCTATGGACAAACTCGTGCACGACTGGAAACCATCGAAGGAGTTACAGGACCTGCTGGATAATCCACCTAAGTACACCTTGGGTGTGTTGGACGGTAAGGCATGCATCTACGAGGAAGGTAAGTGGCCTCGTGGGTTCTCTCCTGTGGTTACCACCGATACTCCCGGACGCACTGGTGTGGTATACACCAAAGAGGCGTTGGAGAAGTTAGCCGGCCAACAACTACGCCTCAGCAAGAACGATCTTGTTGTACTGAGTGCGCTGACTAAACCGGAATCGTTTAACGTTAGCGTGCGCTCTTTCAGTGTGCCGCCAGAAGAACCTCACGAGTGCTACTTTCGCACTGTCACTGTTGATTTCCCAAAAGACTGAGCACTATGGCAATTCTGTCACAGCTGGAAGATTACAAAGACCCCTTCAAAGAAGAGAAGGCGGTGTTCGACCACTTCACCAGCAACTGGACTACTAACCCCAAGAAGTTGCAGAAGCTGGCTACCCGTATGATTCAGTCGGGTGACTATTCGGAATACCTAGTAGAGGGTGTTCTAAAATCTGTTTTGCGGACCAGGGACCCACTTGGGTATCTGAAGGAATGTATTAACCAGCACGCTGATTATGCTGTGATCATCCCTGATTTCATCGAGCAAGGGTTCCACGGGATTATCAAGGATAAGTGGACTGACACTCTTTATCCGCTTGAAGTTAAGGCGTTGGCTAAATGGCTGAAGCTTGAAGACCGTTGGTCAGAAGAGCAAGAGATCGAAATCATGGAGACAGCAGTTTCTTCATGGATGGAAGCAAACGGTTCCACCAAGTTTGACGGTAAGGTATTGCTGTTTCCCATCTTCGGGTTCAGTGGTTACTTCCGTGTAATGAAATTCCCTCGCAAGGAGTAACGTATGAACGCAGTAGAGAAAGATGCAATCCCGATGCCTACCGACCCTATGTGGCACCTGGCACGTAAACCACCGGGTATCCGTAGCAAACCTCGCCCTCGTCGCGTAGTGCCGCTGGACGATCCTGCAAAGGCTCAGGAAGACAAAGGTTTTTACCTGTAGGGGGTTTTGTGGACGAGAAGCCCAAAAAGAAGATCTTGATAATAGGCATCGGGACTACTCTCGGGACCGATGCTCTGAAAGAAGCGCTACTGGATAAAGCCGTAAAGGAAATTGCTCCAAATCACGGCTATAAACAGCGAGCCAAGAAAGGTCGCCCTCAAAGGCCGTATTAAGTAAGGACCGAGCCATGAAAAGTAACCGTATTGGTCGCGCCTTAGTTGGCGGGGTTCCGGTCATTGCCGACCAGGACACACTTATTAAGCTGAAGGTTAAGTTTACACCTTTAGGGGAACGTGACCTCGCTAAGTACCTTGAGTGCCAAGAGGGTGTTCTGTACGGTAATACTAGTCTTCCCGGCATGCGTATTCTTAAGGCGTACGTTGAAGAAAACAATCTTGATGTAGAGGTGGCTCGCGATATGAAGATGGGTCGTCGCGAGAACCGTAATAATCGACGTAATAAAGCTAAGGCTAACGAGGAGTAAAACATGGGTTGGATTACAAACATTAACTTCTTGGATGGTGTTGAACTTAACGGCACCAAGGTTGCTCGTGGTGTGGGTACTCAGGTTCGCTGGGATCTCGGTATCGGCGGTTTCAACATCGACAAGAACGGCAAGATCTTGCCTGATGTTTGGCACGGTCACCCGTTCGCTGGTAAGGCGAAGGACGACTACGAGAAAGAACTGGCTAACTGGACGGGTCCTATGGATACCACCATGGGCGTTCTGTTCTTCAAGGAAGGTCAGCTCTGCCATCTCGATCTGTGTCTGGATGATGTGGGTAGTTATCTCCTCAACCACACCGGAACCGACTGGGCCTGTCAGCGTGATCAGATCTACCGGTCCATGACGTTGGAAGCTTTCGAAGCTTTCGAAAAGGAGATCAACGAGTTCCGGGAGAAGTTGTTGTCGGATTCTCCTCTCGATGAAGAAGATCCTGACGAATACGCTTTTTCTGTTGCACGCAAGATCTACAAAGAACGTACCGGTGAAATCACCGATCCGTACTACGCAAGGGCTGGTTAAGGAGATAACAATGTCCGCTAACAAAGAAGAAATAGACCGCCGAAACAAAGTAAGTGCGTGGTTAGAGACTCGCGGGAATACTTGTCTGGCGGGGATTGCCTCGGCACTGTTTACGACTGTTCACGATACCAAAGGTGGCATCACCATGCTTGCACATGGCTACCTTGACGCCGCCGGCAATCAGAGCTGGTTCGAGCTCAATGTGCTCGACCATGATTTGGTAGTTCTTGAGTTGCTCAGCCGGACCAGCTCTGAAGATCCAGATTAAGTTGTAGTTTGCTTCACATCTATATTACCCGGGTAGTTGTAATAACACTCTTTCTTACACGTTTCTAAAAGGATACAACTGTGGACCAGGTCAAGAATCCAGTTAAGCTTTACATTACCGCAACCGAAGCTCGTGGGCTTGCAGCCATGGAGCATTACCAGTCGCGTGAACTGACCGACGTTGAGAAGGTCATCAAACACATCTGGACTGTTTCCCGTATGGCGAACAGCACGGTTGCAGAACGTGGTGAGAAGAAGAAGGAAGTTGACTTCACCGTCAAGACCCTGCTCGACTTCTGTGGTGACGATCGTCTGGCTAGCCGTATCGAACTGGCCGCCTACAGCCCCGAGATCATGAAGGACCTGCTGGCGGTTTACCCGATGGTCGAGTTCGAAGATCTCATCTGCCAGAGAGTTACTTTGGCACCGTTGGCCTTTGCACACGCCGCTGGTTATTCCTTCGCGCAGGTTAAAGGTTTCGCTGAGTGGTTGTTGTCGTTCTATGCCGTGTTGGAGAAGCTTCCTAAGGGCGTAGAAACGTACATCGGTACCCCACAGACCGACTACATCGGTTTGAAGGGTGTGTGGCTCAGAACGCAAGACAAGAAGTTCCTGGGCTATGTGCTGAACCCGGTCACCCAAACACAAATCAATGGGTTGTTCGGGCTGCAACGTATCCCAGGTGGGATGATCTCTCCGATCGATACCATCCAGCGTCTGGAGCTGTACAAGGAACCGGATCTGTACCGCCGGGTTCAAGTAGAGGCACCGACCACCAAGTTCAAACTGACGTTTCCACTGACCATGGATTACTCGGGCAAGTTGTTGAAAGCGGTCAACGAAGAAACCAATAGCACTTACTACTTTTGCTTGTAAGCGTTATTGGCGGCATGTTACGGACAAAACACAAAACAACATTAGGAGTTTGTAGATGAATATCAAGAAGATTGGTTTTGGTCTGATCACAATGATTGTGATCTTGTTTGTTGTTTCTCCGATGTTCGCAGCCGCGAATACAAATGTAACCAGTCCCAACTATGACGTCAACTCGAAAGAGCGGACGTACAAGTGCGAGGCTTTCACCAAGAACTCCGTGCAGTCTGATGGTAAACTCACGGATAACAAACCGAAGTACTCAATTACTACGGTGCGGGAAGATAGCAAAGGCTTCACGATTGAAGCTGGGGGTGCCTTCAAAGAGAAGATGTTCCTCAGTAGCGAGCTGACAGGTCCGTTCAACAACTTCGGCTCTGATAGCAGAACTATCCTGTCTCTGCGTAACGATGTACCGGGTGCGCTCTATTTCACGATCTACACTTTTGCTGATGAGCAAGACCCGGAAGACCGTCCGCGTAATGCGCCTATCGAGAACCTCACCGTTCTGGGTCAGTGTCGTCGTACGCAATAACTGCAAGTAGATTCCTAACCCACAGGAGCCTTAGGGTTCTTGTGGGTTAGGGTCTATTATGCTTTCTAATTTGTAACTGCACCGCCTATTTATTACTAACAGCCCGGACGTTTATGCATCTGGGCTGTTATGTTCGGCTGACAGGTTAATGGAGTTGTACATGAAACTGAAGACACCTGTTATAATGCGGAAGTTTAAAGCGGACACGATGGTAGATCCTGAACGAGCTATCGTCGCTAACCTGTACGAAAGTCTGATTCGTTTTGAAGCAGACCTTGCCAAAGAACATGTCAATCTCACTGACACTCAAATGAAGGGGTTGGTGGAAGAGTTTGTTAACACAACACTAGACTACGGGCTGGTAGCCTTTAATGCATTCAAGGAGCCGGTTGGGCTGTTGTTTGTAGACAAGGGCCAGCCTTACGAGATAGCGGGGTTGTACGTGTCTCCTGAGGTCCGCTCAAGTGGCGTGGGAGAAAGACTCATCAGGGTGTTCCAAGTTAACCTTGGTAACATACCTGTTCAAGTTCAGTGCTTTGTCGGTAACCTTCGGGCTATGGAGTTCTACAAACGAGTAGGCTTCGAGTTTGAACTCGGCAGCATGTTCAATAAAGGTACACTACCTAGCCGCACTGCGATTTAAGATACATTGGATCTTAGACCTATATTACTTGGGTAGAATAGTAATAGCACTAATTCATAAGGATGAAATTTGACATGTGGGCAGCAATGAGCGCTTTACCGATGATTTTCGCAGTTCTTGGATTGGGTGTGTTTGCAAACGCCCCTTACAGTTTTGCCAAGGGCTGGGTTAAATCTCAAGCAGTTTGGGAATGGGTACTCTTGCTGGCTGTACTGTTGAACGTAGGTTTGTTCATCAAGCAAGTTCCAACAATTGTTTTCGTCGATTCTACTCTCGTTTCACTACACAAGGAAGCACGTTAATGAGTAACGATAAGAAGTTTGTAGCAGCACCGTCCATGGAGTGGCTGGTTAAAGGTGAGAAGGATTCCTTTGCTCACTACCTGCAACGGCCGCGTGAAGATTTGCCTTGCTCCGACATGAGCGATGACACGCTGGCCAACTATGCGTTCATGTACTACAACCGTCCCCTCGGTGAAGAACACGACATTCTGCTGGGCAGGGCTGAAGGTCACCATCCGAAGATTGCTTTCATGACTGCAACCAAAGAACGTATGCGCTGGTTGGCTCGTCGTGTGGCGGTACTGGAAGGCAACTACCCTGAGGTCGATATTCCTTACGACATCGCTGCCAAGGTCGCCAAGCAGGAACGTCGTCTGATGACCGAGTACGAAAACCTGTTCAGCGGGTTGTGCACTGCGATGGGTACTGACAAAGGCTTTACCAGCAACGTCGGGGCTCGCAAAGCCGGCAAGGAACTGGCAAAGCTGGGTGTTGATGAGCGTCTGATCCACAAGGGTCTGTGTGTTTACATGCATCTGGGTAACTACACACTTACCGAGTGGTCCCAGACTTACACGGAAGCGATGAGTAATCTGCGTGAGCTCGTAGCGGCTTACGAGAAGTTGTCGGGGGTAACAGTTGTTCCTACTCAACGCTACATCCTGACCGACATGCACGGTGCCCGCGGTGTGGTCTGTGAAGTCATTCCTGATGACCAAATGCCAGAACCGGGTGCTTACGACAAACCGGTGGCGGAGATCGTTCACCTCGGTCGTCGTGCTGCTGAAGTGACGTACACCGACACTGGTGGCAACAAAGTCTCGTCCCATCCGTTCGCGGTAAACGAGAACCGTGCGCTCGAAGCGGCCAAGGCAACCTTCGATATGGCCGGTATTTCGGTTCCTTTTCATCTTTCGAAAGAAGAACGGTGCCTCTTCTTCCACGTCAACGGTTACATGACTGCTGAAGAACTCGAAGCACTGGTGTATCTGGTCAGGAACACCGAGCTGAAAGGTGACTCTGGAAAGCTTTTCGCTTCGGACCACGTGGTCGTTCCAAATGTTGCTCGTGCCGAACGTCAACTAAACCGGTTCGGCCCTGGCGAAGAGTACTCCCACCGCAGAGCTCATTTGAGCTGGTCGCGGCAAGTACTGGGCGTCTACATGGCACTGGGATTGGAACACGCGTCGGTCACGCAAAGCTTCATGGTGAAGAAGGTTCGGGAGGTTGTTGACGTACCTGAAGATGATATCCGTGTTGCTTTGGGTTTCGATACTGAACCGGATTTAATCAAGCGGCTGTTTGTGCTTAACGAGCTCTGTAAGCATCTGTCCAAAGCTGGCAAGATTGTTCCTACCCAGGAGCCTAATCCAGAAGCTTCGCGGACGGCCTTCTTCCCATTCCTCCAGGAAGGTATGTTCAACAGTACACATGACATTCTCGGCAATCCGTTGCCGGTGTTCTTTGCTTCCGAACAAAATGGTGCTGGTGGCGTTGCACAGAAGAACCTTTCTGTGTTGCGTGATCTGAATGACCGCGAGTTCAGTGAGTTGTTTACTCGTGTCATGCAGCGCAATATCACCGGTGAAGAAGCGAAGCTGTACGGTCACTTCTCTACCGCTGATTTCTGTAACGTTGCAAGCGATCGCCTTAACCGCGAATCGTAACACTTTCAACCGTTTCAATTAGAGGAGTTTCGGCATGCCTTCAAAAGAACACGGTCCGGTGATTACTATTACTGGACTTGATAAAGAGCTTGGACAACACATCTTCAAGTTGGTTGCTAACGCTCTTGCAGATAACAATGTTCGAGGTCTGGTTCGTGTTGAACATGCTGAACGTCCTCACTTCCTGTTTGCTTCGGCATCGCAGGTAGATGAAGCGGTTGGCATCCGGGTTGGTATTGGTGGGGAACATTCCATCGTACTCAACCCGGGCATCATGCTTGACGGGCACTTCACTCTCGAAGAGCTCGATGGTATCTCGTACAAGTTGCACGGCGGGGTCTAACTTCGCCTTCTTGTTGTAAACCACTTACCGGGGAACACTCGATTCCCCGAATTACTGGAGTAATGATCATGGCTAGTCTTTTTCGTAATCGTACACTGTCCAATGCCTTTCCTCAACGTAACGTAGTTATTGAGTCGACTGGTGTCCGCAGTAAGAATGATGACATCCTCTTCCGCTGCTCGATTGACTTCGGCTACAGCGGTAAGTTGCTGCGCGGTATCAGCATCAAGGCTGTTGGCAACACGTTCAAGAACATTACCAAGGATCTGCGTGAATACCAAGAAAGTATTGGTGAGATCGTTTCGATCATGACTGCCTTGAAAACTTGGGCAGCCGATGTGCGTCACAGTAATGGTGACCTTGCAGCACCTGACGATATCTTCAATCAGGTACTGTGCGAAGAACACCCGCTGATGTTTCATGCGGTGCGTAACAGTAAGGGTATTTCCTTCAAGATCTTTGGTGAAGGCCTGCACGACTTGGAAATTGCAATGGACTACAAACAGGCCGTCGCATTCCGTTCGTTTAACATCAAGATTGATTCCATCATCAATGCGTTTAACGCGCACTTGGCGGACATCAAGAACACCTCTCTCGCCACCATTCTGCAAGGAGCAGCTTAAATGCGTAAGTTTGTGATGTTGTTGCTGTTGTCCCTGGTATCGTTGTCTGCTATGGCTAAAACCATGCAGTGTACCGAGTTCGGTCATACCGATCTTAGCGCAGACGGCCAGCCAATGAAGATGACCAAACGCGTAACCTCGTTTAACATCGAAGATGATAAAGTCATTGTCGGTGCTGATGTTTACGTCATGGGTGATCCTAGTAAGGTTGACCTAGAAGGTTTGGCGATCACTTACTTCCAGCAAGATGATGACAAGGTCCTGTACCTCTACATCAACGAGCAGGATCAGGAAGAGATCGGTATCAGTCGTCTGCGTCACGACAGTGACGACATGTTCGAAGATAAGTCTGTTTTCTCTGGGTGTTCTTTTGAAGTACCCGCCACGAAACAGATGAAGGTACGTGATACAAGCCGAGCTGTAGATGTCAGAAGGGTGAACAACACTCTTCCAGTTTACAGCTTCTAACTACGTTATTGTCTTTGAGGAAACTGTTATGCAGAAGTCACCCGCTGAAATGCAAGAAGCTGTTGATGCAGAGATTGCCGCTGTACTGAAAGAAATCGATGCACTGGGCAAGTTGATTCTGGAGCCCATCCTCGCTAACCATCGCACTGACCACGCACTGTGCATGGAGATTATCAAAGCGGTGCGTGAGCAGAAGCCATTCCAGCGAGAAGAAGTAGATAACCCCATTGGCGTGTTCATAATGGGTGCTTTGGGTGATGCGCTTGAACGTCACCCAGAACGCAGGGGTGATATTCTGCAGGCGCTGATGGAAGAGACCCCTGTTGCGAAGACCTACCCTACCGGTGTGTCTTTGTCTACCACCATGCACCCAATGCGACGGCGGAGTGTTGATGACATCGGTTCCCTCGGTGTCATCAGTCCAATGAGCACCGCCCCTGTCAAGAAGCCAACTCACCCTGCGCCGGAGCGTCTGCAATGAGCCAACAAACTGTGTTCTTGTTTCTCCAGAAGCTGCAACTGGAAGAACGCCTTGTACCTGGCATCATCATGGTCAAGAACAGCAATGGGTTCGGTGACAGTCTTGCCAGTAAGTTTGTTTCGGTGGACGACGAGACTGAAGCAGAGATCAATGCTTACTCTAAAACCCTGAACGACGATGAGCAGAAGTTTCTGGTTCGTGTGGTGGGTAAGCGAGCTGATCTGTTTAAGCCTTCGCCTGAAGATTTGATTCCTCAGGTGCCGGAGATGGAGGTGGGTGGTTATAAGAACAACCCGCTTAAGTCGTCGAGTGATGTTACTAGTCACCCGTCTGGTACAGTTACACGGGCGTGGGCGCGGTTGTTTGGAAGGACCAAGGCTTACTTCGGTAAAACTCCAAAGGGTAAAGGGGGTGCGTGATGGGATGGCTTCGTACTGTTAATGTGCATGGGGATCACAAGGTCAGAATTGTGCCTCAGTGTGTTTACCAGCGTGGCAACTACGATCTGCAAGAGTTTGGTTTCGTCGATCGTTATTCCAAGACCATTCAAATGATTTGCGTACATGGTCGTAACGACCCTCTTTTATCGCACCGGGGTAAGTAATATGAATTGGTTTGTGCATGGTACAACTTCTAAGCACGTCGGCTTTATTCGCGATGGTAATGCTTGTGAAGGCGGTAACTGCGAACACTTGACGGATGGTGACCAAGCTTACGGTCAGTCGTCTGAGTGCGATAGCTTCGGTAGCGAAGTTTATCTGATGTGCAAAGAGTGCTACGAGAAGTTCCTCGTAGATCGTGTAACTGAGCTGGTCGATTGTGATGACTGCGGGATGGACTTACCCCGCAATGAAACGAGAAGTTATATTCCTTATTCGGTGGACGAACTTCCTCGGATAAAGTTTCAAAAGACCATCTGCAACACGTGCTGGGAAATGCCTCAGCATCAAAGGAGATTGGAAGTCGACAAGGAAGATCGTGCAGCAGATGAGCGCGAGTTGGCTGAGAACAATGATGAGTTCTGGGACGGCGACGACATCGATGATGATGACTTCGACGATCTGGAAGATGAAGATCGTATTCCGGGCGATCAGGACATGGATTCTTTACTGTGTGTGTACGATACAGGGCACCCAGTGAAGCGTGAGATCTTTAACCGGGAATTTAACGGGGACGTTCATTTATTGCACGTCTACTCGAAAACCATTCAACGTATCGTTGTCGGTCCTAAGGGGGAAGTGAATCATGGCTAATAAACACACTGCTGCAAGTGATGCCGAGTTTCTTAAGCAGATGGAGGCCGACGGTCTTCCCCCTGACTATTACACGGTACACGCCAAGCCCGGCACTATCGAAGCAATCTTCGGAGAGCTTCCGTACTCTACTGCCACTGATCTTCGTCAAGCGGCGATGGACGCTGTTAACTGTACTGGCCGGGATCTGTTTGATCCTAACCATGCATTTAACATTCGTCAACGTCGTGAAGCGGCTGTGGCTGCTGGTCACCTCAACGCGGACTTCGATGGTGATGATCCTATCCCGTCACCTTTCCGCGGTGTAACACTGGCTCGCTGCGAGTTCAAGGGCGAGCCTTATCGTTTGACGCTGGACGTTGGTAAACCGTTGTTGATTTTCTACCGTGGCGAGTCGGCAGAACTGGATAAACGATTCTCGTCGAATATCCGTTCTATCGTGGTGCGTAAGCGGCGGTCTGCGCTGGAAGAGTTGATGATTGGCATCTGTCAGCAACATCTCTGTGGGAAAGTCGAGCAGAGTGTTATCGACGCGATGAGCAAGCACTTCATCGACGTTCCTCCGATGTGGGAAGGTGGGATAACGAGACACCTTCTTCCACCAGCAGAAGCAAAACGTCGTGTTCCTATCGTCGACGATATCAGCATCAACTTCCTTGATGTGTACGTCGGTCCATCTCGCGGTGGTGTCGGTGGTCATGTAGATCCTGGGGTGGGTGATATCCACATCAACCTCAAGGACTACACTGTACGGCCACTTCGTGTAGAACATCGCTTCAAACCTCTGGCCGAACTGCGTAAGGATAAGTGACATGCCGGCATGGGCTTATGTAATCGAAATACTCATCGCGGTGTTGGCGGGTGGTTATTGTCACATTTATACCGTGGTGTCTACTGAAATGAAACCTTCCGGTAAAGAAGCATTCAAAGCGGCCGCGCTCGCGTGGTTCTTCTTTGTTGTTCTCGTTACCATCATTCTGCACATGGGCTGGGTGTTGAGAACAATCACACTCGGCTTCATCTCCTACGACTTCTATTAACACAGGGAAAAATAACAAATGGCAAAGGTAATGATCCAACAGAAGCTGGGTCTGGATAGCTTCCGTAAACTCACCGACCAGATCAAGGCGGAAGGTGTTCATGTGGTAACCTCGGATGGTCGAGATATGAGCACTCGCGCAGTACTTCAGCCAGACGTTATCTGCAAGGTGCAGAGCGCGTTTAACCTCGGCAAGAAGATCGACGTACTGTTCGACCGTCAAGACGTTTTGACGAAAGGCTACGAATTCCACTTCACGAAGTTCAACGATGTGTTTTACCTCGTTCGGAAGTAACTGAGCAACATCCTCTCCCTTAAGTCGGGCCAACAGGCTTGAGGGAGAGGTTTACTACTTTAATTTTTTGCTACTGCTAGGAGTAAAAGGGAATGTCTAAATACACAAAGGGAACGGTTAACTTTGATCCACTTATTGTGCTGGGTAAAGACTTCCTGCACGGTCCTTACAAGAGTGCTACGACCGCGTTTGAGTACGCGTTCGAAGTCAAGCCATTCCTGTCTAAGGCTAAGCAGAAGAAAGGCGAGCCAGAGAAGTACGACTACACGTGGTCCGGTCATTTCAACCTGATCATGAACTCGATCCGCATTCACCTGCACCAGCCGGCTGACGATCACGGTCTGGTGGATCAAGAGCAGAAGCTCAACATGGCCAAAGAGAAGCTTGACTTCTTCCTCAAGGAGATCAAGACTCGTTACAAGACACCGGCCAAGGGCTCTATGCAAGAACGTCACTGGTTGAACAAGCTGGACTCCGGTTACACGGGTTACGTGGCGTTGAACATCGATGAGAACGGTGGGGGTACCTTCTCTATTGCTGATTGCCACAAGACGATCATCTATTGGTGCGATGTGTGGCTGGATCCTCTCGGTAAACCGATGAAGAGTGATGATGCTCGTACCAACACCATCAAGAGCCTCGAAGGTTTGTCCAAAGGTTTGGGTCGTGCTATCAAGGCTATTCAGGAACTGCGTAAGTTCTTTGAACGTGAGCTGGAAAGTACTTCGGACTAAAAGAATTCAAGCCTACATTATTAGACTGTAAACACTATTGTTATACGTCCACTCAGGAGATTTATTACATGCAGCGATTCATGAAAATTACCGATACCCAAGACATGGTAGAAGACGTTATGATGGACGTCGCCAAGGCTGTGGTATCTACCATGGGTCCTAATGGCAGGCTGGCACTCATCTCCGTCGGTACCAACAAGAAAGTAACCAAAGATGGTGTAACGGTTGCTCGCTCTATCAAGTTCGAAGACCCCTTCAAAGAACTGATCAACAAAGTCATCACTGAACCAGCGGTCAAGACTGACGTTGAATGTGGTGACGGCACTACCACTACCATCCTGCTGACGGCTGAGCTGTATAGCCTGTTCAGTCAGTTCCCGGGTTACCGTGAGCAGAAGTTCATCGAGCGTCTGGGTGGTCTTCTGATCGACGAGCTGCAACGTATGGCTCGTGTTGTAACGGTCGGTAGTCCAGAGCTGTACCAGATGGCTCTCACGTCCTCTAACGGCGACGTAGAGCTGTCCAAGGTCATCACTGACATCTATGCTCAAGCGAATGGCAAGTTCCCTGAGATCGAACTCAAGGAAGGTGTGACTCGTGCTGACAAGGTTGTACACAGTGACGGGCTGCCGGTCAAGATGGAATTCTCCAATCCATCGTTCAGCGCAACTGGTAACGGTGCCGATACTGACTTCGAACGTTATGTTCCGTTGGTAATCGACGACAACCTGCGTTCCATGCAGCCAGATCAGGCTGTGGAGTTCTTCCGTAAGCTGTTCGACAAGTACAACTTCGGCAAGGACATTGAAGGTGTGGTCATTCCTGTACTGCTGATTGCTCGTTCGATCGACAACAGTCTGAACAGTCTGATCATGCAGATCAACAACGTTTCGCCGAAGGTGAAGTTCATCGGCGTTCAAACCAACTTCGGCGGTTCGGTTGGTACGTTGCTGATGCAGGACATCGCCATCATGTTGGGTGTTCCGTTCTTCAAGACGCTGGCAGATACACTGCACCAAGATGTTAAGGCGTGCACTGTTCCTCTGACTGTAGGCTCTCGTCGTTCGGTGATCCGTCCGAATGATCCGGTAACCAAGACACGTATCACTGATCGTGCCAAGGAAATCGAAACCGAGCTGGGTACTTATGAAGCGGGCGATCGTTTCAGTATGCGTGCGAAGTTCAACGAACAACGTATGCGTAGCCTACTGGGTGAACTGGTCACTGTGTTTGTTGGCGGTGAAACTCAGTCGGAAGTGAAAGAACGTCTGGACCGTTTCGAAGACGTAGGCAAGGCAGTTAAGTCGGCATTGATTAACGGCATCCTGCCAGGCGTCGGTTCTGCAATGATTACTGCCGGTCAGTTTGTTTTCGGTGCGCTGGATGAACAGGAACTGCTGGACTACCCTCCATTTCAGAAGATCGTTGACGTTATGGAGAAGATCACTTTCGCTCAATTCTTCCTGTTGATGAAGGGGATTGTTTCGGAAGACCAGATGCTCAACATCAAAGCAAATGTCATTGACATGGACTGTCCAGAGCCGATCCGTGTGTTGAACTTGGCAACTGGTGAATGGGGTACTCCGGCAGCACTGGGTATCTACGACACTGCTTATGCATCGATCACTGCTCTGAAGGGTGGTCTGCAAACGGCCAAGATCTTGGCTAACTTGGATAGTGTTCTGCTTGGCGATAAATCGTCCGCAGTACAAATCCAGGACTAACCACGAAACTGTAGTGAATGGGGGTCTTCGGATCCCCTTTCTTTTTTGCAATACAAGAGGTTGTTATGACAAAGGAAATGGTTGAACTGCTTAAACCGTTTAGCTGTCTGTTCATTCTTATTTTGATTGCCGCTGGTGTTGGGTCGGGTAAAGATAGTTATTATCTGGCGGTGGCGTTCTACTGCTGGTACATACTTCGTAGCGGTAATGGTGTGGGTCCTGCCATTATGCGGACATTGTTGATCGTTGGTGTTGTAGCGTTACTCGAATGGGTCTTTGGTATCTAGTCTTTAGGGCGGATTCTATGCAGGGTTTATTCCAACCTTGTGAATTCCTCGGAGAACTCCAATGGCTGGTAAAACGCACATTGCGCTTTTCGTTGAACGTTTCGTCAAGTTCAACTTGAACCGCTACGCCGGAGATCCGGAAATGTTGCCCCTATTTCAGGGACTGACTGAGTCGGATCTTCAAATCAGTGATATTGCGACACAGCCCAACGGCCGTCGTAGTGCCACGATTGTTTCTGCATCGCGTAACTTTCGCGGTAATCCGCTTCAAACTTGGACGCCTGCGCCTGCGGCGACCACGCTGGGCCTATACTTGCTCAGAAACAGTACTCCTCTGGTTGACATCAACGCATTAGAAATCCAGACCATGCCAGGTTTGTATTCCTACCTCGACGCTGGTGTGCCAAAGGTAGGTGTTGTTATTGCTTCCTCTGTTGCTGCTGGCGCTGAGAAAGCTGCGATTGAAAGCGTAGTCCGTGCTAATTTGGCCTACGATATCCCAACCATCGTTACTGTCGGTAACGACACCTTTACCCAGCTTATCGGCGACACTTTCTACGGTAATCTGGAATGGGTGAAAGGCATCGTACCAATCAAGGTGATTCCACCTACTGACTATGGTGTCCTGACCAACCCCACGTAACCGCTGTACTAAATCCACCACTGGGGTCAAACCTAGTGGTGGATTTATATGGCCGATACACGAATATTTAATGTAACTATGATGACTATTGTTTACACCAGAAAAAAAGGTCATCATTAATAAGGAACTACCATGACCGTACAAATAAAAGCAGATTTCACTACCGCGGTTGAGGTAGAGGACGAGTTCGCATCGACTATGCGTGCTCTGGATCCAAAGTTCGCAGCATTGTTCTTAGATAAGAAAGTCGCCAAAAATACGCTGCGTGAACTGGTGTACTGCGTTGACCATCTGTACGAACTGATGGAGATCAAAGGCTGTCCGGTAAGTACGACTCTGATGAGCCCCGACACCGAGACATTCAAGATCGAAGCCTTCTTCCTGTTTAATGAATTGTTCCGCATGACGAACAACCATTCCTGGAAGATGTCTGTGGTCAACAACGAAGTAAAGGCATCTCTGCGCGATTTCTTTGCCCAGGGTTACCTGACTACCATTGGGTTCTTAATGGACACACTGGGGGTGGATGAGTTCGAGTTCACAATCGACAGACGGCTGTGCTCGTTGGTACTTAACGAGATTGTCCCCGATTCGAAACTCAACGTCTTGGAGTTCTACGACTTCGAGGAAAAGATAGGGCTCAAGATTCCGTTTGCAAGGAGCCGCGCCGGTCACTCTTTAAAGGTGAAATGATCATGATAGATCCAAGAGACCTGCTAGACGAAGAAGGTGAATTTAAAACAGGCATCATTGACAAGATTTATCAGCAACAACGTAGGCGTCGTATCCGGGTATTTAGTTTGATCGCTGTTTTGTGCGTTATTGCCTTAGTAGTAGGCGCGGTGATCGGCTTTAAGGTTGGTGTTTAAGATAAGGACATCTTCAGACCTACATTACCTAGGGGTAGCAAAGACGCTCGTTTAATTGTGGTATTTTCCACGTTAGGTAAAAAGGGATCGAATATGTTAGAAGCACTGAGAAGGACGGAGGATCACGATGGACTGATAACTAATAATACCGAGAGCAAAAGACTTAAGTATTTCAAGTACGTAATGAACGACGAGTTTGTGAATGCTTTCATGGCTTCCATGGGTGACATTCACAAGTTGCAGGAATTCGTTTACGCTATCGATGTCTTGGTAGAAATTAGCAGAAGTCGTGACTTCCCTTCAGGCCGTTTGCTGAACAACGTCGACATCACTCAGAAGGCAGCATTCACTCTCGGACAGCTGGCCCGGTGGACACGCGACAAATCGTTGTTCGGTTGCCAAGTAACACCCGACACAGCCGAACTCGTCGACGAATTTTTCAGTTATAACTATCCCGAGTTATTCGGTGAGTTTTTCAACAAGACCAAGTTCCCGTTTGCAGCATTTACATTAGACGGAGTTTGGTACCAGTTGATGATCGTCAGAGAGTTCTCCGCCCTGCGCGAGTACGCAGCAGTGAAACTCATAAGCAGTCAGTCAGATATCGCCGTCTACATTCCGTTCCTTAAATCCCGGCTAGGGCTTTGAGTGAGACTATTACCCTTACTAGCACGGTGCTAGTAAGGGTAATATATTTCTTTTTTACACCGCTGTAACTTTGTAACGCACTACCAACAAGGAGTTTTACCCAATGACAATCCAAGAACAGGCGCCACAGGTTATCACCGAAGAGGAAATGCTTAAGCTTGCTCCGAATGCCAGTAAAGAGACAGTTAATCTTGCCTCAAACGGAGATGCTTACGTCTGGCATGAAGGCAAGGAGGGTTACCAAAACCTTGGGCACGTTTCTACCTTGAGACCAACTATTAGCGACGGGGCTCATACCAACGAGATTCCGGTCTCTGACGTTTTGCCTGAAGCATCGTACCATTCAACACCTGCTCATATTCCTTCTGCGGAAGAGCAGCGTGAGGCAAAGATCGTTAACAAAGCACATCCTTCACTGGATGATGTGTCTACATTGCTGGAAGGGGCCTTGCAGAAGCTTGAGGGCGAAGAAAGTGATGCTGCTTTCAAAGCACTCGATGCCTTGAAGAAGGTAAGGGTTGATCTGCGTCGTAAGCGTCGTAATACCTGGCTGCGTTGGTTGCTCTTCTGGGCGATCGTGGGTGGTGTGGTTTACGGTCTGTATAAGTGGATACCTACTCAGGTGGTGTCCGGTCGTTACACTGTACCAAAGGTATGTTCTGCTCCTTTCGGTCCAGGGTTGATTCAGGGTATGCGCTACTACAACTACACCTACAAGTCGTTGTTCGGCGTTCACTTTACTCTGGAAAGCACTGTACGGGAAGAGACCGACGTCACCAAGAACGGGCAGGAGTTCACTATCTTTGGCTTGTCTCCTCGTAATGAGGCTGCAACCGAGGAAGAGATGGCGCTGGCTGACAAGGTATTGAAAGCTGCCGAGGTAGAAGTGGAAGGCGTTCCTAAACCACCTAAAGGTAAATGGTGGCGTATAAACGTTTGGTCTAGCGACAAAGGTACTCAGTGGATGAAACCAGCCGAGCTGTATTTGTTCGCGTCTGAGAAGTACACCACGTTGGTTGCGTACAAAGACTTCTGCAAATGAAGGGCATCCAACTTTACGATGGTAAAAATGTCCGTATGCTGGCGTATACGGGACGGGTTAATTACAAAGAGGCTTATGAGATGAACAATCGTTATCCTAACGTCGGTACGATCGGTCATGTTGATCACAGTCGTCACACGTATTCGATTCTGCCAGAACTGGTGGACTGGAACAACGGGCTGGTTCGTGTGGGCGGTCGTATCATTCATGATCTCCGTGTTAAGGAAGAAGTTCAGCCTGAACACATGATCATTAACCCACGCCGGGTTTCTGTGATGAACGAGCTCTATATGCAGTCGGCCCATACCGATATCGGCAAGAGCGTGTTCTTCCAAGACCAACGGTTGCTGGAAGATCGTCGTTCGGTGATTCCTACCAAGCAACAGATCGCCATCGACATCATCTACAACCGTCGCCTGAAACAAATGCAGGCAATGCGTAACGCGGTCGTTGTGAAGTACGACGAAGAACAAATCCAGGAGCTGTTGAATGGACAAGGTATTAAAGACGGTACGTAGTCGACTGCTTACAACGGGCCAGCTATTCCACATCAGTTTCAACGGGGCTCTAGCGGGCCTGTGGACACCAGGTACTCAAGCGGGCTTCGATGTACCGGGTGAACACGAAGACAGCTCCTGGGCTTATCCAGAGCCTCCTATGGCTGCTATTGCGGTAGCGCCTAAGGTGGAAGACTGTTTCCGTGGTGTCTTCCCCAATGTGGCGAAGTTCTTTGAGGTCGAGAAGTATCCTCATATGAACTTCTACGTTTATCGTCCTGTGTTCGAGGGTGATGAGCGAGTGGTTACCCCACAAGTCCTTACTAAGGATCGGTGGGTTTGGGACGCTCATGTTACTCATGAGCATCGCATCATTGATCCCGTGGAGATGGAACTGGTAGGTGAGGTGGAGATTATGAACTGTAACTCCTCACCTACCATGCAAACTCATCCCTACGGATACACTGGTTATCCAAAGGAGTCTGTTGGTCCTACGACCATCAAGTACCGTTGGCTTTAGGAGGTACCATGAGTACAACTGCAGAGATTCTCACAAAGGTAAGCGACAAGTTGGAAGCAGCGTTTAACAAAGGCGCTGATGGTGGTACTTACGCTTCATTCGAGGAACTGCGTTCTGCGTTCCTTGCTGAACTCGTCAATGACCTGCCCCAAGACAAAGCACCTACCTTTGTTGACCGTGCACTTATGCGCATTGAGCACATGACTGTTCGGTTCTCCACCGCCCCTAAGCGGAGGGTAACTAATGAAGGACAATAACAATCCGGATCAGGTCGTTATTGCTCGTGAGTTGTACGACGAGCTAACACGGTACGCCGATAGTTTTGCCTACATGCAGAAGGAAGGTGCGTTAACGGTAGTTGAGGGGAATGTTACGCTGAAACGTATGTCGCGTATCAAGTGGCATGCGCGTAAGTTCAACAAGCAACTCCGAGTTGAGCGCAAGGTAAACCTGGCCTTGGAATTGGATCGGGTTCGTCAGAGCAAAAAGGCGTTGTTTGCCTTACTGACGGTGTGTACCGGGAAGCAAGTGTGGCTGCAAGTGCATCCGATCCCAACTGGCGAGACCGTTTACATTCCGGTCACGTTACTGGGTCGAGGGGTGCGGTACAAAGAGTTCGCACTTATAAAGATGAAAGGTGGTGAAAAGGTTGAGAAACCAATTCACATGTTACTCCCCGAATTACCGGAAGGGTTTCATTACCACACGTTGGGTCGTTATCACGGCTTGGCCATTAAACAACCACTGTTTAGCGGTGCCGTTGGCGAACTAAAATAATCTGTCTAACAAGACTAAGCAGGTAACAGCATGATCTCCAAAGGCATTTGCTTTGATATGGATAGCTTCCCAATGCACACCGCAGGGGAAAGGCAGTTCCGGGTATCAGCTCAAACGGGTGAACTCTTTAAGGGCAGGATTCCATTTGCCCGCTTTGGTCATCCGGCACCGTTGATTCGTCATGGGCTTAACCACCCTATCGAGTTCTACTGTGTAACTCTATCGGAACCTGGGATTCTGATAGCACTAAGTGATGACCGGCAAACACGGTATTATTGGATCACTCCAAGCGGTCGTCGTTATCCCTACGTTGTAGATTCGCCCTCGCACAGCTTTGAACAGGCGTGGGATAGTTTGTTTGTGAATCTCCTGCTGGATGATCGGCAATATGCGATTGGGTTGTACAATCGTATTAGTCACATTTTCATCGAGTACATCAAGGAGAAAGAGAAACCCGTACAAGTGGCTGTTGACGGCCACTGGAATCGTGAACGTGTTATGGCCGTACTGGAGTGGGATGAAAGCATGGGGGATCGTGCTGTACAAGTCACCCTGTCTGATCGTGCTCCAGTTCAAGTTCCCTTGGCAGACCACCCTTTGGCTGCCTTGCTTCGCAAATAAACCATTAGTTACTTGAGGATACTGTTATGAACAATCAATACGCCAACTTCCCTGTTTCCGCTGCTCGCCAAGAAATGTTTGCAGCTCAGTTCGAACAGAGTAAAAAGGCATTGGCCGCCGCTAGTAATTACTTCGGTGGGCTTACCGGTCGCAAGATGATGATGTCTGGCTGGGAATACGAGCTGCCTAGCGGTCTGCAGTTGCGCGTTAACCGTCTCCGTGGTCATACCTCCTTTATTGTATCTGAGGGCGGTGGCGGTACCATGTACCTCGTTAACGGCGAGTTCCACTCGTACGAAGAGGCGGTGTTGGGTCTGTTCAAGAAGCTGATGATTGACGACCGTGAACACGCTGTTAATTACTACGGTCTAGTAAAAGATTTCTTCATCTCCTATTTTAAGAAGGTGGAGAATAATTCCCTGTCCATGACCCTCACCGGAAAATGGAAGGGGCAGTTTGTACATCTGGATCTCGAAACCGTAACGGGCATGGGCGGGTCTCTTATCTCCATGCAAGTCGGCGGCAAGGAATTGATGGTGTCTCTCCACACTCACCCGTTGGTAGACCACCTGGGCTAATTAGCCTGTAATTGGATGATTGACATAAGGAAGCTGTTGATGAAAAATGCTAAAGCAACAAAAGCGATGACGCCAGCACCGGTTAACAATGTCCTGTCTCTGGTTCTGGACACTGGTGTTGATTCGTCAAAACTGTTGGCCGTTGGTTTTACCGAGGAGTTCATCAATAGCTACGATGAACGTGTTATTCAGTTCCATAAGGCTACTCTCGATCCGTCGACTATCGCCGGCAAGAACGAGATCCCTTTGACCATCACCGGGCGTTTCATCGGCATGGGTCAACTGAAGAACGCCACGGGTGAGTTGGCGGTGACTGTGGTGTATGCGACCAATCGCACCTACTACTTGGTCAAGAAGCAGCGTGCGGTATTCACTTTCGTGGTGGACGCTACTTCGCTGGGCATGAAGGACGCTATGCGGGAGATGTTGCGTTCCAACTTGCTGAAAGGTCCTCGTATCTTCGGCATGTCGGCGAACATCGTTGAAGGGTTCTGGGTGAAGGCCTTCCAGGCTGTCTGTGATCGCGCTGAGATCATGGAAATCGAATTGAAGTCCAAGGATGGCTTGCCTGTCCCGTCGCGTCTCTACTTCGATCCTAAGCGCCCTGATAACAGTACACTGTCTGTTGGTGGCTGGTGCTATCCGTTCAATCTGGTCGACTTCCCGAAGAAGGCCATCGCCGACGGCACCAAGCTGTGGATCAAGGATCAGGCCAAGAAGGTAGAACCCCAAGAAGCGCCACGGGGTAACCGCATCGTGCCGAAGCCTACCAACAAACGCATTGCTGAAGCAGCATAAAGGAGTGTTCCCATGCCAGTAGTTAATCAATCCCTCGAAGATCGTCTCAACGAACTCGCCAAGCGTTGTTCTCTGGACCACACCTCCATCATTCTGGAATTCGATCCAGTGGGTGAGAAGTGGATCGGTAGTGTGGACGAAGAGCAAGACTTTGAAGGTGACTTGAACGAAGTCGTGGAAGCACTCGAAGCAGAGCTGGACATTTAGTAAATCAGCTATAACTCTCCTACCCCGCAAAGGGTAGGAGAGTTATATGTTTCTTTCTTTTTTTGCTTCGTGTTTATCCGGCGTCAAATACCCACATGTCATTCTGGACGGTGCCGTTCCAACCACCTGCGACGTAGATCTCGTTAGTCGAAGGTAGAGACGCCATGAAGAGTTCTTGTCGTCCGACACTAGCAAGTGCTAACTGGGTCCATGTTGCCTCAACTGGGTCGTAGCACCACATCATCCTGCTGTAACCGGCAACAAGTCGACCACCATGAAGGTAGAGTTTCCCATCCAATACAGCCGTCCGGCATCCAATTAACCCACCAATGGGTTGATCAGGTAACTGAGTCCATGTATCAGTCGCAATGTCATAAACCCAGAAATCCGAAAGATACTGGGCCGTGCTACTGTAACCACCGACGAGGTAGAGTTTTCCGTCAATTGCGGCAAGCGTTGTTTTAGTACGACCTGCTCCCGGATAAGGAGACAACGTACTCCATGTATTCGTGGCGATGTCGTAGCAACGTAAATCGGCGGCAGCGGTGTTAGTCCAACCACTACTTACATACAACTTACCGTTCCACGATGCCATGGCCCCACTGTAACGTGTGGTGCCGGCAAGCTTCGACGTCCAAGTATTAGCTGTAGGGTCATAGACCCATAGGTCGCCTATTTGGGCACTAGACGACCTACCAGAGTGCACCCAAATTTTACCATCGGCTTCACACATGCATAACTGTGTACGGGCTACCGGCCCAGTGGCTTTAACCGTCCATGACCCGGCGACGGGATCATAATACTTAAAGTCTGCTACCGGAGAGTTTACGTTGTTGTTACTACCGCCGAATGCGTAGATCAACCCACCCATCTCGACAAACATGCCGTCCATACGCTGAGCCGACAAGTTGGCTAGCTTCGTCCATATACCCCGTGGTGCGAGTCCGGCTAGTCCACCTATTAATGCTTCAAGCATGATCAGCTCTCCATAGTCAAAAGCCTCCCCGAAGGGAGGCTGTTATTATCGACCCATCCTTGTTACGGTTTGTACGTCCAGAAGTCAGACAACACACCAACGCCAGGATAATAACCGCCGCCTACGTAAATGCGGCCGTCGCCTGGAGCTACCATGAACGGAGTAGTCCTGCCATTAGTGGTTAGTATATCCGCCAGTTGAGTCCACGTGTTACCAACAGGATCGTAGGCCCACAGCTTCTTGACAACCGTCCCACCGGCGTTACCGCCGAAGAAGTAGATCTTCCCATCCACTACCGTGGACCTGTGTTGAGCGATGTTACCCATTGGGTGGTCAGCCATCTTTGTCCAGACATCAGTAGCAATGTCGTAAGACCAGAATTCGGTACCGCCCACGTTACCGCCCGACATATACAGCTTGCCGTTTACAGCGTTGAGGGTCATGTGTCGACGCCCACCTACAAAACTCGCTTTAACACTCCATGTGTTGGTAGCGATGTCGTAGCAACGCAGGTCGTTCGCGTAGGTGTTGGTATAACCACCAACAACGTACAACTTGCCACCGTAAGACGTCATAACACCGTCGTACCGGTCGATACCACTAGCCTTTTGCGCCCACGTGTTAGCCACCGGGTCATAAGCCCACAGATCACTAAAGACACCACTTGAGCTGTAGCCGGCGTGCACGTAGACTTTACCATCAGTCCCTTCACACATACAGTGCCAGGTTCGAACAGCAGGCCCTACTGCTTTAGCGGTCCATGTTGCCAGTACAGGATCATAAACACTGAAGGCGCCCGTGGGGTTACTGCCGTCGTTCGCATCACCACCGAAGGTATAAATCTTCCCGCTAACCGAGGCCGAACCAATGTTCATCCTTGCAGCAGGAAGGTTGCCCACCCTTGACCAAGCGTTCGACAGATCGGTCAACTCTTCGATCTGCGGGCGCCACCCTGCGTACTGCTGAGTACCACCGTTAGCGACGTACCAACCCGCCAGTATCTGTCGGTTACCGACGTTGTCAGCATCGTTGTAGCCGCGCAGTAAGTGGTTATTCCCACCGGTAATGACTTCTTTACACCAGGTCAGTGTACCAAGTCCTCCGGAAGCTGCGGCTTTGTTTGTTGCGAAGCCCAAGTCGGCGTCCGTAAACGCAGCCCAACGAGGATACGCCAGAACTTCAGGTTGTCCGCTAGCTGCTCCGCCGTAAACCGGGTAGATCAAGTCGTTGAAAGACCCAGCCGTTGCAATAGATCCGTAGCTAGGAGTTGGGTCGGTATCAGAACCTGTTGGAAGAGTCAACGCGTAGCGTTTACCACCAAACAGGTAAGGGATATTCCCTTTAACGACACCAACCGCGTCCATTTGTTCCCAAGTCATTGCGTGTCTCAGGGGTTTCTTCGCGAGGTACGTGGTCTTGCCTTTATAGCGGTACTTCAGCCAATTGGACGAGGCATTGGTTACGGTGCCGACCGCCGCCAAGTTCACCACAGCGGCAAGCGCGCTCGGAGTGATGAAATCCGCGTCGGCAATTTCACCGTAGTACAGATCTTCAGGAGGAGCCACACCGATGAATTCCAACAGAGGCCGGAAGCCATAGACGTCCAGACTAGCTGTACCGTTACCCTCGTTGACGTTAGCATCGTTGATCACGGTGCGCCGGTCGATAGGGTTAACCCCCGTCCCACCAGAGTAGTCCCAACCGCGAGCAGCCAAAGCAGTAGTGATGGTGTTGTGCTGATCTTTGGTGACTGTGATCCAGCCCTTCTGTCCATTGAGGCTATCGTTGAGCGCGAGTCCGAGATCAGCCGCCGTGTAATACGACCACACAGCCGCTGTAGGACGGTTAGCCGCTGCAAAGATCGGGTACAAGTACTGGTTCCACTCTCCGCCGCCGGCAATACCGATGATGGAGTTGAACGGATCAGCAGCCATACCGGACATCAAACGAACCTTGTAGATGTCCCCGCGGATGCTGACTTGTTTACCAGCCAACAGTGCGGCTGCTTTATAAGCAGCAACTGTAGTTCCGTAACGAAGCGGCTTCCTTGCGATGTAGAACGTTTTGCCGGCATCGATGTATTTCAGCCAGCCTGCCTTGTTGTTGATCGAAGTACCCGAAGTCAACGCAAGTAAAGAAGACAGAGCAGTACCGTCGATCAGATCGTCAGAACTGACGAATCCTTGAAACGGGTTGCCTGGCTCTACAGCAGGCGGTACGAATGGTATTTCTACCTGACTCCCTGTCGAGATTAATTGTTCAATCATGGTCTTCCCCGTAGAGAAATGGGTAGAGAAGCCTCCCCGAAGGGAGGTCAATCATTTAACTTATACCTTTTCCAGCAATGGGCGCCAGTTGAAGAACGGGTGTTCTTGGTTGGCGGAGACATACCAAATATCATTGATACCTGGATAACCCGCGCCCGAGTGGGCTCCTGTTTCGTTAGCAGACGCTTCCTGCAAAATACTAATGTTGATCCCGTCGTTACCCACACCTGCCCAAGCTGCTGTTTGAGAGTCGTACGTCCCATCAGTCAGACCAACAATGTACTTCTTCCATTCCCGCGCCGCTAAACCACCGCCAGCGATACCTGGGTCTTGTTCACATCCTGTCATGAGGCGAACCTTGAACGTTTGGCCACCAATGACAATGGTTCGGTTACCCGTGATCAAGTTTCTAGCACTCAATTGTTCCCAACTGATGGTGTGTCGAATACCCATGCGTGGGATATAAACTTCTTTACCCTCTTCGGCGAAGTGCAGCCACTCCACTGTGCCGTTGCTCGGTGTGCCTTCGGTAACCCCCAGCTCTGTAGCCAGTGCTGCAAACGTGATAAAGTTATCTTGGTTCACCAGTCCTTTGTAAGCCGATACCGGTAGACTAGACTTCTTAATCAGCAGGGGGCGCCAGCCATGGTACAGTTGAGGAGTGAGGTTGTCTTGGTACCATACAGACGCAAAATTAGGATAACCACGCGTCAGCCAGCCCCCTCCATATGCTTCTGCGCACATGGTTTGAGAACCAGGCTGGGAGTAGTCTGGTTCGTTGTTACCCATCATGAGTGGTGTGTAGTAACCCCATGTTGGGACCACCGGGTCCGCTGGGTAGGAGTTCCGTTTTGGTGGATCAATCAATGGCAGCATGTAACGCTGGTAAGCGAACTTAGTGGCGGCTTCATTGCCGTTAATAAATCTGACGATGTAAACTTCGCCACCAATTGTAACTTCTTTGCTGTTACCTGCTTGTGCCGCGTCAATCGACTGATACGTCAGACCATACCGCAGGGTCTTTTTCGAGATGTAAAGCTCAGTGCCGTCGGCCTCAATGAAATGCAACCAACCTGCTGCGTCGTTGTGCTGCATGCCGTCTGTCAGACCGATGGCTTGTGCTAGGGCTCCGCCCGTAATAAAGTTAGCAGATTTGACGATGCCCTTGTAAATCGTTCCTCCTGGAAATACCAAATCAGAGTCGTCATCAGCCCCAGCCGGCTTTGTAATAGTTATAAGAGATTCGAACACGATGTGCTCTCCCCAAAGGAATGTTGTTATTCAGCGAGAACGAGTCCTTTGGGTTTAGTGGGATTAGCCACAGCCCGGTAACCTTCAACGCCGCAATTAATCAGGAAGCGTTTCCAAGCCGCTACCTCGAGCACTTCCATTGCTTCGCGCAAGATCCCGTCAATTTCCTTACGGGTTACAGCTACCTCAGTTTCAACGCCATCGATGAGTTCGATGATCTTGTAAGTTCTGCACAGGAAATCATGCAGCGTTGTTGCTTGACTGTATTCGTCCAACGGAGGAAGCAACCACCACAAGAAACGCGGAATGGTAGCACCGTCAGTTAGGAAACCGGTCGGTACGTCAATGTAACGATTAGAACCTTTGAAGCCGATGTAGTAGCGATACCCAGCAGCCACCCTCCAATAGGCTTTGCCATAGAGCCGACTTGCAGCCTGATCATAGCCCAAAGACTCAACCGCACTGAACCTCGTAAAGTCGCTCATAGTTTAAACTCCATGTGTTTAAATCCTCCCTCCTAAGAGGGAGGGTCGTTGATTACAGAGTGAAGAATACCCCCGGAGGAGTTGGCAACTCTTCCATGGTGGTGGCGAGATCGATGGCTTTCTTGTAAGCCCAGATCACCTTGTAGCCAGCGATTACTTGAACCAAGGCTCGATCTGCCAGCGCAACCATTTCAGCTGCGGTGAGAACGACCTCGACGTTTTCCAGTACGCGGAACTCGAAGGTCATATCACCGCTGGCAGCGATTACTTCTTTAGCAATACAGCGCAGGTCGGAGATGTTGCCACGGTCGCCGGTACGCACTTGTACGTGGTAAACGTTTTCGCCGAACTGGTACGGGAAGCCAGTAGCGAACGCAGCGACGCGCAGATCTTCAGCGCTCGACTGGAGCTCTTCCTTACGACGTGCAAGCTTGTTAGCGACCTCGATTTCGGTGAAGCTACGGACGGTCCAGGTTTGGTACCATTCGCCCTCACGGAGCTCTGGGGTGCCTTCAGTGACGACATCACCTTCTGGCTGAGCAACGCTGTGTACAACCTCGATACCGAAGTCGATCAGACAGTCAGAATCGACCGTCGCTGGGAATACAGTATTAGGTGCGAAGCGAGCCATATCCGCCAAGAAGATCGGATAGGTCATGGTGTCGGATTCGATCAAACGGGTAGTGCGGTCAACAATGGACATAGTCATTTCCTTAAAGGAAGGGTTGTGTTAAAGAACGAGTTCCAGGATCAGGCGTTGCGAAAGCGAGCTTGTACGCGGAGAAGTACCGCCGGGCGCGAAGATCTGACCGGGCTGACTACCGTATTGACATGCGGCGTTAACACCGGTGAATTCAGCAAACACAGTGTTAACACCACCAGACTGAATGAAGTACGTGGAATCCACATAACTCGCAACATCGTTGCAAGGGAACGGACTACCTTGGTTAAACATGCTGACGAAGCAGTGGAACCACTCGCTGTCGTAGTCCTTTGCAACACCGGTGTTGTAGACGTAATCAGCAGACGTTTGGCAGCGGGGCGCCCTGATAATGAAATCATGCTCCCCTTTGCTGAGGATTTTGAGTTGGTCTACCCCCGTCAAACCGTGACCAGTTGCAGGACCATTACCGGCAACTCCATACATACACCCAGCGCTGTACAACTGGTTCCAGCTGATACCCAGGATATGGCGAAGAGGGGCAAACAGGATTTTACCCTTCAGGATAAACTTACCCCATTCACCTTGAGTGGCGTTAACGTTCCCGACACCGATCAACGCGTAGATCTCTTGGGTAAGCGCGACATCGGCGGCCTGCATCATCCCGAAGAACCCGCGTTCCCATGTGCCGGATTGCAGGGTAGACGGGCCAGGGCCGGTGTAAGGCATGTTGATCGCCACCTGTTGAGGGGTGTAAACGACCTCAGTACCTTTCTTCACCGCAATCACGTAGTAGTAGTACTTGTTCTGAATAGCCGTGGTGTCTTCATACTGGAGAGAACTGTCCGTGATGGTGGCGATCTTGTTGGTAGGGATTTCACCATTAGCCAACTTGGTGTCTGAACGGAAAACCTGAACTTCATCGAACGTAGTGTTCGGATTAGCCCACTTGATTGTGATACTCATACAACCACCTCAATACCCTTGTCAGGGATCATTTCCAGTACAGGTAGCCAAGAACAGGTAGTGTTCCACGGTTGAAGAACAAGCTTCTCCATGTCAGCCCCACTGGTTGGGGCCGTCGATGCCAGCGCACGGGCAAAACCAGTAGTCCCTTGCCTGGTGGAAGACGCAATTTCCCGACCGGAGTTCATTGAGCTGTAGCCTATTGCGTGAGGGAGCTTAGGACACCGTGCACTAGGCGCAACATAGTTACTGATCATCGGGTGAATAAAGTCAGACACCTCACTGAAGCGGCGCAAACTATCCGCTGGTGAAGCTACGATAGTGTCGGTCGGATTGGCACGGTCATCAGCGCCCGTGGGAAGACGAACAATGAATTGATCGAAGCCCTTGGTAATGATCTTCCGCTGGTTGACCGGGGTGGTCGTAGTGGTGGGCATCCAAGGACCGTTATCATCCGTACCGAAATGCACGCCCGACTTGTAGAACACATCGTAAAGAACAGCGATGTGGATAGGGGCGTTGGGGACGTAACAAATCTTCCCTCTCCGGATCCACTTGTTCCAAGTCGGGAGTGGGTTAGAAGTGTACGGCGACGGGGCGATCGTTAACAACGCCATGAGGTCAGCTGGGAAAATGAAGTCTGTCGAGTTAACAGTCCCGAAGAACCCTAACTGGGTATCACCCCAAACCAGATCACGTGGCCCCGGGCCGTTGTTGTAATCGGCAACTACCTTAATCGGGTTAGAGTAAGCACTCTGTCCGCCGTTGACGGTTTCAAGGGTGTAGTAGTACGTGTTACGACGAACAACAGTTTCATCGGTCCACGTGGTGATCGCGCCATCGAGGGTTGCCAGTGCCGTCCCGAGCTGGTCGTTAGGCTTTTGTGTATCATTTCGATAAATCTTGGTGGTCACCGGAATCTGGTTACGGTTCAACCACTTGAGTTTAACGTACATTAGTTATACCTCATGTGTACACGATGTCGGTTACCACTAGCTGGTTTAGTAGACCAGTTTCTAGCTGTACTTCGGTCCGTTTAATTTTCAGTACCTGACTTGGGTACGTGACGTCGGTAACGACTGCTGGTTCATGAATGACGACCGTTGTAGTAGTCCCACGGTACTTGGCCAGTCCTACACTCTGGATGACGTCAGCGATTGATGCGGGTTGTAGCGGATCAAGCTGAGCTGCCAAATCGATATACGGCAACAGCGGTAGCTCGTTCCCTGGAATCAGCTCAAGTACGGGAAGCCAATAGTTAAGCTCCGTCTTAGGTGAGGAGTACGTATACGTGTTATCGACGTGTTGTGCGTATGACGGGCCGGCGACGTAGGTACGTTGTGTAGGAACCTTTCGGCCACCCCAAGCAAAGGAGCTAGCGGAGAAGATACCCCACTTAGGTCCGCTATAAGCAGCAGGAGCACCTTGTACCAGCGCGTAGATCAACTGCACGAATTCAGAGCCACTAATGTTAGCCCCAGCACCGGTTAACAATTGCTGCGAGCCTGAACTGGTAGGGTCTGGGTTTGAATCGGCGGCAAACAAACGAACTTTTAGAACATCGGTTCCGACGTTCAAGATTTTAAACTGATTCGTCGGAGTAGCGGTTGGATAATTACCGTTGCTGTCCACACCGTAAACTAGACCGGCGTTGTACAACTGGTTCCAGCTGAGGTTGTAAGCAAGGGTGTTGGTTGGAAAATAAAGGACCTTGCCTTTGTAGAACATCTTTACCCAGGTGTACGGTGCACCCTCGTCATTCCCGTTAAAGAAGTTAAACAAACTTCTTAGTTTTCCTAAGGTGACAAGTTCAGCTGGGGTAAGCGTTCCGAAGTAACCTAATTGTTCGTTGCCGTAAAGAAGGTTCTTCGAGCCAGGTCCGGAGTTAGGAAAATTCGTCTGACCTCTTGAACCTAACCCTACGAGTGCTTCAAACATGATGCGACTCCTCTAAAATAAACACACGAGAACCTCCCCCGTTAAAGGGAGGCTCTGTGCGCTAATGGGTTAAGGCACTACTGCGCCTGCTGCACCCACCCACTCAACACCATCCCAGGTGAAGGTAAGGTAAGTACGGCTACCGGTCAGAGCAGGAGGAGACCCCGTGTTCCAGACCAGAGGAGTAGCCCCAGTAGGAGCGAAGGTAATGACACCTGCAGCACCGTTGACTTTCACTACCACAACCAATGCACGAGCACCGTTTGGACTAGCAGTCTTCGGACCGTCCGCCAGCGTGATGGTTTTGGCAGTTGCACCGGAGTTATCGATCCGGCAGAACAGGTTAACGTTCGGGTCGATGCCACCAGTCGCAGACAGGGCCAGAATCGGCACGTCGTAACGGTCGAAGGAGACCCAGCCAGTGCCTTTGTAGACGTATTGCTTACCGTCGTTCGCAGGCGCTGCGATACCTTGAGCTGGCAGAACCACCCAAGTCTTGTCGCCCTTACGGACATACAAGTTGCTGTCCGTTGGGACATCAGCGAAGCCAGGTACGAATGCAGTGATCTGCGCCTGGATTTTGCCGAAGGCCGTGAGGACAGTATCTGCAGCAGTGATAGCACCACCAGTACCGAAGGAGACACCAGCCAGCGTAACTGCACGCACACGAGCAGGGGTGTGGTAGAGGTTAGTCGTACCTTCAGCTACGGCGTCTGTAGTTCCAGGCGAAGCTACCAGTCCAATGTAAACAGAACCAGTCCAGCGGAACTGTGCGTTGGTTGCGAGGGAGATGTAGATCTTCCCTGTTTCACCCGTTGCAGGGAACGCCGCTTGGTTAGCAAACTCCAGAACGTCATCGACGTAGCTAGGCAACTGACCTGCTGGGATCTTGCCAGCAACCAGAGTCGGAACACTAACACCCAACTCAGCAACCGGAACACCACCCAAGCTGGTGATCGTAGGAACGTCATACTGCAGCCAAGTGTGGTCACCTTTACGCAGGTAGGTGTTGCTGTCCGTAGGAACGTCAGCGAACCCTGGGAATGGCAGTTCAACCCACTCACCTTCGTTGTCGATGTTACCATCCTTGAGAGAACGGACGTACATCTTGCCCGGTTCCATGTCTGGCACTTCGTCAACCGGCAGTACGATCCACTCGTTGCCCAGACGTACAGCCTTACCGAAGGACAGCAGCGGCGAGTTAACATCACCCGCAACCAGTTGACCCCAGTACTGCCAGCCGCCTACAGCAGACTTGTAGTAGACCTTGAAGGTATCCGACACAGCCCAGTCACCGATGTTACCAGTGAAGCCTGCACCCGGTTCATCAACACCAGCAGGCAGAGTAATCCAGACGGAGCCTTTATCACCCTTGTCGCCTTTCTTGCCGATACCGATAGGACCTTGAACGCCCTGAACACCCTGAGGACCACGAACCAGACCGATGTCGATCCACTTGCCGCCTTCAGCAGTAGTCCAGATAGCCAGGTTGTTACCAACCAGATAACCATCGCCCAGTGTACCCGTCGGATGAGCAACGGCCAGATCACCGATGGTGTTGTACGCACCCAAGATCTGGATGGACGTACCTGGATCGCCCTTCTCACCGTCTTCACCTGGAGGACCCTCTGGACCGGTGATGTCGAATGGACCTTCCCACTCGCCCTCGGTCAGAACGTAGAGTTCCTTGCTGCTGACGATGAACCAGCCGTCACCATTCTGAGCACCCTGTTGGATGCTAGGCAGGTACTGAGGACCCGCTACGTAACCACGCAGGTTGATACCGGTACCTTGGTCACCTTTAGGGCCAGGAGCACCCACAGGGCCACAGTCAACCCACACGCCGCCCAAGGAGATGAACAGGATGTTGTTCAGGTCGACGTAAGCCTTACCTGGGTTGGTCACTGGATCTGGAACTTCTTCGTTACCAGGAGTCAGGATCTTGATGATCGTGATCGAGGAACCGTTAGCACCAGGAGAACCGTTCTCACCGTCAGCACCTTTGAAGGAACCCAGTGCTACCCAGTTACCGCCGATCTGAGCGTACAGGGTGTTGGTGTCACGTACAGCCCATACATCTTGTTCCGCTGGAGAAGCCGGCAGTGCGGTGTAAGTAGCAACCGAACCCTTAACGATGATGTTGGTACCGTTGGTACCGTTGGTGCCTTTCAGCGAAGCCAAGAACTCAGCCGACGAACCGGTGAAGCCCTGAGACAGCCACAGTTGGTAAGTAGACTGTCCACGGAATGGGCCAACGTCTACCCAGTTACCGCCGGTAAGAACGTGCAGGTGACCGTCGTCATCGGTAACGTAACCATCCTGCTCTACCGGGTTAACGATGTTACCCAGTTGAGGAGCGTTGGCGACAGTGCCTTTAACGTTCAGGTTCTGACCGCGTGGACCTTCTGGACCCGGAACAACAGAGTGCAACGAAGTCAACCACTGTTGCAGCGTGCCGCCGTAACCGTCAGTGACAGCGAGATCGTAAGCAGACAGACCACCTACCGAACCCAAGTCAACGTATTCGCCCGGATCAGTTACCCAGACGTACAGGTGGCTACCAACGTACCAAGCCTCGGTTGGAGTACCCGGAGTTGGCAGAGCGGCTTCGTTAACCTTGGAGCCCTTAACTTCGAACGGAGCACGAGCAGGACCTTCAGGACCCTCAGGACCAGGAGTTACAGAAACCAGACTGGCGAGGAATGCATCTTCGTCACCAACACCACCTCGGTCTTTCCAGATCTGGTAAGCGGACTTACCAATCAGAGTCGCCAGCCATTGAGGCTTGGTACCCACGAAACCTGTTTCAACAGCCGTGTCATAGGCACTTTGACCTTCAGGGCCTTCCAGACCGATGGAGTTCCAAACTGGATCCAGGTCAGGATCGCTACCGTCACCACCCGGGATCAGCAACCACAGGTCACTCTTCCAGATGTAGGCGTCACCGATGGTCGAAGACTGCCACGCAGGAAGCGCAGAGCCATCAGGCCATGTACCCAGCAGGGTAACACCGCGTTGACCCAGCAGAGAACCAGAGCTTGGCCAGTCAGTGCCGTTCCAGATACGCAGAGCACCTTGAACGAAGTACGCAGTACCGATAGCCAAGCCCGCAGTTGGGATGGCGTCCAGCGCTGCTTCGTTGTCCAGTGTACCCACGAGGGTAATAGCTCCAGCATCACCTTTAACACCCTTCAGGCTGGCGATGAACTGTGCTTCGGTGCCGCTATTACCCAGATCTTTCCAGGACTGGTATGCGGATTTGCCGATCAGACTGGTCAGGTATTCAGACTGAGTGCCAGGGAAGCCAGCAGCTTTCGCGAGGTCATACGCGGACAGCCCGTCATCACCTTTGAGACCGATGGTTACCCAACCTTCAACAGGGATGAGCATCCAGATGTCTTTCTTCCAGTAGTACGCATCGCCAATCTCGTTGGCATCTACGGCAGGAAGAGGAACAGCGTCAGGCCATTGACCCAGAACAGTGATACCACGTTTGCCCAACAGCGAGTTGGAATGGATCCACTCGTCGCCGTTCCACACGGACATACCGGCAGCAACGAAGTACGCATCACCAACCGACAGACCGGCTGTAGGGATCGCGTCGAGGTCTTCGAAGTTGTTCAGCGTACCCAACAGCAGGATGGAGCCGGATTCGCCATTAGTGCCCTTCAGGGACTCTAGGAACTCGGCTTCGGTGCCAGCAGGGTGACCGTTGTCTTTCCACGTTTGATACGCGGACTTACCAACGAGGGTCAGGAGCCATTCGGCTTCGGTGCCGCTGTTGCCTTGACCGAGCCAGATTTGGTAAGCAGTCTTGCCAACCAAGCTAGCAGCGAACTCTGCTTCAGTGCCAGTGTTGCCTTGGTCTTTCCAAGACTGGTAAGCACTCTTACCTACGAGGCTAACAAGCCACTGTGGTTTGGTGCCAGAGAAGCCACCTGCAACAGCGATGTCGTAAGCACTGTCACCGGTGTCGCCTTTCAGACCGATAGTGACCCAGTCATCCGGTTCAGGGATAAGGAGCCAGATGTCGCTCTTCCAGATGTAGGCGTCGCCCACTTCGTTGTTGTCGCGGGTAGGCAGCGCCAAACCATCTGGCCAGCGACCCAGCAGGGTGATACCGCGCGGACCGAGCAGGGAACCGGAGTCTACCCATTCGATCATGTTCCAGACGCAGAGAGACGACTCAACAAAGTAAGCATCACCTTTCTTGAGGTCTTCGGTTGGAATGGCGTCCAGATCCGCGTGAGTGTTCAGCGTACCGATGACGTTGAGGCCACCAACGATCAGCGCAGCGAGCTGGGCTTTCAGGTAGTCGGTACGCGCAGCCAACGCGACGGCCTGTTTGTTAGAAGGAGCGGCCTCGTCGCCGCCCTTTACGTCTTCTCCCTCCGCCAAAAGCGGTACGGCGGGAAAAGTGTCGGGTTTTTCCGTGATGTCAGTCATAACTCAACCTTTAATAAGTGATAGTACCGTCGTGTTTGTAAGTACCGTCGTATTTCTTGGCGCCTGTTGGATTAGCTTCGACGATGGTAAGCGTCCCTACCACGGTATGTGAATCGATGGTCGCCGTAGTGACATCGAAGTCAACAGTGATTTCCGTATCGAGCAAAGCGTACTGACAACTGTTCTTGATGATCGACTTAACCATCACAGGAGACAGATCCCCATTGCTAACAAGAATTGCTCCTGTCGTGCTACCGCCCTCTCCTGACAAGAGGTAAAAGCCCTGCATGCCTTTTGTCTTTAGAACCTCGAGGGTGAGAGGTCCCGGCTCGATCGGGTTTGCAATACCGTCATCGCTATACGTAGCGGGGGTATATTTCTGGTCTACACCAGTGAAAAGATTTGGGGAATCGACGTCCACCAAATAACTGATAATGCCTGCATTCACCGCTTTCCGAAAGTTGGTGAACGCTACAGTGCCGAGTGTCAGGGTTGAGAGTGCATTTACGAAGTCGTGTTCATCCTTATATCGTTCCTGGTTATAAGCGATGAACCTGTCCAAAAACAGTTGATCATTTGGAAAGGCCATATTAAATTCCACGGTAATGTCAGGGGTGGTAGATCATAAAATTGGGAAATAGAATAATGGTGTTAAATTACTTTATAACCGTTTTCACAACTATATTACTAGGGTAGATAACAGAAATTCGATTCTCTCCTCAAAAAGGAATATCTGCATGTTGACTCCATCGCAAGAACTATTGGCTATTCTTCCTTACTACCCAATCGAGATTGACAATCGGGTTTACTTCCCGACTCATGTTGGTCACCCAGCGGGTACCTTCCGAGTGGGTAAACTCGGCGACGCTGTATGGTACGTGGATATCCGTTCGCGTAAACCTTACTACCGTTCGTTGGCCGAACTGCAACATCGGGCGTTCCCTGTTGATCGTGAGAAGCTTCAGGAGGAACTGGACTTCCTAGCGCGCGACGAGTACAAGGCGGTTCCTATTCACTTCCATGGTGAGTTGCATCCTGTGGTGTTGGTAACACGGGCTAGTCGTGGTGTGGTTGATGGGTTAACCAATCCTGAGATCACCACCATCGGGGTGACTACCAAGGGTGTTCCTCTGGACGCTGCTGCGGGGTCTGTCAAGGTAGCTGCTGCATTGGTACAGAACAAGTGGTTCAAGGGATTCCTCCGACTACCACTCATTTTGGAAGAAACTATTTATAAATAAGGGGGCGTCATGGGCGAAGTAGTTCAATACGCTGAGATGGTTAAACGTCGTGCCAATAAACAAGGTGGGCGTGACTTTACTCCGGCAGCGGCGGTACGAAAAGAGAAACGACGCAATGAGATTACTGCACGGTTGAGAGAGATCAACAATGAAGTCGTGCAACAAGAAGAAATCATTTACGTCGGGGGTACCGTTCTCCTGCGTGAAGGTGCTGCAATTAAACGGCTAGCTCTCCTGATGGAAGCAGCCAAGTTACGCGATGAGTACATGGAGTAAACATGGAAAACGATGAAGAAGTAAAACCACCACTGCGATTCAGTGCTTCTTGCAGTACGGGTTCAGCGCTAGCCGCTCTTTTGTTTCTGGTGTGCTGGGTTGTTGGTTGGGTATTGGCCAAGGGGTTCTGGAGCACCCTCATTTCGGTGTGTCTTCCTCCGTGGGGTTGGTACCTCATCGTAGAGAAAATCATGTTGGCATACGGACTGGTCTAACATTTTAGGGGAGGGGAGGCCTCCTCTAATGCCAACTTGTATAGGGAACATGTAATGCAATCAACGATCGTTGAACAGGGCGTAGTCCCTACATCGAACAAAACTGTCATCCTTGGTAAAGTGCTTTTCAACGCAGCGCACGGGGAAGAAGAAGTTTATTCGGTTTACCACGAAGACGAAGGCCCAGCAAGTGGTGTGTTCTATATCACCCGGACCTGTGCCCGTATCGACTTCAACCTGGAAGTTGCAGGTGACGAAGATTACGAGCGATTGTCTCGTGAAGCTGGTGGTTTGTGCGGTAAGACGTACAACGAAATGAAAGCGTTTCTTGAGCGTTAAATAACACGAATTAATTATAACCACTAGGCCATCCTATCCCTATTTGGGATGGGATGGTTTATTTAAGATACATTTGTTTTTGGGCCTATATTACTAGTAGGATAAAGGTAATCAATACCTTTCAATTGGTCTTCGAGGATACTGTTATGGAAAGTAATAAATTGCAACCTCAGGTTCTGATCCGCAAGGGTGAGGAAGGTTTCGAACTCAACTATGGCAAACAAGTCATGGGTGAGTTGGATGGCATTAAGTTCTGTGCCGAGCAGTGGTACATGGAGATGTTCAAGCTCCCGTACACTGTGGTGGAAGAAGTTCCGGCGTTCTTGCTGGACTTCAATGTGGATGTGGAGATGGGTAACGACCGTAAGACTTTCCATGCATTTGCAAAGGGAGACTTGCGACCTCTGGCCATCGCGTTCTCCAAGCTTAATGGCGGTCGTTGGACTGGGGTGCGCCACAAGGTCCGTTGGCTGGAGACCTATCGTAACGGTCATGTAGAGAACGCTCATCAGACTATCGATGAGTTCTACCTCGACATGACTCCAGAGCAGATCGAACATTCCAAGTTCTGATCTGCTTCTCCACTCCACCACCCTCTCTTTGTACAAGGATACTGTTATGAGCAATGAAGTTAACGTTACCGGTCGTCGTCGTATTGTCGCTACCATGATGCGTGGTAAGAGTAAAGAAGTGATCATGGCGCGTCGCTATGCTTACTTCGATACCGCTATGCCCAGGATGTTGCAACTGGCGATGACCTATTGTAACGAGGGCGATTTCATTGAGATCACCAGCGATGAATTTGGTTTTCAGCTGGGTGTTCTGCACGTCCGTAAGGGCGGTCGCTTCGAGGTGGACATGAGTCCATTGGTTAAATCCAGTCCATCCCTGCTCAAGCTCATGAGCGAAAAGGAGTAACACCATGGGTCAAGTTCTTCAGTTGTTCAACAACGACAAAGGTGCCAAGTACGTTCGGTCTCCTAAGGCAATCGCCTTGGCAGATAGGCTGAACCTGGGTCGCGCTATCGAGACTCAACAGAACCTCGTGGATGTTTATTCCGACCTCGTGCATTCTTCGGTCGATCCTCGTGATTCTTTTGTTGCTCGTCAGTTTGCCAAAGAAGTACAGCTTGATCTCGATAAGCTGGTTGCTGAATACGCCGGCAAGTACGGCGTCCTGATACTGTAAGGGGGTAAAGATGTTCATCAGAATACTTAGTCCAAAGGAATACGAGGACAGTCTTCAGCGGATGGTCAGTACCTTAACGGAACTGGAGAGTGAAATTATTCTTCTGCGGCGTAAGGCACGGACCATACACATCCTGGACATCTACAGTTACAAGACGTACGCTCAGTTGAATGAAGCAGCCGATCGTCTTAGCGATTCTGCTAGAAAGCTGAATGAAGAAATCAGTCGCACGCAGAAACGTGGTTACATGTTAGCGTTCACTAAACCGGCGTGGGCAGACAAGTTTCAAGAGCTGGTTAGAAAACTTCCCGATACATTAAGAAACCGTTAGCAGGAGATTCACCATGGACCGTACTACCATTCGTCAACAGATCAAGAAGCTGAACGAAGAAGCACAAACTTACAAAGGCTGCAAGCACCAAATCCTCTCCGCCGGTTATAACCTGCGAGTGGGCGTGTTCCGTAGTGCGGTGAATGTACGGGTGATGGACCAGATGAAAGCTGTCGGTCGTGCCCTCCGCGAAGAAGTCAAGAAACTTCGCCAAGAAGAGACTGCCATTATCGGTAGCAACTCGGTAATGCTCTAAACTAAAGATTCCTTATAACCCTCCTACCCCTTGATGGGGTAGGAGGGTTATAGTTGTGGTTTCTTTTTTTGTCTCAGGAGAAACTATTATGTGTAACGACCCAGTCGTCTATGATGTACAAGCTGTCTTCGCCGTCAATGCTGATGCAAGCTGTTTCCATGGGTTTGAGTTGTTCAAAGGAAACAATCTTGAGTTTGACGTCTTCGTACAGACTCAAGTCAATGATAGAACCCAAGCTGTCACCCAGTAGCCCGTCTACGAGCCCTACGATGTCCCTGTGCTTGAATTCAACCCGATACAGTGCTTCATACGGGTCTAGCGTAGCGACGCCCCCAAGGCTCCACATGAGCTCCTTGAAGTTAGCAGCTCCTGTCTGGTTTTCCATCAGGACACTGACACCTCTCTCCGATATATGAACACCGGATAGTTCGATCATACGTTCTGCAAGTGCGTAGCGATCTCCATATGAGAGTTCCATCACTGGGTTGTCTATAACTATACCAGATGAAACAAGGGAAGCCGCCAGCTGATGGAGGTCACGGTCGAGGCCCACCGTAGCAATGCTAGTCCCCCCTACCTCCCCCACTACCGGCAAGTAGTAACAGAACTGATCGAAGTGCCCGACAATATCTTGGGTGGTCGTAACGTACCCCTGTGCACTCGGCTCGGCTTCGTGTACTTGCCAAAGATGTAGTGGGTGAGAATCAGCTGTGCGGCCATCCTCTAAGGTAAACCGAAAGCATTCAGTAACACCCTGAGGGAAACAATTAGTGATGTTCGCTACGTTCCCCTTAGGCCCGATCACTTGGTCGCCTATCTTAAGGTCGCCAAGTCTTGTCCAGCCCCCTGGTGTCTTTACCAGGGTATGAAGTGGCATAGCTTTGCCACTAGCGAAGATGTTTACCATAAACCTTGTCCTTAAAAGGGAAACCAATAATGTTCAAATTGTGGACAGTGGCAGAAGCAGAAGCACGCGGTAAAACCTTGTCGGATGACGCGTTCAACGAAATCAATGCACTGCGGAATTTCTTCTACCGCATGTACCCGGAGTTTGGCTTTGGTCACATGCCAGACATCTATACCTACCAAGGGTTGGCTGACACTGTCGAAGTCAAGTTCATTCGTTTTGAATGGGCTGGCAAGTCTTACACCTTCGTTATCCAGGACTCTCTGTACGATTACTTCATTACCAGTTGGGAAGATGAGAGCCCGCATAAAGAGTGGTGTGACCGTCCTAACCAGTGCGTCGAGATGGTTCGTAAGCACTGGAAGCGCACTGTCACCAAGATGCCTATAGAGTTGCCTATGGACATCCTCACCAGCGTCCAGAATCAGGTCTACGGCTGGGAGCACTTGACCGATGGTGACTTCACTCAGGTTTACTCTGTCTGCGCCCGTATGGCCGCTGAGATGCGTGAGAAGTGTGCGTACGTTACACACCTCGCCGACAAGCTGGGTCACATCATCAAGCAGAAAGACCACGACCTGTACCTGAGCTTCAAGGGTGTCGACTTCTTCCAGAAAATGAACATCGGCCTAGACCGTGTTTATCCGAAGCTGCCTGAAAGTGGTGAAGTGTCTCTGGGTGATTCGGTCATCGATCTCGACGACTGGTACATGTACAACAAGATCGTCCAGGTCAACGTCAAGCGTATCGGCCATGCGTCGAACCAGATCAACCGCATGATCAAGCGTTACCGCGGAATGATCTCCACCGACGTAGTCATCCAAGACATCTTCGATGCTGAACTGAAGATCCAGCTGATGGCGGCCAGTCACTTCCTCAAGCGCATCTACGGCTACAGCGCCGAGCACGGTATGGAAATCATGGAAGGCGTCGCCAACGACGTTATCGCTCGTCTGACCAAGCACGGTGGCAACATCGGTCTCGACTTGAACGAGTGGGTGGTTTACCAGTACCACGACGACAACTCGATGCCAACGGCTATCAACGACGTTGCCGAGCTGGACTTCAAGAACGGTTTGTACAACCGCTACACCCAGTCCTTCGTAGAAGCGCTGTATGCGTATCTGCTGGACACTCCGAACCCGTACATCAAACCTTATACTTGGCGTCAAGTAGTAGAAGGTGATGACGGTATCGCGATTGGTTCTATCCGTCAGGTGTAACGAACAACCCAGTACCCCTAGCAGCCCTTAACAGGCTGCTAGGGGCGCTATGGCTGCAATTGCGTATCAATGGAAGGCTACACCATTAAGGTGCTGTAGCGGCAGCCAAGGCTGCTTCCAACTCAAGGTTGTATGCTTGAGCTGCGGCCAGCTGAGCAGTCAGGGCATTTACCTTGGCTACATCATTACTCGCGTCAGTGATCTTACCCTTGCGGGTATTCTCGTAGGCGTCTGCTTGCGCTTGGCTGGTGTAACCAACAGTCGGGATCGTACCCAATGTAACGCGGGCGGTAATACCAACAGTTGTCAGCAGGTAGTTGGCCATGTGGTCCATTGCCTGTTGCAGGGTTTGTTGCATGCTCGGAGGAACGGCGCCCACGTCAGCCACAATGCACATACGTTCATACGACACACCATCGACCAGAGGAAACGAGGTCAGGTAAGTAGTAGGAACGTAAACAGGAATCCCGTTACGGTCCATCAAGGAAACGATGATCGCGTCTGCTGCTTTGGCACGAGCCAGCACAGTAGGGTAATCCTCGGCGACAACACCCACCGGTGCGAACACCAGCGTGTACAGGTCGAGCTTAGCCTGTTCCATCTCGAAGATGGTACGGGTCGCTTCAACGGTGTAGTACTTGCTCTGATCAACAATGGTGTTAAACGGAGCAGATGCTTCAAATCGTCCCGCAGCATGAATCGCGGGGATGATGTTTTTGTCAGCCATGGTTATTCACTCACAACGCCGTCTTGTAGCATTTGGTAGCGGGTCATTACCAGGATCTTTACTTTCCCGATACGACGAGCCACATAGACCTGACCGAAACGCATAACCCGGGTAACACCAGTTGGAGGCAAGCTGGTAGGAGTAACTACCTCAGCCGCAGCCAACAGGTTTTCCATCTGACGAATGAACTCCATGGTGGCGCTATTCATCAGGTCGAAGTCTGGGTCAGTCGACTCGATCAACGAGTAATCAGGGAACAAAGCAGTGATCTTTTCCATCCCCGGGCGGTTGTTCAGCTTGGCCACGAAGGCACAGCTAAGCGACTTATAGAGGACAGGAACGATCTGCATGGATTTTATGACGTGAGCCGGCGTCATGTTCGGGGTCAAGTACTTGTCGACCAAGACCTGCATCGTTTCACGATCAGCAATTGGGGAAAAGTTCTTCGCGCCATTGGTCTTGTTGGTAAGGCCATACCGATCGAACGACGGAATCACGTAGAACTCAAGCGGGTTGAAAAGGTCAGGGATCTTCTCTTCCCAACGAGGACGACCGAACTGAGAGTTGTCCAGGATCTCTTTCTGGATCTGCTCGAAGAGCTGGTCTTCCGCGTCAGAGCTATTGCCCCACGCTACGAAGCGCCAATACCCCATATTGTAATTAGGGGTGTTGATCAGGTCCAAGATCTGGAAGCCAAGAACCTTGCGCTCAGTGTAAGGCCAGGCCGCTTGGTTGGTCAGAGCATGGGTCCGATCTTCAATTACATCGGGCGTTTCGAGATCAAAGCGGGCTTCGATCTGCTTGTAGTTCGCGTTCATCAGGAAGTCCATCTCGCCGATTGGGAGAGGGTGGCAAACTGTGAACTTTACAACAGGGTACTGATCCTGGAAATAGGCGTCAGCGAACCACAGGTAGAACTCGTGTTTAGCGGCGCCAACAGTGTGAGTACCGTGGATGAAACTTGGGAACCAGATGGTGTTGTCGGTTACCATCTCGCCGATATCGGTAATTTCGATATTGTTCGAAAAGGTCGCTTGCAACAGCGCTAGGGTGCCAGGACGGCTGCTAGTAATGTTACCCTGCTTTGCTTGGGCATACAGCCAGTCGCCGATATTGATTTGAACAAGAGCCAAGTTGGCCGGCATCTTGATATCGACGTTATTGTTTTGGCTCAAGAAGTTGAAGAGCTCTGTAACACTGGCAGCGTTGTCATTGGCGAAAACCCCCGGGTCTCTTGCATAGGTCCGGGATTTGTTGGAAAGTTCACCAATAGGTGACAAACTTTCTAGTGCGTTATTGTAGAGTGGTGATATACTGCCAAACGATAAATAAACTACAGTGCTCATAACTCTCACCTCTTCGTGTAAGGATAGTCCCATGTTAGCGGTCTTTAAAGAGCTAACCAACAGATTCATAGAATTTGTCCTAGCGTTAACAAAGGGTGCGACACTTGAAGAGCAGTTAACGTCAGCGCTAAAAACTTCTATTTTCCTGGTCTCTGTTCTACTGGTTGTGGTCACTAGCCTTGCGGTTGCTAACCTTAATCTGCGGATGGAAGTGTCAGACATGGAGGTGGGTATTTCTAAAGTGAATCTCTTGTTCGATGGGGATAGTGGAGGGCCCATCAAGGGATTCATTCGTATTAACGAGGTGCTCTCCGAGCAAAACTCGACGATAAAGCAAGAAAATATCCTGTTGCTCAAGAACACGGCTCATCTGGATGAAGAGAACCATTGGCTCAGGCTACACTTGGTACAGGTCCTCGATGAGAATCAGTTGTTACGGGTGAACAATAAGGCACTGACAGATATGGCTCTCAGTCTCGGTAAAACGCCTAAAGCTAAAAGTTCACCGCAGCACTAATTAATGTGTATCAACACCTCTTAAGGACTGCCTGCGATGGACGAAATCACTCCGACAATAAACATGGTTGTTTATTTGATTGCAAATGCTTTGGAAGCAGCAGAGGGAAAACATAAACGATTTCATTACTTGGGTGGTCATGGTTACACCTATGACATCGCTCAAGAGGGTAAGAAGAAGCTGGCCAAGGATGTAGCGACTTCTACAGGGTATTACACCGGCAACAAGCAGAAGCCTAACACAGTGGTGGTCGTTAATGACATCATCAGTTTGACGGTTTGCGGTTCTGCTAGTGTCATCGAAAGTATGCTGTCTGGGTTCAAGGCTGTACTCGAACCGTTTGTTGTTAATCAGTCAGTGTACAAGAACCTGTGCGTCATTACTCCTCATCGTGAATTGGAAGTACTCAGCCGCCTCAAACCAGCTCAGCTGGATAAGGAAGGGGTTAAGCTGGGCACTCACGTGTTGTCTGCTTCTGAAATTGACCTGGCCAAGGAATGTCTAGCCTTGGTGACTGCTATTGCTACAGATGGGAAGGATCGCAAGGTTATCTTCGATCTAGCGGGTGCGGCAGAAGGCGGTTTGGGCAATCGTCTCGCGCACAAGCAATTGGAGTTGGCGGAAGTCGGTACTGTTATCGGTCACCTGAAAGGCATTAGCCTCTCGATCATGACTCGTAAAGAGTATGAAAATCCTGAATCGGATTTCAACAAGATCGTCAGTGCAACACGCTGGTACTTTCAGACCGGTAATGCTGTTGACTTCTACAAGCTGCTCAATGGTTTCCGCGTGTATGGCTTCGGTAAAGTGGAGCCGGACAAGAACTACTACGGAAAGATCACACCGGACGTGACCTACTCCAAACTCTATACCCTGAAACCGATTCAGTTGCTGGACAAGTTGTTTGAGTTCACTTCCAAGAAGATCGCTAACCCTGATGGGTATCTGTCTGCTGGGACATTGAACAACCTGACCGGCAAAGATGTAGCGCGCATGATCGACACCATTCCGGCTGTTCCGCAAAATACGGATCTGGTCTCTCCGGTTACTAAAGGTAACGGTAAGCCAGTCCTGATCGAGCTGATCAAACCGGTAATGATGTCGTACCGTGTACGCGAGTTCTTGGATGTCATGGACTTCCAGTTGGAATCGTTCTTGAAGAAGGATGAGAACAACCAGTTCGGACACACCAAGTTCTACAACATCACCGATCAAGTGTACGTCAAGGAAGAAAACGGCAAGGGCGTAGTGAAGCTTAAACTGCATCCTGAATTTACACAGTTGAAGACATCATTCAAGGTACTGGTCGACCACCCTAAAGCGGTTAAGCCTGTGCCTATCATGTTGTCGGTTGGGTATGACATTCCAGAACGCAATGCTTTCAACTCGGTAGAAGATCCAGATGTAGAGGTGTGGGTTGCTGTGGATACTCGTAACGCTACGGGGCTCCGTTACAACACGTTGGTGAAGACAAATGAATTCATCTACATCCATACCAGTGCAGCGGCTAATCTGCGTGTGCTGAACAAGGCAGAGCTGGGGCAATAACCCTGTATCAGCTATAACTCCCCTACCCCGTAAAAAGGGTAGGGGAGTTATAGTGCTTTATGGCTGCTTTACTTGAGTTCTGCGATGGTCTTCGCTTGCTCGTTGAATACAGCGGTCAGATCGTTCAGAAGCACCAGCAGAGCGCCTGCAAGGTTGGTCAGAGACACGAACTTGTTGACGATGGCCTCTACGTCGGCAATGCCCTGCTCGCTTACCAGCAGCTCGTTAGCCTTGATCTTCTTGACCATCAGCGTACCGAGTTCGTGAACGTTGGTCAGCTCTTTAGCCAACAGTTCGATGTCACGCCCACCGAGAGTGCTCACGCCGTGGTTGAAGGTGATCATGCAGGCGAAGAACTCGTCGAAGTTGAAGTACACTTGGCCGAGGTTGAACTTCAGACGGCGGCTGTTGTCAGGGAGGTTCTTGACGAAGTTTTCAGCCTTGTTAAGGGCGGTGTCGAAGTCCTTGATAGTCCAGCCGAAGGACTTGTCAACGCGACCATTCTTGATGATTTGTTTCAACCAATCATATAGTCTCGCCGCCTCGGTCTTCAGACTGCACACGATGTACACACCGTCTACAACGGCCTTGGTGTGTGACATCATATTACCCATACCGGCCTGGAAACCTTCGGGGGTAATCATCTCAACGCCGGTGTTCTTGACGTACAAGATCTTGTTAGCTTCGATGTTGCGCTTGGCAGCCGAGTAGTCAACCTGATGGATCGATTTGCTCAGCGCAGCCATGCGACGATCGATGGAGGTGGAGAACTCTTTGAAGAACAGGTCGAAGTTCTCGCCCAAGCTCATTGCTTCCATACCTTGTACGGAAAGCAACGTATCTGGGTTCTTAACCAGCGCGATATAATTTTCCATTACTGACCTCTATATCAATATAGTTTAGGGGAGGGCAGTTTGCCCAAAGTGACCGGGGCAGAGTGGCCCTTGGATTGAAATTCATAAAATACCAGGAAGTTAAGAAATATGGCATCTCCGCACAGTTTTGTTAAAGCAATGAAGTCGTCCGATACTGTTATCCCGACTCTTCAGTTCTCGCCAATGATGGACATGATCAACGGTGAGTTCTTAGTGGGTCCGGATCAGGTCACCTACATGAATGGTGGACTGTGCCGCAACAACGCTGTAACCGGTGGTAACAACACGCAGAAGACCGGCCAAACTGTATTGATGATGGCCAACGCGTTGTATCGTTATCACACGCTCATCGTGGCCTTCAAGGATATCGAGGCTACCTTTAACGTAGGTCGTCTGGCTGACATCGTGGACGAGCTGTTCGGTATTCCGGGCTACTTCTACGCCGAGATCCTCGACAAGCGTTTCTTCTACTTCAGCCGTAACGACATCGAGAACCCTTGTGACGGTAACTTCGTTCACCAGTGGTTCAAAGATCGTCATGCTGATGTAAAACAAGCGATCAAAGAAAAGCAGAACATCTACATCAATACTCCTTATCCGGGTAACGATGGTAACGCGGTCAAGATCATTTCGCCGATCATGACTGTAGTCGACTCGATCTCTGAAATGCACTTCGCCAAGACCTCGGCCCACTTCCAAGAAGGTGAAGTTGACGAAGGCGGCGCGCAGAAGACTCGAGATCTGGTAATCGGTAACCAGCGTCGCATCGTCTATGAAGACTGTGACGTGCTGGGTGGCGAATTCGGCGCTTACCAAGTGTGGACTGCTCAGGTAACTGACATCGTCAACATGACTGGTCAGCCGCTGGAAAAGGAATCCGTCTTCATTCGTCAAGGGAAGAAACTGAAAGGACCGAAGTCCCTCCTGCGTATCCCGCAAATCGGTTATGAAATCATCCGGGGTAGTGCACTTAAATCTGGCCAGGAATGGATGTACCCCAATCCGTTCGGCAGCGACGTGGTAATTGGTAAAGATGCAAAAGAAAACCCTGATCTGCTTTTCTACACAACTAACATTTATCGTAACAAGAGTGGCTCTAGTGGTAGCAGCCTGTTCTTTATTGGTTCCCAGTCTCTAGGGATTCAAGAAGGGCTGTCGATGTACCACGCTATCAAGACGTCCGACATGTTCGGTCTTGAAGGTAGCGCCATCAGCCACGCTTGTGTGCTGTACCCTGAGTGCAAGGTTGGTCGTACCACCGTCTGGAAGAAGTCTATTGAAGACAAGAAGTTCTACCGGGCGCTGGGCATCTGCTACCAAATGTGGTTCATGCAAACGTTCTGGTTGACTCTGGAGCACAAGTACCGCATGACCCCGCAGGAAATGTACAACAAGATCAAAGAGCAAGGTTACGACTGGAATGACATCCTCGAGAACACCGTGGACTACTGGTTTACCAACCCGCTGATCACCAAGCACACCGTCTCCACGCTTGAACTGTTGAAGATCGCTCTGGGCGAGCGCAAGCCTTACTGGCTTGATAAGAAAAAGTAATTTGCATATGTATAGGGGATCCAAGCCATCGGGTCCCCATTCACTTTTAGGGGAATGGAAGCAAATGGAAAGCTCTAACATCGTGCTGGTGGTATCTGACAGCAACTTCATGAACCTCTGTAAAGATCCGTTCGAATACATTACTCAGTTGAAAACTCGTTTGGCCGAACGCGCTAAAGGCGCCATTACCCTGTTCACTGTTTCGGGTAAGTACGGCCTCAGCAACATCGATTCCACGCTTCCTGTTATCCCGGTTGACGACAAGAACAAAACACTGTTCGGTCAGACGCTGGAAAACGCGACCATGATGTTCGACGAACTGTTGACCATCACTGTTTCACAAAACGATCCGTTCCTCTCGACGGCTTGTGAGGTGGTTACTAACGCCAACAAGACCATCACGAAGTACGGCTACCAGAGGAAGTAATCATGGCCAAGGGCAACCGTAAGGAGGCCGAGGAGTTTGTACTCGGCTTCATGGGTGAGCTGACAGAGGGCGGTGGTAACCGGGTCATTTACTCTCGTTTGTTCGAGGCAATGAATGATGCTCAGTTTGGTGACTTTGTTGATAAGGTCGAACAACTGGGCTCTCTGTCAATCTGGGGTAGCAACTATAACCCCAAGGAAATGATCCACTACGAAAACCTCTTGCGTATCAGCAAGAAGTACGGGGTGGAGATCGAACAGCAGTTGATCGTGTTCGATGAAGAAACCGGCATCAAGTCCATGACTCCCTACAAGGCAATCGTGGGCACTGGCGAACTGCGTAAGCAACGTCAGATGTGGGTGAAGAAGTTCTCCGCTGCAAAGGACGACCATTCCATCGACGACCTCACTGGTCAGGTAATGGGTGACTCTCGTTCCACTGGTATCAGTCAGCCTGAAATCACGGTGTTGCGTAACCTCGGTTTGACCATCATGGCCAACGAGCTGTACAACGTGAAGGGCGGTGACCTGCAAGCATTGCGTTCCTACAAGAACGACCTGCTGACTACCGGTAAGACCAACACCAATGCCAGCCTACAAAAGGGTGACATTGCCAAGTCGTTGAAGACTGCTCACTACCTGTTACGGGCTCGTGGTATCGACAACAACATGAACAAGCGTTACGGGTGATCTATGGATGACATGCTGCACATTAAGTTGGTGGTTAACAACGCGATTGTTGACATGCAAGCCGATCCCCGGCCGGAACTGAAGCTGCCGTTGTCGAACCTGTTCATCAAGCCCCTTGCCAACTTCGGGCCTGGTTACGACGTGTTCATCGCTTCCATTGGTTCCGACGCAGCCGCGTATGACCGCTGGTTGAACCTTCAGATGAAACTGGTGACAGACTTCGGTCCTAACCGGGAAAAGCTGATGGAAGAGTTCATGCAGGTGTTCAAGGACGTTATCTCCCAGACACCGGGTGGCGAGGCTCATACCACTCACGATGATGTCAACTCCATCAGTTTCCAGTTGGCGTTGATGCTGCGTGTGTACGGTGATTCCATTTCCTTGGAAACCCCACCAGCGCCAGCAGGTAAACAGAAATGAATCGGGTGTTGAAGGTTTACACCGAACTTGATTCGCTCTATGACTATCGTCGTGGGCTGTTGCAACTGTTGATGACTCCGAACATTTCTGACGACGCGCAACGCAAGTCAACGGGTGATACCCTGTGGCTGATGCATGTCGAAAAGAATTACAAGGAGCGTCGTTACGACACGTTCGAACATGCGTTCTTCAATATCAACCGTGAGAAGTTTGACGAGTTGTATGAGAAGCGCACGATCTCCGACTGGTTGATGTATTACCCGTCAAACTTTCAGCGAGACTTCGTCAAGACACTTATTGACTTGGAAAAGTTGGGCGACAAGCCTATCAACATTCAGACCGTGGAGTTGTACGTTAACTGCAACCCTTACGTACTGGATGATGAACTGAAAGACATGTTTGTTAAGCACTGCACTGCCGCGTTTAAAGGGCTTGTGAGCGTGAAGTTGGTTGAGTCGGATCCTTCGACCCATGACGCCAACTACTACAAGCAGTTCAACTACGTGTTCAAGTACGACGCAATCATCGGGAAAGGTTCCAAGGCTCTGATGGATTCCATCAAGGGTAACCCTATTCCTGATACAGCCTTTGTCATCCCTGATATCTTGGCTAACAAGACTGATGAGTTTACAGGTAGCAACACGGACCTGATCTTCAGCATGTCGGTTACACTGGGTACCGTGATTAAACTGGTTCCCATCAAGCATCAGTTCTACGACTATGGCGCGGAATAATGAACCTACTAGAGTAGAGGCAATGCCTCTACTCTAGCTTTTATCTATGGGGATTGTTTTTACACGGCTTTACCATCGATATCGACGATCTGGATACCTTGTGTCAATTCGTCAGGTTTGATAGGTGCAATGTTGTCGTTATCGCCCAGCAGAGACTTGCTAGGGTCGAGCAGGAACGTACCGATCTCGAACACAGGCACGGCGATGGCACCAGAGGAGATGCTCTTCATGGCTTCCAGCATCTGGTTGAAAGCAACGACGTTGTGTTCGCCTTCTTTCTTCTTGGCCTTTTCTTTACGGTTATCGCGGACAACCTTTTCCATGTGGCCGAGCAGAGACGTTACACCTTCCAGCAACGAAGCACTACCCGGTTTAGCCAGATACTGTTGCATGGCGTATTTCAACAGCAAGGCACGGTTGGCCTGAATAGCGTCAACCAATTTATTTTGGTCTTCGTCTTCCAGATCCATCTGGAGTGACTTTTGTAATAGCAACAACACGCTTTCTACTTCAGCGTCTTCGATGCGATGTTTCGCGTCAACCATTGGGGTGTCGGCAAAAGGACTTGGCTCTTTGATCGGTAGCGGGGTTACATTGATCGGGGTGTCAGCTGTATTAATTGGGGTGTCCATGATTTTTCAAACCTATATTACTAGTGGGACATATGTTGGGGATATTAAATGGAGCTGACTAAACAGTCTGTGCTCAAGCTTTTGAGTCGAGTTCCTTTTGTTGGGAACTGGGCACAGCTTGAACACTGTAAATGGTTGCTTACGCAATTCGATCAAGTAGAGCGAGGATTCAACTCTCCTTCGATCAGATTTGCCGATGCATTAAAGCTTCTATACGATAATCTGCTGGAGACCTCTCAGCTGCATTTTGAGGAGGACTTCAAGTGGTTTAATACCATTGAGCTAAACACCTTTACAAAAACGTCTGGTGAGGCTCACAGGTTGTTAGAGGCGTTGCACAAAGGAAGAACGGTAGACGTCGAAGACTTTTATCGTAGTCATGAAGTCAGGAAGAGTGTGGGCTTCATGCAATGGTACAGTAGTAGTTACACGTTGGATCTTTTCTTCGCTAATGGGGTTAGCACGATTGGGATGTATTGCGAGACGAATGCCGAACAGGTATCCGTTGAACAAGCGCTCGTCGCTAAGAAGAGACCGTGGAATCCACCGCTTGACGCATTCCTTGCGAGCAGATATTTCAAAATGATGGTGGAAGATCTGATCACCGTTGCTCGCATTGTAGTGCATTCACAAATAAGGGTGCTAAATGGAGAAGTCCAGAAAGCCACTAAAGGGAAGTCAGCTTAACAGTATTTCGCAGAAGTATGTGGAAGATGACCAACTACAGGACATTCCTGCACGCTTGTTTCGAAAGCTGTTAAAGAAGATGGACATGAATCCTCGCAAGTGGGTCAACTACCTGCGGGACTATCTTGACTGGGTGATTACAACGAAGGACCCTGACAAGGCGAAGGCGGATCGCATCACACGTACTGGTAACATCAAGGACACTTACTTCCAGAAGCCCACGTTGACGTTTAACAAGCTGTTGGAAGGGGTGTCAATTTTACGTATGGAGTCGTGTGAGATCACAATCACCGTCAGGGACACTGAGGGCAACGAATATGTGGTGTCCGAAGTAACGCGTATCGTTGGTAAAGATCGTAAAGACCAGCCGGTTTATAAAGACGATCAGCCACCCGATCAGTAACGGGGTTATAGGGCAGGGGGTTATTCCCCTGCCTAAACTCTCTTTATTTTTTTGTTTAAAGAGGAACTTCCCATGGATCTATTTCAGGGACTGAGTTTAGACAAGTCGGTCAGCTCGTTCCAAAACAGTACCAACTCTGCCATGAAGGGGGTCAAGGAAAACAACCTGACGCCGGCAGACGTTACCACTACCAACATGAAGCAAGGGACTGCACTCAAGACCGCTCGTGATACGGGTGTGACGGGTACTATCACTGGCTATCGTTCTGCTGTGGTAGAGCAACTCGACGGTATCATTGGTGCTCTGTCTGGTGGCTTCCTGAACACCAAGGCGATCACCAAGAGCATCAAGGTAGGACGTGACGGGGTAACCTTCAGCGATGATGCTCTGTTTAAGGCTGTAGGCGGTGCTGCGGGTGTTAACGTTAGCAGCCAAGGCGGTGCCATGCGTAAGCTGCAACAAGAGCTGGCACAAGAGTTCAAGGCTATCACAGGCTTGAACATGGGTAGTCTCATTACCAACGATGGTAAGAAGTTCCGCGTCAGTCCTAACTGGCGTAGTTCCATTGGCCAACAAACCATTCGTATGTTTGGTAAAGCGGCTGGTGTGGACGACCTGCTGGACGTGAGCGCTAAGGGCGCCTTCTACAACGCGGTATTCAAAAGTTCCGTTTACATGGGGATGACTGACAGTTATCCGAAGATGTGGAACTCTTATCCGAAAGGGTTTGAGTTGATTCGTCGGGATGCTGCGCTGGAGGCCATGCGTACGGTTATCACGAATGGTGATATCGAGAGTTTCGATGCCATGCTCAAGTTGTTCGATACCAACACCAAGACGGTATTGTTGAGCAAGTATCCGACTTTCGTGACTATCCTGTTCAGTAACTTTCGTTTCGACCGGGACGTTATCCCAGAAGACTACGCGATCTTGCGTGGTAAGTTGCTGACCATTCTGGAAGACCTCATTGGTCCAGAGTGGTGGCTGAAGCAAACTTACTTCGGTAAGGTACTCGACCTTGGTTTGGTTAACAAGGCAAGTCCTGACATGATCAAGTTGCTGCAGCCAGTAGACGACTTGGCGGTGTTGCTGTGTACCGCCAATAAGTTCAGTGACGGCAGTGCGTTGGCACAGTTGAAACGTGACTTCCCAGGCGCACCGAAGTACGCGTTCTAATAACAAGTTATAACCCCTCCCACTCCTTTCGGGGTGGGAGGGGTTATAGTTGCTTCTTGCTTTTTTATCGGGAGATTGGTTTGGTGAAGATGTGGGCGAGGTCGCCGATGATACTGTCCGATACCTTGGAGGCA